GGTAAGACCTCCTGCTTATCTGTGTGAGTTTCAAAATTAGGTATATTATACCTTACTTTCTACTTTTTTTCAAGATGGTCTATGCAAATCTCTATAAGTCTATATTTATCGATATTGCGACATTATTTCGAAGTCGTTTTTTGCCATTCCAAAATGGACTCTATGCAAATCTCTGTAAGTCTATATATCTTTTGAAGATTTGGTGTCAAAATTGGTGTCAAATAATTAGGAAACAATCCTATTAAACTGTTTGATTGCCTCTGCTTCGGTCTCTTCTTTTAAGATATGAGTATACACTTTTAAGGTTATATCGGGCGACGAATGTCCCATGAGGTATTGAACCGATTTAACATCCATCTTGGCTTTGACAAGCCGTGTACAATATTCGTGGCGCATACTATGGGCAGTGACTTCAGGCAATGGTTCATCATGGCAACTATTATAGGCTTTGATTAGTCCTTCAAAAATTCTAACAAGGTTTTTATTCGTATAGGGCCTTCCAGTTTTTGCTATAAACAAGAAGTCGGCTTGCCCATCTATTATTCTCTCTGCTTTTACAATCGGTCGTTGTTTTATCGCTTCTTCAAAAGCAATGATGGCGTCTTTAGACAATGGGATAGTCCTTATCCCACTTTCTGTTTTTGTAGGTGCTAAATACAGCCCGCCGCTCTTTCCATCGTACACCATCTGATGAGATATAGTAACAGTGTTGTTATCAAAATCAAATGACTTTTTTGTTAGCCCGCATAATTCTCCTGCTCGAAGTCCTGTCTCGTGCAAAAGCATCACCATGCCAACATGCCTTTTATATACTCGACTAGATTTCATGAACTTGATCAGATTTTGATACTGCTCTTCTGTTAATATTTCTTTTTCTTTTGAGTCACATTTGACAACTGTATTTAATTTAAAAACGAATGGATTTCTAGGAATTATATTCTCATCAAACATTTCTTGAAATGCCGGTCTAGCTAAAGACATGACATCTCTGATTGTTGTATAACAATATCCTTCGTTATCCAATTCTCGTGCAAATTGTTTTACATCGCGCACTAAAATATCAGTTGCATTCATTTCCCCAATTAGGTGATTCTGAAAGATTTTCAAATTCTGCGATTTTGTTTTATAGCTGCTTGGCCTAATAGTGAGTTTTGTTTCTTCGAGATGTCTTTTTGCTAATTGGTACACTGTGATTTTTGAAATAGACGTTACACCAAAATTAAGTTTTTCTTGGATTTCAGCTTCTTTTTCTCTCAATTCTTTAAGTGAAGTGGCGTATATTATTGAGCGTTTTCCAAGTTTGTTTGTCCATCTATATTGGTATCTCCCATCCTTTCTCTGGCTCTCGCCGTCTTTTAAAACTTTGCCATTATTATCTTTACGTCTTATCATGATGCGGAACTCCTTACGTTATATAAGAAGCTCTGGTGTGACACCATGAGTATACCACATCAGAGCCTATATTTCAAACAGAATACGTTTGATCTATATATTTTTCGAGAGCCTTACGTTTGATAAGACGTTTATTCCCCACCCAAAGTACCAATGGACAGTTTTCATCATCAGTAATCGCTCTTAGTCTGCAGACCCCAATCCCCGTGTAAGCAGCCGCTTCATTTAACGTCAGGGTCGTCTTTTCCCAAATTGGGACTTCCTTCATTCAATCACCTCCTCCAGCTTGTGCTCGCCATATTTCGCCACACATACATTATAAAGTAGCATGGCACGGGTCATGAGGCCAACTCCGCCGATACGAGGGGTCACCTTGATATCTTCGATGTCATAAACAGCGTCGGAGCAGTCGCCGTGCTGCTTGCCATTCTCGTCATAGTTGATACCAACATCAATGCAGACATCTGCGTTAAATAAATCTAATGGCGAAATAAAATCGCGTTCCCCAACAGCGGAGATCACAACATCTACAAGACCATCGTGAAGAGTATAATAACGAAGAGCGTTACCCGTGCTATTTACAGAGATTACGTTACAGTGCCGCTTAATCAGCATATCAACCAGCGGGCGACCTACGATATCAGATTGGCCGCACACGAGCACATTCTTTCCATCCAGATCGTAACCGATAGAATCAAAAATCTTCATAACACCCAGTGGAGTGCAAGGCTGAAATGGTGATGTAGAATTAAAACCATCAACGTCAAGTTCGTCTGGAATAATGATATTCTTAGGATTGATATGTTTGGGCAGTGGCAACTGAACAATGATGCCATCTGCTTCTTCATAAATACGATTCTGCAATATCATTTTATTTAATTCATCTTCAGTCGTTTTCTCTGGTAACTTGATATATTTTGCTTTAATTTTAACCTCTTCACAATCTCGCAGCTTGCCGCGAATATAAGCATTAGATGCAGGGTTGTCCCCTATTTGATAAATAAGTAAAACAGGAGCGTAGTCGGCTTTTGCGATAATATTCTTGATTTTATTTTTGATATCTTGTGCGATAGATTTGCAATCAATAATCATTGTGAACCTCCTTTATAAAACCCTAATTCTTCCATAAGAATCACCTCGTTACTGTACTAACTCCATTATTTTTAATCTGTCCTTTTTGAACATGAATTATTACAGAGTCAGCATTAACAGTATTGGTTGACTTATATTCGATATATGGAGCGTTGCTATCATATACAATTTTTACATGTCCTTTGATATTCATATAAGTGCCATTGCAAAGAACCGTAAGCATCTCGTAATTTTCTGCTGGGACATTAGATACCATAGTAGATGTATATCCGTAGATGCCCGGTTCCAATTCTTCAATAGTGGCAGTCCACTCAATCGGATTATAATGACGATAGATACCGTCGCCAATCGCCCATACAAAATATCCAACAACAAGAGTAATGAGCACACCGACTGTCAAAAACAAGATCTTTCTCCAAGAGTGAGTTTTTCGTTATTACCATCCAAATTCAACACCACTTTCGTTTACAATATAGATGCCGTTGTCTTTCAAATACTCAATAAACTCTTCATGTGGTAATTTATGGGCGAGCTCACAAATAGTGTAGTTACTTCTGCCTTTCACCCATTTTGTTTCTTTCCTCAAGTTAGACCATTGATGTACACGAAATTTCTTACAACGAAATTTTAAATGAAAGGCATCTGCACACAAATCGCAAATTGGTATCTCTACATAAAAGTCACCCGGATAGCGTTTTCTTCGCCACCACTCTATATCATAGAATACAATACCATAGAGTTCAGGATAATCTTCAAATCCATGTTCTCTAAGATAAGTAAAACCTAATCCATTGATGGTCCATTCTGGCGACCTTGGAACTGTATACCGAAGCTGCGATTCTGTATGCGAGATACAGGTATTGTTATATTTTCCATCAATGCCCATAATGTACCAGTTGGATTTATAATAGCCTATTTGTTTAGTCACAACTAATCACCTCCCCCGTATCATCACCCAACGGCCACGTGCATCCATAAAATGTTCCAAAATTTTCGATTTTAAAATAGTACCATTTTTTCGTCACGTAGTCATAAATACTGTAGCAAGTGCAGCGGCCATCCGGCCAATGGTTCTTTTTAATAGCATCAATATCAAGTTCTAAAAATCGTTTGATTTCGGATAATTTATATGAAGCAAAAATATAATCCCATGGGCCACGCCAATGGATAAACCACATGTGCTCTACGAAGTTCGGCCATTCTACAGAAAATCGTTCGACTGGTTTACTTCTGCTAAAATTCTTATATTGAAGAAAATAGTTGCTGATACCGTGTACACCAGTCCAATAATGGTCTTTAGTGCAGATGAAATGAGAATAGCTTTCCCATTCTGGATTTTGTATTTCCCAGTGATTCTTTTCGATTGAAAATCTATCGTCCATTCAATTTACCTCATAAAAGTCTAGTTTTACCGTATTTTTTACTTGTTTTTGTAACGATAACACGTTATTTATTTTACTTTTTATGTTCCATAAGTTCTTTGATTCGCATTCTGTCATCGAAAATAGACATAAGCGCGATCATTTTCCATAATTCGAGCTCGGACGCTTCCTCAATGGGCTTACATCCATCTTTTCTTGCTTTGTCTGAAATAGAATCCTTATGAAGCCATCTCCAAACCTCAACAATACCACATGTTGTGTAACCGTATACTCCAAATAAGTCTGGCATATCATACTCTGCATTATGCCACGGAATCATTTTGATAAGAATATCCAGAGGGCTGCACTCATATGGATTGAATCCAATGAGATCAGGAATATATCCAAACATACCATGACTCATACTCATTCTTTTATTCTCTTTTGCGTCGGTCGGCTTTCCGTATTGACAATCACTAATATGAGCTTTCATCTCTTGCACCATCCTTCGATTTTCTCACATACTCTACAAATTGCGTCAAAAAAGTCAACTCTCGTCTGCATTAGAAACAATTTGAAGTACGCTCTCCGCTTCTTTGCGAGCCACCAATCGTTGTTCATATTCTTTGTTTGCGATTCGTTCTTGCTCATGCAATTCAAGTCCTTTCAACCAGTAAGATGGGCATTCGTAAATTTTTTCAAGCGTGTTTGCATCGCAAAAGTATTCTCGATCTCTCTTATTGTAATCGTAATATCCAATAAACGACAGACCGTAATCGCTTATTACAACGTTGTCTTTTAAAAGGACCGGACGTTCATCCATGACCTTAACCCAACCGAGGAAGTTTTCGCAAGATTCTGCGCAACTATCTCTTATTTGCCTTCTATAAGCGCACACTTCTTTATGTAGACATTTACTGCAAATAGCCATTTTTTCTCGCTTTCCAGCAGAAATTCTCTGCCCAATCATAAAATAGTTTTGGAATGTCTCGTACACGAGAAACAACTTTATAAAGTAAGGTGTCACTAGACTTGTCTTCATGAGGTTCTTTATAAATACATTCCCATTTATACTCCCAGAGTTCAACTGTATTATCGTCTTGTGTGCTAATCTTCACTAAAATAGAATGAAGCTTGTCGTTTATACTTACGGAAGCATGACAATTTTCTTGTTTGAGAGGCCACTCATTTATTTTTGCAAATAAATCAAATGCCCTATCGACTGCCATTTCGAATAATGGTTGTTCATCAGAGCACATACATATTCGTTCTATATCCCCATAATGCAGAAGATTTAGTTCCCAAACTTCCATTACGTTCACCACACTTTAAAACATACATTTTAATCGTCAAAAATTTCTTCTCGCAGAACCGGTTTATCATGGCTCTCTACACGACTGCTGCATTCTGGACATTGTGTTTGATAAAATAAAATCACATTCAATGACCTCGCAGCCAAAACACTTTCCGAATCAGACCAAAATTCACAACCACACCCTCATTTAAAATGATATGTAAGTTCTTTTGGGGTCTTCTTATGTTGAATAATTTTAATCGCCATTATTCTTCTCCTTCGCTCAGACTCTTCAAGATTTTTTGAATCCTATAATACCTACCGAGTGGTGTCTCAAAAATAGCTCTCAATCGCTCAAAAAATGTTGGTTTACCGAACACCTCATTGTAATCTGCAATATCGATTTGTTTAGCGGTTTCTCCACATTCAGGGCAAGCGTATCGCAACTCAAAATTAGCAGCTGTGGTATAATAGTCTTTATAGATTGAATCAAATGTGTCGTCGGCATAAAAATCACAATGACAATAAGGGCATCTAAATTCAACTGCAAATTTTTGAAGTTCTGGTTCATGACCATGCTTTACAATCTTAGTCGCCATATTTCACCTCAATCTATAAACACAAACGGGTTGTCAAACGCCCTCTGGAAGTTCATTGCATGAATCCTATTCTCTTCAGACAAAGCGACCTTGATAATTTCATCGTCGGTATGCGTCTCGTCATATTCTGCCGTGTCGCAAACCTTGTAAATTTTGCCGTCTTTGTTCTGAAGCAGCATTCCCTTACCAAGTTTTAATGGAGTTGTTTCCTTTTCTTCTCGAATATGTGCTTTCATATATTTATTCTTCCCACCCACCCATAAAATTTACCTTTTAATCGAGAGTCACTGCGCCATTCGGCCAGTTACCGGTCATTTCATACCATTCCGTCTGAAGTGCATTCTCCTTTTCCTTTATGCACATTTTAACAAAGTCATGGATTTCTTCGTCCTGTGGCCTTTTAAAAGTCCATTGCTCATCCACGAATCCTATATCTTCAAGACACTTGCAGTAGCCAGCAATCTCGTTATAAAAGATATGGTCGTATTCACCCAGAAGAGTATGCTCGTCAAACAGCTTTACTTGCCATGCAATTCCAAATGGAGCTTCTTTCTCGGCATAAGATTCAACCGTATAATACTTCATTATGTATTCTCCTTGCGTTTACTGCTTTCCGGTAGAACCAAAACCGCCTGCTCCACGCTCAGTTTCGTCCAATTCGGAAACCTCTTCAAAATCAGCCTGCCAGAACGGAACAACTGCCATCTGAGCAATGCGGTCGCCATGAGTAATCATTTGAGGGATATTGGAATGATTATGTAGTGCTACGATATATTCTCCACGGTAATCCTGATCACAAATCCCTGTTTTATTCGCAGGTGCAAGCCCCTGTTTCGTTGCCATACCACTGCGAGCATAGATAGCGACATACCAACCTTCCGGCGGAGCCATCCGCAAACCAGTATGTACCTTAACGGTCTCATGCGGCTGAATCATAATGCAGCGATCACCATTCTTGTTTACAATCGTTGCGTCATCAAAACCGATATAGGCGTACAGGTCTGCACAAGCAGCGTTTTTTGAGCCATAAGTCGGCAGATGAGCATCTTCGTGCAGTTTATTGATTTTAATGTTGGGGCGATACGGCATCCGACTCATGCCATAGCCAAGATTAGTAGTTGCGTTTCCTAAATCCATATTATTTTCCTTTCTCTTCTGGAGTCCACCAAAGGACTATATTGTCGTATCCAGTAGTTTTCATGCAATCGATAACTCTCTGATTAGAGCTTCCCATATAAGGTAGTGAGATGTCACGTTTTGATTCAATATATGAGCCATCCACGATGACATCAATAAGATTTAAAATCATATCGATGTCATCATTTTTATTGAGCGGATTTATCTGGCTTAGTAATTCTTCATAGGTATATCCAGTCCACATCCAGATGTCTTTTTTATCTCCAAACTCAACTAAGACTTTATAAATAATATCACTGATTGTTTCTCGATTTTCTGGATATAACGGATCTCCGCCCGTGAGCGTCAACCCTTGAATATAATCAGGCCGAAGCAGCTCAATTAGTTCGTCTAGCGTTTCTTCTGTGAATGGCTGACCTGCGTTTGGGTCCCATGTCTGTGGATTATGACAACCGGGGCAATGATGGTTACATCCCGCGCAGAATAACGTGACTCTTACGCCCGGACCATTTGCTATATCACATGGGACAATCTTCATATAATTCATCAATGTTCCCTCGTGCTTTATTGATTTTATTTGCGGCAGCTTTCGCATCACTTTCTGTATCATAGATATTACGAATGTAATACTCAAAATCAGGATCGATGTTGTCGCTAATATCAAATCCTTCTAATTGAATAGACTCTTCCGCTATTATCAAATTGTCATCTTTTTCAAGTCTTGCACCGATATTCACTCTCTTGACTTTACATTTTTTGATTCGATATACGTCTTTTACGATCTTTTTATATCCAAGGCAGATAGGACAACGATATTTCTTCTGAGTGCCATCAATGAATGTTATGTTCACATTTCCGTCAACATCACATTTATTACAATTTTTATCAGCATTCTCTCGCTCAATAATCCATGCAAAGCTTCCGGGAACGTGCTTTAAATTAAAGCTAGTATCCATTTTAAATCACCTTTGTCCATAGACTCACACATACGATAATAAGAATATTCAGTGCAACGACAGTCCACTTTACATATTTAAGTTTGATGTCATACATTACAGTATTACATAAGAAATCGTATAGAATTTCTTCAGAGCGGATAATTGCTGCCGTAAGAATTAAAATAAAATACGATTCAACAAGAAGCCAAGCAATCTCAGTCAACATCGATTAACACCTCCTCGACAGGAATAATCCGACCATCAACGTAGTAGCATATCTGACCGTGCTCATTATAATAAGGAGACATATAGCCATTATATATCATGTAGTACATAATCTTTGTATCTCGCTCATACACGATTGGGGAATTTCCAAGTCTGTAGAAATATTTATACTCATCAACTGTTTCATTCCCATATGTATCAGTATCTGAACATCCAGTTAGCATAATCGCTGCTAAAAGTACGCATACGGCAGTATTTTTGAAAGTCTTAAACATACTTTTCCTTTCTAATAAAAGCGGAATTTTAGTTATTATGTCCACGCCATTCTTGTATTCTTTCGCACCATTCCTGTATGTCTTCGCTGTCATAAAAACAGCTTATAATTGCCACTCCGCAGATCATACCAATAAACGAAGACATCATTGCCAACAAAGCAGCTATCATACTATTCCTCCACTTGTGTAAATCATCACTGTAAAAATCACAAAAAGAATCGCTGCACTGGCTGGAATTGAAAACGAATGCTGTAACACAATGCCGCAGATTACGCTTATAATCGTAAACACAATGGTCGTGCAAACATACGATTGCCCCATGGCTAACCAAACTATCATATTCTATCTCCTAGAACGGCACTTTTATCAAAATCTCAAATAACTCCAATAATCAGTGTATAGAAGTTTTGCGCTTACGTCTGGCTCGTAAAAAGCAAGTGGATGTTCGCGATAGAATCCTTGACGAACAAAGTCCGTTGCCTCATTCTCGCTCTCGGCAGGAATCTCGTAGTATGAAAAACTACGTTCACCATTAGCCATTAAGTACGATAAGCTTACGCCATATACATGTGTTTGCCCGTAATTCATTACTTGTCCCTCTTTTTACGATACATTGTAACAGTATACGGTTCATAACCATCTTCTTCCGTCCAGTCCAAACTAAAACCAGCACGTTGGTAGACTTCCATCTCAATTTGTTTTTCTGTCATATTGTCATCAACATAGAATTCAAAATTACAGTCTTCAAATCCTTTTGCTTTTAGAACTCCTGTGATTTTTTTCATAATGCACCCCACTTTTCACGACCGCAGGTATCACAGATAAAGTGCCACTTATCATGCCAGCTATGAGTGCTATCGTAAAGCATAACACCGCCACATCTACTGCATTCGGGAAGAAACCAATGGAGTAGACGTTTCAAGAGTTTAGCAATCATTCTTACTCTTTCTCCACAATCCGTGCTTTTTCATAATCTCGAAGAAATCTTCCATAAGAGCATCGGCCATCTTACCAGAGATTTCAGGAAGGTCTAAACCAAAATCTCTAAAAGCACAATGTAAACAACCCCATGGAGTTAAAGCAAATTTTTCATAAAACTCATCTTCAGGATTGCTTTCTTTTGAGTCTAACATATTCGTCTCGTACTCAAACTGTCTCACTTCATTCTTTGTGAGCCATTTCTGCCACTTACCACAAACAGAGCAATACAGACCAATCTGGCTACCTTTGCTCTGGATAAAGAAAGATTTACTGCCACACTTACATTTGAAGTCCATCTCAGCCACCTGCCTTTTCTACATTCTGAACCATGCAGCTCATACCGGGATGAGATTTTTCAAAACGATAATGTGCTTTGTTCATAGCATCATTTTGATCCGGTGCTTTAACCATATATGTATTGAATGCCTGATGTCCATCATCATAGTACATTACTTCAACAGACCAATAATCCATATAGCTCCCTTCATGCCACCACACCCACCCCCGCTAGTTAGTTTACTTGCTTCGACTGCCCTTAATGAAGCACTCAAGCAAAATAAGAGCCAACCAAATACCTGTCGCGATCTTGACCGTAAAAGTGATGTTTAACAGCTTAAAAATCAGCCAGATAATACCAATCGTGGTAATCCACGAAATAAAGTAAGTTAAGGCAAGAAATAAAACGGTTCCAAGAAAAGAACCAAGTGCCTTAAAGAAATTCTTCCACGCTTCTATTCCAATTACCTTCTTTCAATCATTCTCGATATGGACACAAGCCGGAATAACCATCTCAGAGTTGTATAAATGTACGAGACCCCCATCTTTAAGCACTACCGCATTCACGTAGCAATTATTTTCTATTATAGTAGAAACTTTCATACACAGTGTTTTATTATTTCCGTAATAAAACGGAGCGCCTTGATCGATACATTCGAATTCTATCGGCTCATATCTACTTTCAAAAATTTTCATTTTATAGCTCCTCTTTGATGCACTGATTAGTCAGCTTTTCATATACATCCTCGTAAAGCTCCTGCTTGTCGCCGTTATAGGTATACTCTGCATAGATGCCGTCACCGCTAATGGTGGTGGACAGCAGAGCCTTATAGTTCTGGAGAGTTTTGCAGCCCCAGACCACAAAAACGTTTTCCAGCGTAATTTCATCGGACGTATGCTCATAGTACCACTTGACAAGAGCATTCTTACAAACACTTTCGAAGTGAGCCATACCTGTAATAATCATAATCAAGTCTCCTTTTTGAATATAACCGTAATCCAGTTATCTGGATAATCATCTTCTTCCTTTGTTGTTTTCACATATCCGGGCATTTCAAAATTCCACGCAAGATAATTTAGAATTTCAAGGTTGTGTAAATCGCAATAATACCAGTCCCATGGTCTACTCCATTCCGACCAATGAAGAAGATATGCATTATCACGGCAAGTAAGATAAAAACTATTGTCCAAAGTACACACGCTGCACACTTTTGGAAACGCATGTCTTAGGATACGGTCAGTTCGCTTATCGCTCCACTTATTCAACTTCTTGCGACGGAACCTCTCTGCGACAACAAAGAGTCTCTCAAGCCAGTAGATAATGATAAGAATCGGATACAGAAACCAATAAGGTGTTTTAATGTTCATGTCCTTGTAATGATAGTATTTTGTGACCTTGGTTTCTTTCTTCTTTTCTTCTTGCAGCTTCTTACTAAGTCTGTCCATATTTAATCCCACCAACCCACCCTGCTTTTATTCCATCAATAAGATGCTACTTACTCACCCTTAGTTACAACGGTGTCAGCACCCTGTACAGTTACCCAGCCATGCTTCAAACGTGCCTCTGCTTCCTTCATCTGAATCAGTTCAGGAGTGATGGACTCGGAAAGTACCTTATTTGCATCAGCCTCAGCCTGTGCCTCAATCATCTTAACGTCAGCTTCCGTCTGAGCCTTGACCTTATCAGTTTCGGCCTGAGCCAGAGCGGTCTGCTTGTTCAGTTCGGCAATCTCCGCATCCTGCTTGGCCTGCTCCTTAGCACGAATCTTCTGCATCAGGGTATCGTCCGGCTGTGCATCAACAATCAGAGCAGAAGAGACATTGATACCATATTCGGCGGTCAGCTTCTCATTTAGGTAATTAGTGATTGCGGTATTCACACCTGCTCGATCATCAGAATAAATCTGCATGACACTAAACTGAGGAGTCACTTCCTTGACATAAGCAATAATGTCATTCTGAATCTTGCTCTCCATAAGGCTCTCGCCGTCCATGCCACCAAACTTGGTATACAGCTCAACGACATGTTCAGGCAGGAAATTATAGTTTACAGTCAGATTGATTGCAATCGTACCGCCATTTGCAGGAGCATCAATATGCCAGTCTGCGTGCTCCTTTGCACCGTAATCAGATGCTGCATTAGAAAAGACTACTCGCTGCTGAGTAATCGGGAACTCAGACACATGCTTTAGAGGACTCATAAAATGCCAGCCCTGAGAAATAGTCTGCTGCTCGACCCCCTTCGCGGAATAAACAACACCAACATAACCAGTATGTACCCGCTCGGTACAAAGCACTGCGCCAATTGCAACGAGGAACGCAACAAAAATTGCCATAAATTTCTTCATAAATATCTCCTTAATCTTTATAGTTGTCTTTCAGAATGTAATAGGCGATAACCCATACAATCACGAAGAAAACAATGATTTCTTTCATATGTAACCCCACCAACCCACCGCTTATACATTATTTAGTTGTCGCTCAAATGAACCACTCGATCTCGAATTTCCTGAGTGCGCCCCTGATTCCAAAAATTGGTTCCCAGGTAACCGCAGGTACGTCTTACGACATTCATTTTGTTCTGGTCACGATTACCACAATTCGGGCACTCCCATACAAGCTTGTGGTTTTTCTCATCTTCTACAATTTTAATTTCGCCGTCGTAACCACAGCACTGGCAGTAGTCGGACTTGGTGTTCAGCTCCGCATACATGATGTTGTCGTAAATGAACTGCATAACACTAAGCACCGCAGGAATGTTCTGCTGCAGATTTGGCACCTCGATATAGCTAATCGCTCCTCCGGGAGAAAGCTTCTGGAACTCGCTCTCAAACTTTAGCTTAGTGAAAGCATCGATATGTTCACGGACAACGACATGATAAGAATTTGTTACGTAGTCATGGTCAGTAACATCTGGAATCATACCGAACCGCTTCTGCAAGCAACGTGCAAATTCATATGTAGTGGACTCCAAAGGAGTACCATACAGGGAGTAATCGATGTTTTCAGCGGCCTTCCACTCGTTACACTTATCATTCATGTGCTGCATAATTTCGAGAGCGAAAGGTTTAGCATCAGGATCGGTGTGGCTCTTGCCGGTCATATACTTCACACACTCATACAGACCGGCATAGCCCAGGCTGATGGTGGAATAGCCGCCGAAGAGTAACTTGTCGATCTTCTCGCCCTTCTTTAGACGAGCTAATGCACCGTACTGCCACAGGATAGGGGCCATATCAGAAGGAGTGCCGAGTAGACGCTTGTGACGAATCTGTAGAGCTCGATGACACAATTCGAGTCGTTCATCGAAGATTTTCCAGAATTTATCCTTGTCCCTTTTTGAACTGCAAGCCACATCTACCAGATTGATAGTTACCACACCCTGGTTAAAGCGGCCATAATACTTATGCCCCTTAACCCAATTCTTGGCATTAGCTACGTTCTCAGTGGTGCGGTCAGGAGTAAGGAAGGATCTACAGCCCATGCTAGGCCACACACCGCCTTTAAGCTCCTTCATAACCTTTGCGGAAATATAATCAGGAACCATTCGCTTGGCAGTACACTTAGCCGCCAGCTCAGTCAGGTAATAATACTTAGAATCAGGATGAATGTTATCCTCATCAAGAGCATAAATGAGCTTTGGGAAGGCCGGAGTAACCCATACACCAACTTCATTCTTTACACCCTGAATGCGCTGTTTTAACACTTCTTCAACAATTAGAGCTAAATCATCACGAGTCTGACCTTCTGGAACTTCATCGAGATACATGAACACGGTGATAAAGGGGGCCTGACCATTGGTGGTCATCAAAGTGACGACCTGATACTGGATGGTCTGCACGCCACGAGCAATTTCTTTATGTAAACGCTCTTCTACAATTCGATTGATAGTTTCAGACTCCGGCATCTTATCGATTTCATTATTCTGAACCATCTCGTAAAATTCTTGGTGTACTTCACTTGTAATCTTCTTGCGGGAAACATCCACGAATGGAGCCAGATGTGAAAGTGTAATACTCTGACCTCCAAATTGCATCGAAGCCACCTGTGCGATGATCTGGGTCGCAATATTGCAGGCCGTGGAAAAGCTGTGGGGCTTTTCGATATAGGTGCCGGAGATGACAGTGCCGTTCTGGAGCATATCTTCCAGATTGACCAGATCGCAATTATGGCAGTGCATCACAAAATAATCTTTATCATGCACATGAATTAAACCATTTTTGTGTGCATCTCGGATATCCTTTGGAAGTAGAAGTCTGTCAGTTAGTTCCTTAGATACCTCTCCGGCCATGTAATCACGTTGCGTGCTATTGATGGTTGCGTTCTTATTACTATTTTCCTGATTGATTGCGTCGTTCTGGGCATCAAGAATTTCAAGAATACTTGCGTTGGTTTTCTCTTTATCTCGAATTTCCTGACGATACTGTCGCCACTGACTATATGCATCTGCAACATCGATGAACGGGCTATTTGCTAGACTGTCCACTACGATATCCTGAATCTGCTCAACAGAAAGAATGTCCGGCATGTCTGCGATATAGTCAGCAATCGCATTCGACACACGAGCGTCGATACCACCCGGCGTACAGGTCATCGCCTTCTCAATCGCATTTACAATCTTACTTTTGTCAAAAGGAACTTTCGTTCCGTTTCGTTTAATCACATAATCCATGTGATTCCTCCTTTACTCAACGTTCTGTGCGTTGTTATTCTCGGAAGTGATAGTAGAATCACTTACAAGATTTACATTCTTAGTAACCTTGGCATCGTAACTGTTGGCACGTACAATCTCTCGCATATCAATGCCAGTGGCTTCCTTAACAGCCTCAAAAGTCTGTGCCATGACCGCCGGGACATTCCCAGAAATCTCAGAAACGCCATTTGCGTTACCGCCGATAATGGAAACCTTATCAATAGATGCCAGAGGCTTTGCAACCTGTTCTGCGATACTAGGCAGAATTTTAATGATCATCTCGCCCATTGCAGCACCGTTATACTGTTTGTAAGCCTCAGCCTTCTTCAGCATAGCCTCTGCTTCGGCAATACCCTTCTGCTTGATAGCATCTGCTTCAGCAGTACCAACCATTCGGATACCTTCAGCTTCCTGCTCCTTAGCAAACTTGGCAGACTCGGCAGCACGCTCTGCCTCGTACTTCTTTGCCTCAGCTTCCTTTTGACGCTTATACAGGTCTGCATCAGCCTGTTTGCGAATTTCAGCGTCCAACTTCTGCTGACGAACCTCTGCTTCCTGAGCGGCCAGTTCAACCATCTTTTTCTGTTTTGCAATCTCTGCATCAGCCTCAGCTTCCTTGATTTCCTTGGCACGAAGATTCATCTGAATTTGACCAGCAGCTTCAGCATCAGCGGTCGCCTTGTCAGCTTTAGTCTTCAGAGCAGCCTGTGCCAGGACGAACTCATTGTTGCGTTGCGCAATAGCAGTCTTAGATTCAATTTCCTTCTCGTTTGCTTCGCGAGTAGTATCAGCCTTAGCGCGAGCAATATCACGAGCTGCTTCAGCCTTAGCAATCTCTGCCTGCTTCTTCACCAACTCTTCCTGCTGAACACCAATTGCCTCGATGACACCATGATTATGACCCTGAGCATCAATAGCATCCTTGATATCCTGAACATTGAAAGTAACAACTTCCAGACCCATCTTTGCCAGATCAGGACGAGCATTCTCAACGACGGAAATTGCCATCTGCTTACGATTAGTCAGGATATCGTTGACAGTCATCTCAGAAACAATCTCTCGCAGATTGCCCTGAAGGACATCATTGATCTTCTCGTTAATGCCATCTTCACTCATGCCAAGGAAGTTGGAAATAGCAGCCTGCTGACGAGCACTAATGTAAGTCTTTGCATCCTCGCAACCGGCGCTCTTAATCTCATCATCAGTTACAGTAGAGTTTTCAGAGTAAACCTGAACAGTAACAACAGAGTCCAGCCACAGAGAAACACCCTCTTTAGTCTTAACACCTGTTTCAGGAGTCTTAACATCAATCTTAAGCAGTCGCATATTTAGACGGTCAGCTCGCTGAATAACCGGAAGGACGAACACGCCACGACCACAGATAACTTTTGGCTTAGACAGCCCAAAACCTGTCACGACGATTGCCTGAGTAGGAGGAGCCTTCTTGTAGCAAGTAAATGCAAAGGCGACCAGAAGGACAATAACGACAGGAATTGCAATAAACATCATATTCATGTATTTTTCTCCTTGATTATTTTAAAACAAATTTGGCAAAGCCAAAAAACAACATTGTAACAAACAGGGCGAATGCCGCAAATGGTTCTTCCCAGTTGTATCTCATATATGTAAACCTCTTAGAATTTGACTTCATCGGCACAATCAGGAACCACGGCAGTCTCAATGTTTGGAGCATGAATCTCTGGACAGAAAACCAAATCATCCGTATAGTCAGGCTTTGCATGACGAGGAATGTAATCCGGCATCGTAGTCAGCTTGTCAGTTACCTCGTTAGGAATCTTCTTTAGCGTATCTACGACACTTTCAGCAACTTTCTGCTGTTCCTCTAAAAGTCGGATTTTATAGTCCAAATACCAACGTGCCTTCGTTAAATCTTGAAGCAGAGAATTGCCATCCTTGTGCCCTGCACGGCTCAGATACTTACCAGTGTTCCAAAGATAAGCATCCTTGTCCAATCCCCATTCATGAAGCACCTTAATTGCTTCATACGGATTATCTGCGCCTCCGTAGTGGGAAGGATGGTCTGTATTTTTCTTGATGTCATCAAGTGTTTCCATTTAAAGCCTCCTGTTTCAGTTTGTCGTATTTATCACGAATCTCGTGGAACTTACCACAAGACATCATTCCTTCAGTACAACCATTACCACAGCAGTTGGGGCCAGCATACTTAAACAGATGAGGAGCAATCGGATAAACCAGCTTTAACATCTCGGTTGCAAGCTCCCTGATTTCCGGCTGCGCTCGCTCACAACAACGCAGGTTAAAGAAATTATTCAACGAACGAGCGTTCATTGTAACAATCATCTTTGTAGAACAAGCATTTGGAAGAACAGAACGTGCATTCTCGTTTGCAATCTTGGACGCTTTTGCGCGTGCCTTTTTCTCAGTCAAACGAGAATCAGCAACCATCAGTTCCTCAGTAATCTTGTCCTCAAGAATCTGACATAGGTGCTTATAGGAATATTCAGCAGTCTGAATTGCCTGTTCAAACACTTCTCGTGCTTCGCTATCCTCATCAATAACATCAGGAATGATGATTTCTGCATTATTCATTCGCACATAGCGCTGACTCTGCACACTAAATGACGCAATGCGGTGGCGGGTTATCTGAGCAAGCAAAGAACGGCTCACACTTTCGATTCCAAAAGTAAAAGTCACATGTTCAGTAGGACTGGCGTGACCAAGGCTAGAAAGTCGATTCAAAAATTCATCGACCTTCTCATCGGTCAGTCCATCCATCAAATCCTGAATACTCGAATTGGAATAGCACAGCTTTGCAGCGGCAGCTACCACCTTTTCAGGATCAGGAGTATGTGCAATCAGTTCAACAGTCATTTAACTCTCCTTAATATTCATCCTGCCAGTTTTCAGGAATGTCGTTCTTACCAATTACAATGCAATTTTTAGGTGCAACATTTAAAGTGTACTTTCCATCTTGAACTTTAATCATTACGTTCATAATGGCGACAACTTTATGAATACTCCAAAGAACTCCTCGACCTTTTCGAGTTCTAGCTCTAAGAACTGTATCGCCAACATGAATCTCTCTATTGAGAATATCGGTTACCATTTAATTCTCCTTTATTTTAGAAGTGCAAACTTAAACCAATCCGGAAAGCTGGATACTGAAATTCCATATTTGATAAGGCAAGACAGCAGCCACAACGCAATCATGATTCCGACCGCAATAAAATAATCCTTGAAAATCTTAATAAAAGAGATCCACATCTTAATCCTGTCTCTCATTTACCTCACCTCTTTCAATCAACTCATCCACGGTAACCTCTCCACAGAGAACCTGTTTAAGCTGCTCTTCCGATAACTGATATGTAATCGGCTCTCCACACTCGACAGGATATCGAGCTAAGGTTCTATAGTACTCTGCAAGGGCTCGTTCCTTACGACCCTGCTCACGATGGTCAATACCAATCATATCGCCCCACCTCCTTCCTCAAATTCTTCACTCTTTCCGGTCACGACATAGACGTCATCTTCGAGATCTTCTTTATCAACAAACGATATTTCTCCTAGTCGCAGGCCGCACTTGTTACTTTCCGGTCTGTTGTCAATTATGTAGAAGTCGCCAGCATCACAAAGAACCTTATACCAGTGCCCTTTCTGCAAAGTGGCTTCTGCCGGGCCCCACTCTTTATAATCCGTCCTGAAGTACATCCTCATTAGGACTCCTTATAGGGCTCCATATCACCCTTCCAAATCTGGAAATAAGGATGTGCGTCAATGCCGTAGACCTGACCCTTCATGCCGGTGCTAGTAATCTTATAAGGCTTTCCGTCTTCAAGGCTATTGATGAAATCCTGATACTGCGGACTCATCTTGAAGAAATCCTTCTTACCCTGAATCCTCTTTACCTTAATGGTGACCTCATCACCAATCTTTGGTTCCCATTCCTCTACTGGCATTCCAGCCAGAAAGTCAGGGCCACCAGCCTTCTTGATTCTCCGGGCAAGGATTCGTGCTTTACGCTGCTCTCTGCGCCGGTCTTCTCGATTCATCGAATTACTCATATTCTGTTCCTTTCAGCTTATCAAAGTAGGGATCGCCGTCTCGCTTCTCTAATAAGTTGAGCTCCCCGGCGGAGCCTACAGAATACAAACGAAAATTTTTAAAAATCTCAGCACCTTTAATAGTGGCTAGAGATGCGATTATATACAATATATTGTGTTCTTCTGTGCCATCCATAAGCTGAACTTCAAGCCGCTCACGTTTTGGAATGGCAAGTTTTCGGAAGTCTGTCATACAATGCCTTCCTGTTCTGCTTTCCACTGGGCGTATCGATCTTGACCAGCTTTAATTGCATGGTTTCTATCCTTAGCAAAAACATAGGCAGACCAGACAAAACATTCTTTTCCATAAACTGTTGTTTTCCTTGCATAAGGAGACTTCTCTACATCATCTTCTCCATAAAACTCTGGTCTTTCACAAAACGTGCTCCACTTTGTTTCTCCGTCTTTATATTCTTTATAAAAAACACACCAAACACCAACTGGGTCGATAATATTATCTTCGTATTCCTCCACACAAGCATCATAGGCTGCAGCGATACGCTCTGCGTTTTCCTTGTTGTCCGTAATAGTGATGATGAAATGTTCAGAACAATCACAAGAAGTTACTGCATAAAACTTTTTCATTTTGTTCTCCATTACTTTTGTGGAATTGTACAAGACAGACTACCTTTCGAGTACGATTCGTAAATCTCAGAAATGACATCGTGGCATCTACTCTCGGAGTCATAACCGCCAAGAAGAATTCCTCTATCATTTATATCTTGTCTTGCGTACACATTAAAATTTGAAGTGTCGTACACATCAAAACTTGAAATGTCGATGATAGCCATGCGGTCAAGATTTATAATTTCTCCGCCTTGTGTTAAAAGTAGCATTTTAATCCTCCGGCATATCGAAACCAATACGGTTTTCACAAAGAGCAGTGTTAATCTCTTGAATTACGTCCTTTGCCCTCTCTGTAGTTTGATAATAGCCAAGTCGAAACCATGTGTGTGAATCGGGTCCATAAGCTCTAATTGTCGTTGTGTTTTCCACTATACGAATAGAAAAGCATTCATTTGTATTAACAACTCCTGTTTTATTCTGTGTTAAAATAAACATTGTAAAGCCTCATAAATCTGCAAGCTGGGCAGGAGACCAGATGTCTGGAATATCCCAATCTTCCTTTGTCTGCCCGTTATAAATTCCGTAAAAATATCCTTCAGACGGCACATAGACGATTCTTTGCCAGCCATTCATTCCGTGTGACTCCTTTGGCTCAAAATCACGAGTCAAAATTCTACGTCCACCATTGCTATAAGCGAATGCCTTTGTAGGAACCTCGATACATTTGTTATCCAGAATCCGAAGGATGTACTTAATTGTCTTCTTTGAAAGATTCATCTCTTGACTCCTCTACATCAATCATATCTAAAATCTCATCCAGATTTTTGCTGACCCAACTTTCCTTGCAAAATCAATAAAATCCTTAACCTGATCTTCTTTAATAACCATCTTCATCCTCCACTTTTATCCACCCACATCCCGGAACATAATCCGCTTCCCAGTAATCTCTTGCCATGAAGATGAACCGTTCTCCTTCTTCGTTTACAAAACCGGCGATAAGCGATTCTTTTGCAGAGATATACATGAAGTCAGCCTTGCCAGAAGGAACATTCTTGAGATGTTCTTTTACTTCCTTAATTCTTTTCGCAACAGACTTATCAAGCAAGTTCACATCACATTCATTACCATTTTTGCCCATCCAATAAAAGGAATCTTTTAACTTATTTTTAGGCATTGTTTATCACCTTATCGTGCATACAAGTCAAGTAGTCGCCCAACAAAATCATCAATATATTTCAAATGATTTGTATTACACGCAATACTTTCCATCGCACATCGCCTATCAACTGCAATCCACCATGCGCAGTTCTCTTTTGAGCATTTGCACTTATCTTTGTAGTAAAATAAACCAGAACTGGCGAACTTCAGCGGACAATCTTTTACATCAGCCATAAGACACCTCATTCTTGTCATCTCTAAATCTTACAAAGGTCGGGAATTGCAGGGATTCAGCACCAGTTTTCTTGTCGCATGACTTTTCTTTGTATTTTACTTCTACGATTTTTCCGATATAGTCATCAAGATTTGCCCACACGGCAGCTCTCGTAGCGTCATCAAAGCCAGAACCAACCCGAAGTTCGTTGCCCTTGTAGTCCACAACTAGGGCACCCATCGTACCAGCCAGCCGATTCTGTCCTTCCTCGATTGCAGTAATGCGAAGGTCAACCGTGTAGAAACGCTTGATTTTAAGACAACCAGTATGACGCTTACGCTGATAAGGAACGCTCGTGTTTAACATCAAACCCTCCCAATCATGTGCCACAGCATAATCAAGCCACTTCGGAATCACACTCTGGTCAGTACCTTCGTATACCATTGGAACAATTTCGATGTTTTCAAGGTTCTTACGAGCAATCTCCGCACGAAGACAATTTAGCCATTCCCGGCGGGTTTGATACTGGACAGCACACTTTCCACAGTCGAACTCTACAACAGGAATTACATCAAAAATCACAAATTTAATTCCAGTCTTGTTCTTGCTGTCAGAATTAAGTAGGCCAGTGCCGAAACGAAACGCCTCTCCGTCCGACATTCCTTCAGGGTTCTTATAAATGAGTTCGCCATCAAACACCAAAGAATCTCGCCTCTCCACACCTCCATCATATAGAGCGAGCAGATCATTCTTAATATGGTCGAGTCCTTCAAACTTCTGCGCTTGACGAGAAATTAAATCTCCACGATACATTGTGCCCCTATTGCCGTTCATCTTCTGGCTCAGACTGAACCAGATGCCGGGTTTCAGTTTCACCTTATCGATTGGATATCCCTGCTGAACTTCCCAGACAGGAATGATTTCCTCGCCATATACCTTGTTAATGGTGGCTGCTTCCACGCCAATCGGCAGGTTCTTGGTAAACAGTCGTTTCAAGAATTCTTCGTGCTCAGGATTTTTATGTAAATAATTCTGGATTGTTGCGATAGACACGTCAGAACCAGTGTTGTGACCAGCACCTGTAATATAAAGGTATCCGCAACTGAGATACTGAATATCAATTTCAGGCTTGGCATTAACCTGCTTATTGATTTTTGCATCCGACAGTCCAGTTACGATTGCTGGATCAAGCAAGAATCGGAAGAAGGCCATCAGCTCGTCAGCCTCATCTCCGAAATCCTTTCGTACATCCAGTAAAATGCGGGCTTTGTCTGTCTTTTTCTTCGTGCTTTGTAATGCCCTTACCATCGCATTGAGCTTACCTATGAGCTCCTTATCTGTCATAAAGCCTCCTCATGCATCCTGTGTTGTGTAGTTACAACCAATAAAGAAAGGCTTGCCATTACGAGCAAGCCATTTCTTTCTCGTATCCTGTATTATATAGCTAAAGAGAGATTTTTAAGCCTCCGAGATGGAGACTTTTTATAGCTATATTATACAGGATGCTTATATAATTGTCAATGCTTTTCTGAAAATTCTTTCCGTAAAAATTCCTTCAGGAACGTCCGCTTATATGGAACTCTCGAAGTCTTTACCGCCCGATCAAGAGCATGAGTTTCAGCACAAATCACACAATACTTCTTAGCACGAGTGATGGCCGTATAGAGCCATTCTCTCGTCAACATCAAGTACGCAGAGTTATCCATACCAACAATCACATACGGAGCCTCACTGCCCTGCAGTTTATGACAACTTAAAGCATAAGCAAGTTCAAGCGTTGCCCAGATGTTATTCCCACCAAAGTAATGTGGAATGAAGATCGTTCCCCACTGGTCAAAATCAACCAGAATAAAACTGCTTTCAATCTTTCGAATGATGCCACGGTTGCCGTTAAACACCGGACACTTCTCTTCTTTTTTCTTTGTCTTGAGATTGTATGTATGAAGTTCATAGTTATTCTTGTTGATAATGACCTGATCGCCCTCGCGCAGAGTGTACACTCTGTCCTTTCCATCACCATAGACGGAAATCTTCGCTTCGGTCTGACCACGATTTGGATTCACAATCTCCTGAATAGCGTTATTCACCTCGTAGGTGCAGATGCTACCACGGAGCTTCTGCGGAAGTACAATCTGAATCTTCGCACTATCATTCCCTACCTTATTATATAAGGTACGGTACTGATTGATGATGTGGTTGAACGACTCATTTGCATCCTTATAGATATCAAGCTCCAAGTCACGAAGTTCACCACGAATCTCATTGCCAGCCCAGCCATAAGGAACCAACTGCGTAGCATTACGAACCTTAATGCTTTCCGTGATAATTGCAGACTTAGCTGCCTGACGATGGATCTTAGTCAAACGAGCAACAGGAACAACCTTAGATGCAAGCATATCCTTGAAGATGTTGCACATACCGATACTCTCAAGCTGTCCGTCATCACCAATCATGATAAATCGCTTACCAGTTTCGATTGCTTGAATCAAATCGTAAAATAATTTAGCGCCAACCATAGAGGTTTCATCCAGAATGATGATATCCTCCTCTAAAGGATTGTTCTTATTATGAATAAAGCCACCATTTTCAATGTCGTAACCAAGGAGGCGGTGAATTGTCTTGCCGTCCTGACCAGTAATCTCCTGCATACGAGCAGCAGCACGACCAGAGAGTGCAGTCTGGGCAAACGACTTACCACGAAGAACCTTTAGGACACCAGCGACAACGGTACTTTTACCGGTTCCTCCGTAGCCTGTCAAGATACAGACATTACTAGAGCATACCTTTTTAATAGCATCTCTCTGCCCCTCGGTGTACTCGATGCCAAGAGCACGTTCCGCCTCATCGATTGCAGCGTCCATGTTTCGACCAATCGGCTCAACAGGTGCATCCGCCAGACGCTTAATTTCCTTTGCAATCTCATTTTCCAGATTCCACACTCTGGTCAAAGCAAATTCTTGACGATCATCACTCCACCAAAGCGTTTCACGGACATCGTGCAGATGGAAAAGTGCTCTCTTGATAACCTCTTGGTCACCCTCATCCAAGCCAAGTTCCTTAATGCAACTATTTATTGTCTGGTTTGCCGGGATGATAGAATTGCCTTCTTCGGCACGGTCGGCAAGAAAATGCATGACGTAAGCTTCAATTCGGAACTGAGAGTTTGGCTTCAATCCCATATTCAATGCAAGAGCGTCAGCTTTCTTCCATCCAATACCATATACATCGTCAATCAGAACATAAGGGTTCTCTTCAATCTTCCTAACCAGAGTGTCTGCACCGTGATATTGATGAACAAGTTTCCCGATTGCACTGGGAGTCAAACCATACTCAATCAGCTTCGTGTATGCTTCGCTATTATCAATATTATTTTCAAAGGCATCGATAATTTTCTGTGCTCGACCTTCCGTGATGCCACTAACAGTGCAAAGAGACTTGATATCACCGTTCTTGATGATCTCATACGGATTGTCAAATGCTTCATAAAGCATCTCAAACTGATGTTCTGTTAAGATAAAATGGAGAAAGCTTTTCTGTTCTTCTGGGTCAGTAATCTCTTGAAACTCATTCATGTAGACGATTTTATACTGGTCACCAAACTTTTCATGGTGAACATACTCGCCACAGAACGAATAAGTCTTATCCATATCAAGACTAGGGACGTTGCCTTTCAGTCGGAGGTCACTATATCGGCTCATGATAGGGTTTCCCTGCTTGATTTTTACCACTTCGGCAGAGAAAGTGGCGAAGCCGCCGGGCTCCACCTCCTTCCCATCTTTCGGATAAAAGACTCGTTTTATCCTGATATAGCAACGAATCATATTTTCATTAAATTTCTTATTTGCCACTTTATAGTCCTCTTACGCTATCTCTCTATCATGCAGCCACTGCTTGTAAGGTTTGAAGTCGCTTGCAATAACGTGCGATTCATCTTCCTTCTTTCCGAGCACAGCTACCTGACTTCCCTTTACAATCAAATCCTGATAATCTGACAAGACTCTCGGCCATACGGTCAGCTCAATGATACCATCGCCAGAATACAGATTTACAAATGCAAACTGCATACCAGTCTTTGTTTTCTTCTTTTGGATCTTTGCGATAATACCAACAAGCACACAAGAATCACCTTCTTCAATTTCAGAAAAATCCTTAATGTAAGTAAATGCCTTCTCGAAAGGATTCGGGTCACTGATAAAGGTCTGCAAAGTCTGGAACTCCCAAAGTTCTTCATCTTGTAGATATTTCGTAGTCTGCTCGGCCATATATGCTTCTTTCTTTTTCAGCTTCTCAGTTTCATGTACGACACGACGCTTTTCATTATAGATTCGTAGGACGGTTTCTTTATCAACCTTCTTACCAACCTTACAATGCTCCGTATCAATATCCCACTTACTCAGCAAAACTGCCTTGGTAGGAAGTGTACTGACTGGTTTAAATTCAGATTGTTCCAAACCGCTGGCAATATACTTTTCCAAAAATACTCGTTTGTTCTTTGTAGGAATCGCACCGGATTTGACCAACGCAATGATCTGCGCTTTCGTTGCACGAACACGACTCGTAAAATCATCAAGTCCCTTAAATTTTCCATTTCTATCTCGTTCTGCAATGATAGTTTCAGCAAGTGTATTGCCAATACCACCGATAGCAGATAAGCCAAACAGAATTTTGCCATTTGACACAGTGAAATCCATACCGGAACGATTGATACTCGGCGGAAGAATCTGAATATCAAAGCTGCGTGCATCCACCATAATCTTGTTGACCTTGCCAACCTTTGCTTTATTTAGGTTCAACATAGCCTTAAAGAATGCAAGCGGATGGTGTGTTTTTAAGTATGCGGTTTGAAGGCAGATAACGGCATACGCCTGAGAATGGCTGGCGTTGAACCCATAGCCGCCCTTCGTTGACAACTCGTTGCAAATGTACTCGGCGGTCGCTTTATCGTATCCATTCGCAATAATCTCATCATGAAGAAGTTCGACTTCTTCCTTGACTTTCTCAGGTTTCTTCTTTGCCAAACACTTACGCATTCTATCAGCACCGGCATCGTTTCGACCGCCAAAGACCTTCGTGAGCTTCATGCTCTGTTCCTGATAGATGTTCACGCCATAGGTACTGCGGAAAATTGGTTCCATATCAGGATGGAAGTAGTGAATATGTTCAGGATGATACTTGCAATCAACGTATGTAGGAATCGACGGCATTGCATCAGGACGATAAAGAGCAATCAGAGCAGACAACTCTTCAATCGACCTAGGCTGAAGCTGCGCAACCAGATCTTTCATGCCAGACGATTCAATCTGGAATAGATTGTCTGTCTTACCGGAACAAATCAAATCGTAAGTTGCCTTGTCGTTCTCGAACTCTGGATTGTTGATATCAATTTCCCAGTCTGGAATATTATCCTCACGCTTCGCTTCATCAATAGCAACCAGCGACGCAACACCAAGAATATCAAACTTGACGAGTCCAATCTTCTCGTCCATCACTTTATCAACAGAAATAACGTGTTCTCCGTCAGTGCCGTGCCGAATGCCGATATACTCATAATAAGGATGTCGGCAGACAATAACACCGCCAGCATGAATACCATATCCTCGTGGGCGACCATTGATATGACTTGCGATGTCAAGTAGTTCCTTATACTTCGGATTTTCAACCACTTCCGGGTTGGCTTCACGACAATCCTTCCATGTCTTTTGAACAAACTTCTCGCTGATTTTTCTTATTTCGGCATACGGAAAACCGAGAACTTTACCAACGTCCTGAATCGAAGTGACCGGAGTAGTGTACACGATGTTCATAACCTGAACTACTCGATCTTCTCCATACTTCTGTGTCAGATACTCGACGACCTTGGCACGGTCACTGACATCAACATCAACGTCAGGAAGGTCTTTTCGCTCAATGGTAAGGAATCGTCCGAAGTCAAGTTCATACTTGATGGAATCAAGCTGCGTAATGCCAATCAGGTAACATACAAGTGAGCCAGCTGCAGAACCACGACCAGGGCCAACAATGACATCATTTTTCTTACACCAGTTGATGTAATCAACCAGAATCAAAAAGTAATCACAGAAGTCTTTCTTCTCAATGACAAATAACTCGTCATCAACACGCTTACGATAGATTTTCTGTTTTTCTACATCAAACTTGTCAATACCGCGTTTCTTCCATCCCTCTTTTACAAGGTCTTTCAAGTAAGCTGCTGAGTTAGAATACTGTGGAGGAATCTCGATTTTAGGAAGTTCAGGTTCGTGCCAAGGCATATCCACATAGTCACATAAGTCAGCAACCTCATCAGTATTGTTGATACACCATTCTGCTGCATCATATCCAATCTGACTATCAAGGACCTCATGTTGCTCTTTACGAGACATAAAATAGCATCCCTCGTAGATTTCTGCGGCAGTTTCCGTATCATGTGCGATACGAAGGAAGTAATCTTGATAATAAAGATCCTCTTTGGTAGCAGCATGAACATCGTTTGTGACGACTACTTTTGTATGAGTATCGTTTGCCAACCGCATGATTTTCTGATTATATTTTGCTTGTTCACTGTTTGCGTGAGCCTGAACCTCAAGATAATAGTGAGGGAATAAGTTCTTATACTCTTGAACCAGCTTGACACAAGTGTCATAATCATCCGTTCTGGACAGCCTACTCGCCAAACAAGCAGACAGGATAATTAAATTATTCGTATCTTCCTTAGCGATATCCTCTTTTGTGATACGAGGACGGCTGTAAAAGCCATGAAGATGACCGAGTGTAGATAAGCGATTGACTGCCTGACGACCAGCTTCGTTTTTTGCGATGATAATCAAGTGCCAGTATTTACTGTTCTTGTCCTTTACTTCCCTGTCCTCGCACTCGTATGCCTCAATACCATAAAGAAGTTTTACACTAGGATATTTGTCTTTTAGTTCTGAGTAGTACGGCCAGCTTGTTACCTCACCATGTTCCGTAATGGCAATGGCTTTTAAACCGAGTTCAGATGCTCTTTTTAGATTTTCTTCAGGAGAAGAGTACCCATCTAGCAGACTATAATTCGAGTGCGTGTGTAAACTACTTGACATTCTTACTCCTTCCTCTTATCTCCAAACTTAATAATGTCATCAAAAAGCATCACATAGTCGTCAGTGTACTTGTTACCATGAAAATGGCCGAAGTACCAGAATGGTTTACAATCGTTAGGATAGCATTCGTATATATTATCAAAGAATATTTCAGTTGACTGGTCTACTGTGCTTTGATCAATACCACCGATAAACAATTCAGTTGGAATGAACCGGAATGGACAGGTATGCGTGAGCATAACATCAATATCATCGATTTGAGGATCGTGTGTAATATTCCAGATCTTTTTCTTAGTCTTCTCATTAGGCTGTTCATCCGGCCACCAGTTCCATCCACGCTCCAACCGATAACATTTATCTACGGAATAAGCTCCGCCACAAACAAGACAGTTCAGAATTTCCCTATCAGCAAGAATCTGGTAAACTTCGCCATCAATAGCGAAATACTGATTTGGATAATGTGAATCATGCCACACCTTACTACAAATATCTCCACTGATTTTCTTTGTCCTATAACCATCCTTACGAGACGGGCGGCGCTCGTGGTTGCCATGAATACAAAACAGATTTGCAGGAATATCTGCGGCGATAGTCTTGATACTCCATTCGCAAGGGTCGTCCTTGCCGTAATAGTTCAAACCGACATCGCCAAGGCAGACAATCCAGTCATTCTTTCCAAGATTGTGTTCGTGGCAAAACTTTTCCAATTCTAAAAAACGATTGTAATCACCATGAATATCGCCTGTAATGTAAACCATTCATTCACCCCTCTCATAAACTCGCCAATGCCATGTGCTACCATCGCCCGGATAAAACCTATCGCAAAAGTCCTCAAAACGACATCCTTCACATGGATCATCTTTTGATAAATCTATCACTGGATGGCTTTGGCATTCTGCGATAAATTCTTTAACGTCTGCTTCAAACTGTTCAGGCATCAGCATTGTCAATTAACTCTCCATTTTTTACAACCTTAGCCTTATCATCCCAATATTCATTAGCTCCAACCTTTCTAGGAGCAGTGCCAAAATGTTCTTTCCATTCAGGAAGACTCTCGTTGATGGCATCAAAATACAGTCCCCATTCAGCACAAGCCTCAAGTGCGTTATAAAGCAGTTCACCTTCCCGGCAAGTCCAGAGAATCAAACCAGCACCATGCTTCTGTTCCTGAATTGCCTGATAGATAACATTCCAATTCGGCTCACCAATATCAGGATATTCATTCTCGCAGAGCGTACCATCAAAGTCGATGGCGATAGCACGTTTCCAATTTCCCATATCAAATCACCTCAAAATCAACAATCTGTGCCTGCGGAGTCACCTTGTTTCCGTATTGATTTAAGGATAACCGGCACACAGCATTGATATATTTTTCTTCCCGACCACCATAAAAGTCATTGTTGATCCAGTCAATCATCCGGCCATTATCTACAAAGCACACAAAATCAATGCCTTTTTCTTCGTCAGAATATTTCCACATATTACCGTTCTTGCCCATCGGAGCACATCCACTATGAATCAGCGGGATGTTTTTAATGTAAAAATACGGCTCAGAGATTCCCTGTGCCCAGATTTTATGCATCTCGTACATGGTCTTCGGCAATGCAACGGTCAGCCTACTATAGTCAAAATCAAAATCAACTACGATCGCCTTACTCATCGTGACATTTTTAAGCAGCTCATTACAATCCGCAATCGCTTTTGGCACATTTTCTTTCTTGATTTTCACACCAGCTGCGTTATCATGACCAAGAACTGACTCAAAATCTCCGGTACTCATCAAGAACTCCTTTAAACTTTCAATCGGAGAACCGTCAGGATTTCTCATTGAACCACCGTAATGATCCGGTTCATCAGCGAAGGTACGAAGCAGTACGCACGGTTTTGCATACATTTCAGCCAGCTTGATTGCCACAACACCAGTCAGAGTGTTATCAAGAATGCCGGTGGAGTTACAGAAAAGAATCTTATTCTGGTCTGCACCATGCTTTTCAATCAGTTCCTGAAGCTCTGCGACAGCCTTATCCTTGGCCTTGTTTTGCTGATACTTACAAGAGGAGCACTCGCGAGCCACATGCTGCGCCAGAGTTTCATCAATCGTAACACCAGCATTCTTACCACGAGTCGGAGTGTACTGGAACGTCTGTTCCTCACCAACCATCGCACGGAACATCCGCTTCTTTTGCTCGGACGAGCCAACGCGAATCAGTGCGTTCATCATCGGAACGACGTAGAATTGAACGTCATTGATAGTCGGGTCACCCTTGATGTTGAAACTATTCGCCTCAATCAAAGCACAAATCATCGGATTTACAATTCGTGCCAGACCTTTCGTGCAAAGGCGCTTTGTCTCATGCGAGTGCATATCCATAACGTCACCGATGTTTCCGACGGCCACCAGATCAAGATATCGGTCTGCAACATCAGTCCAATTATATTCATCAACAGCCTGAAGGAATTTATACACCACGCCAGCGCCAGAAAGTTCCTTGTTAGGATATGTACCATTCTGATTATTGACGATTACTGCGTAAGGATTCTCTCTATCACAGATATGATGGTCAAGAATCAGAATATCGATGCCCTTATCACGAAGTTCTTTGCATTGCTCAACATCGTTACTGCCAGCGTCAGGAATAATCAGCAGAGTGGTTTCAGGTGGAACCTCAATTTCTTTAGAGAGTCCATGCTCCTTGCCACTATGATGCAGAACATTGATTTTTCCAAAATAACCAATCGTCTTCAAATACTGAAACATCATTGAGGCACTTGTGAAACCATCCACATCACAGTCTACAAGGATAGAGATAATAGACTTATTCCAGATGTGTTTGTTCAACAGCCTGACAGCATCTTCTATGTTGTCCAGTTCCCACGGAGAATTTAAGCAAGAATCATCCAGATTCATGTAGGTCTTATAATCCTCAATCCCTCTATTCTCCATAATCGTTCCAATCGGGTCTGATAGGTCGTTCCTACTCCCATTCCAGAGTTTTACATTCATTTAATTCTCCTAACACAGTTCTCGATCAATGCCTTAAATTTTTCAGGATTATCAGTCGGGGCTTCCTTTTCATCCAGAATCCCTTTATCATCTACTACAGCATACACACTTACGCCATCAACGAATCGATTGGCGAGAACCATAAGCTCACTAAGCTGAACGTCTTTATCAAAGACAAAACAAATATCAACGCAAAGACGTGTCAAAATTTCAATTTGATTTTGTGAAACCTTCTTACCGCCAGTCGCCACACAGTTGCAGACATCCATGTTCCACATCTGCATGACAGACTTTTCAGCTTCACCAACATATACCAGACCTTCATTCTTAATGTACGGCTCTGTCTTAAACAAACCATACAGAATACGGTTTCTGGCACACGGCTCAAGATACAGATACTTTAATTCACCTTCAGGCGGCTTACCAAAGTATCTTCCCTTTACACCAACCAGAGTGCCAATTTCATCTCTTATTGGAATCGTAATTCTATTTGTTAGTTCATCAAAGCCAATCTCAAACTCCTGCTGCGTCTCATAAGATATCCCATCGTCAGCAAAAATCTGGTTCACATAAGGTTTGTAATAACCGAGGATGGCTTCGGAGATGGGGACTATCGGACGGTCATCCTCGTGTTCTTCACCTTCATTTTGCATGGCAATGAGCTCTTTTAGAATCAACATACTTTTAGGAAGGTCTTCCTCGAAGTTGTGATAATAGTCAAGTCCAACCCATTCGCAGATTTGCTTAATAGCTTTTGGGAAAGACAGTTCCAGAAAGAACTGGACGACAGAAATCAAATCATAACTGGTCTTTCCATTTGCAATATCTCGTGTGTAATCTACCGCAGTAAGATTTTCATTCTCGTAAATGCAGAGTGCCGTTCTATTATCACCATCTGGATTTGCACACTGGTAATAATCAGTCTTGTGACTGATGTGATGACAACCAAGTTCCTCCAGAATCGGTTCAATCTGCTGTTCTTCAAGAATGTAATTTTTCAGATCTGCGATATTTACCATTGTAGTTCCTTACTTTCTGGTGCAGACACCGACCTCTTTCCAGACATTCTGGTTCAAATTCACTTCAAACATGATTTTCTTCTTCTCACCAAAACGGTTCTTATCGATGTTTCCGACGTAATACCGTTTATCTGGATTCAACCGATGGGCACAGTCACCGCCCCATTCAGGGTCATGAGAGATATATTGATACTTCGCAAACTTATCTTTTGGGATCTCCTTGAATAGAACCATTGTCCAAGCAACGTGCTTAATCATCTTTGACTCAGCAATATTATTTGAGTTCAGTTCATCAGGAAGATATTCATGAGCATTTTCAGCCAACTGGATACTACCGTAGATAAAGATTTTAAGGTTTTTCGCAATCTCTTCAAGTTCGGTGGCTGTAACCTTAAACGCTGCCCATTCACCAATCGAAGCAATATCGTTCTTTAGAGTATCATAGAACACATACTTGACACCCTGGGTGAGAGCTGCCTTCTGGATTTCGAACCGCAAAGACTTATCACTGTAATCAGCAGAGACATCCTTTGCGATAATCAAACCCTGTGATTCATTCTCGATCCACTGGCAAACATCAAGCACATTGCGATACTCTTCACTTTCCTCGTAGACACGAGCGGTGAATTCATCAATGCTTTCTATGTACTCTCCATCTTCATTTTGTTTTCGGAAGATGAAGTCCCCGTTTGCATCACGGTACATTCCAAGGGTGATTTCTCGTTCATCCTTATGAAAACGATGACCATGCAGCTCTTGAAACTCAGGATTATTGATAGCAGTGACCAGTAAGCAGTATCGGACGGATTCGAGATCCATCTCATTTAGCAGCAGAAGTGCTTTTTGCTTCTGAACCAATGTGACGTATGCAACAATCGCCATCATATATCTAGTCTTGCCAGCATTAGATGGCATACCATTAAACATCACTGTGCCCAACTTTAACCCTCGGAACAAATCGTTCATGATAGGATACTGGAACGGCAAGCCCATATCAGGAACGCTTAGACGTTCATTGACCATCGGCAATAGACCGTTATTCAAAATCTCAGCGTCATCGTTTGTAATGATGACGGTATTGATCTTGTCGGCCTTACCACGAATCAGTTTGTAAATGTCCTGAGCACTAAACATTTCAAACTGCCGATGCTTCAAGATTCCTTCAATGTTGAATCCGTTTCTCTGATACTCACGAAGTAACGAATATTTCTTCAGGATATTGAAATATCCCTTGATATCATCGTCATTCGCAAGGCTCATGTAGTATTCAATGGTTGACCAGCCCTTCAGCCGCTTATACTGGGACAATCTGGACTCGTCTTCAGCCATAAACGTTAAAACAGATGTTTTATTGAATTCTTGCGTCCGAGTTTCGTAAATAATTAACGCTGCATCGTAGAAAAATTTTGTTGCTTCATCGGCAAAATCGTACTTGCTCTTGACATAATGCCCATACTCAACCAAATAGTCAGGATGCTTGTAAATTGCGCCGACAAATAGAATTTCGTTCGGGATATTTGAAATGAGTTCCACTCATCCACCTCCCTCGTGCTTTTATATCTCATCGAGAATTGCATTTATATCAATTTCATTCTCGTTTTTGCTCTGTTTTGGTACTGTTTTCATCCGTTTCAGTACCGTTTCCGTCAGGTTTTCCTTCGTTTTACCTTCGCATTCACTACGAATCGAAGCTTGTCTTTCTTTTTGTTCGAGATAACTCGGATATTGTGCCAGCAAAACAGCCAAGTCATAGTTCCATCGCTGGCTCATATCACAACCCTTTGCTTCTTTCTCGGCAATTATCTTATCTAGTCGGGGTTTCGCTAGAACCCACATATCGTAAAGTTCTAGCGGAGGAATAGAACCTCTATATTTGTAATAATTGCCGGAAATCAACTGCGTAAGTTTCGAGTAGAAGCTGCCCGGAACAACCGCCGGGGCGTATGTATCTCGAATATGGTCGAAAAGAATCTTTTTTTCTTCCTGTTTGATCTGTGCAAGCTCACGATTGTGGTCTTGTTCTCTCTTTTTGGAAAGAAGATCATCGACTTTTTTATCCGTAGCATCTTTTACTGTGTCAAAAAATGCCCTTAGCAGGTCATCTGTCCAAGGGCGTTTTTGATTTTTCTTTTTTTCTACAAAGCAATCCTTGTGGTAAAAACCAGTCTTGTCGTAGAAAAAAGTGCTACGGTCTCGCTCGATGAAAATGTTCTTCCCGCAAATTTTGCATTTACGGGTAAGTTCCATTAAGCCAGTTCCTTCTCCATGATTGCGGCAACCTTCTTCAGTTCCTCGATATCAGTCATGGAACGGAATCGAGTAGACAAGCCAGCTTCCTCAACCGCATTCTTTGCTGCGTTTTTCTTAATCGGAGATGCATCAGACAACATCTTGCTTAGATTGGCCTTTAGCTCATCAAGCGAAAGTTCTTTCTTTACATCAGAAGATTCTTCAATTTCATTCTCATCAAGACCAAGATCACGCATATTCAGCTTGATTTCAGTCTTGACTGCATCGCTCAGTCCGTTTTTAATAACGAAATCCTTATTCTTTGCACTATTAGAGATAAGGCTTTGGTATTCCAGCAAGGTAAGATCTTCAACAATTTCTTCGTCTCGATGCACATCAGATCTGTCTTTAACGAAATAAGCAAGATGTGCACCGTTCTGTTTGTACAGACGAATTTCAGTATCAACATTATGACCCTGACCTTTAAATCCATCAGGAATCTTTCGACCAGTCGATACGCTAACAGAAGAACCATTCACAATCTTGTTTTCAGTCTCGTCCTTTTCGCGGCAGACAACAACATAATGAACACCAGTTGCATTCAAATCCAGAATTAAAGATTGGCCCTTAAAGTTCAGTTGCTGGTAGTCCTTCAATTCCATACCAGCGCCTTCAATCTTGACTGCCTTTTCATCGCCAGTCAAACCTTGTGCGTTTGCTTTTACTTTTGCACGCTTTTTCGAGAATTCCGAAAGCCCCTGCTTACAAGTAAGGGTCAAAATATACGTGGAATCAACAACAATCGCATCAGCACGGAATGGATTACCATCCGCATCGAGAATTACGCTTCCATCCGAATACTCAAAGTCTTCATCGTCAGCAACAGTCTTAATGAAATCCTGTACCTCTGCGAGAGACTGCGTATATACAACAAGCAGGTTTTCAGGATTAACACCATTTGCCTCAAGTTCCTCTGTGTAATTGTCAACAGAGCCATTCTCGGTATCAATATATAAAACACGAAATGGACGGCCATCAGCATTCTTCAAATAACACATCTGCATAGCCAGACGAGATTTCCCAGTCCCCTGTTCGCCATAGACAAGAATCTTAATTTTCTTGCGAATGGCATTTGCCTTACGAATCATAGCCATATATGTAAATTCCTCTCTAAATCTTTTCTTTTATTAAACTTTCAAACACTCATACCATGGATCACCAGTCTCAACTGCATGAGCAATATAATCCAACTGGCGGGTAATGCTATCCACACTATCAGCCAGAATATCCTTACACCCTACCGGAATAGCATTATCATTACATTCCGCATAAGCTATAGCTTCTTCAATAATCTCAGGATGCGTAGTAAACAAAATAGACATCATGGGAGAATCTTCTTCTGGCTCTTTTTCAAGCGTCTCAATATAAACAATGTAAAACTTCATGCCATTATAGGCAGTATATTCAAGAGTATTTTGCATAACTAGCCCTCTCTGTATCCTGTATTACTTAGCTAAGACTAAAAATTACAGTCCCCAGTCATCTTCTTCCTCGTTTACAGGAGTTGCAGTAGACTTGTTAGAATCACCCCACCAAGAAGTGTCGTTCTCAGCGGCCTTACCGTCGAAGTCCTTCTTTGCCTGAGCATTGGCAGCAATCTTTGCCCGTGCCTCGGAGATATTGTCCTCAGTGTAAGTGGGCTCTGCATCCTTCTCGCCAGGGTTCGGATCAAAGGAATCAGGGTTAACACCCTCAATATACAGCTTGCGAACCGCCGGAGTGCTCTGGCGCTTCATCTTGTTGGGGCCACCCCAGATATTCTCGGTCTCAACTTCCTCAACCTTCTGCTGATTAACGATAGGGCCAAAGCACTCAAAACTGGTATAGGGCTTCAAACGCTTACGAATAGAGTCTGCCAGAACCTTATTCTGAGTGTTTGCCTTATAGTCAATGAAAAACTCTGCATCCTCGATAGTGTTGTAATTCACGATCTTTGCATCGACAACTACCTCATCGCACTCATCGCTCTTGCGGCAACCAGTGTAAATAATGGTCTGAGTAAACAGAGCCAGCTCCTCGAAACCCTCTGCATCGAAGTCAATTTCCTTGGAGCTCAGAGACACCTGAGTAGGAACGAAGCGGATCTGGTGCTTGTCGTTGTAAGTGCTGTACTCGATGTTGCCACGGATATACACGTTGTCACCGTCATGCAGATTCTCGGAAATCTCCTTGGCTGCATCGAAGTCGGTCAGAGTCTTGTTATCATTGACAACCTTACCAGACTCATTCGTCTTCTTGGTAACACCGACCTTAACGCCAATCATATCATAGCCTTCCGGTGCAACATAAGTCAGACGATCCTTCCAAGCGACTTCCTTCTTATCCTTCTCGATGCCCTTGTCCTTATCGGCACGGCGGAAGAAGTAAACCTTATCACGAGGCATACCAGCCAGATCAATATAGAAAGTGTTTTCATTGGAAGTCTGAACGCCAAAGCTTAGGACACGGCGCATAGCGCCACTCTTGGTCTCCTTCTCGTTATAGAAGTTACTACGCTGGGTGCCGGTGACCTTACCAGCCATCTCAAAAGAACCACGGGTCTGAGGAAGATTAAAAATTCTATCTGCCATATCAAGTCTCCTTTATGTAATTTTGTTTCATTGATAATCACTTATATTTCTTTTTTGTTGTCTTGAATCAATTCATGCACTATTCATTTTATGTATTCTCCTCCGTTTGGCTTATTGATGGCTTATATTTTATACGGCATTCGCCGTTAAAAATCGTCCTTTAAAGGATTATGTACAAACATTGCGCCGAGCACTACTGGAAACCGTTCTGAACACTCAGGACATAAATCAAAACTCAAAAACAAACCATCAAGTTGGCTACCATAAGAGTATTGATGCTCAAAACTGATTCCCTGCTCGCTACCTATCGGCTTGATTTCACGACCACACCAGTTACATATTTTTTTACATGTGTTCATACGGCATCACCCCATTTTTAATATTCTCTATCACGGAACATTTTAGATTGAGCACGAGTCAGTCTGTTGTTCCGACCATACTTAGGTCTGAATGCGGACTGCAATTTGTTGTTTACATATTCGAGGTCACTCTCCAGAATCTTCGCAGCTTCTTCAATGTAATCTCGAATGGCACAATACTGGTCGTTGTTGATACAGTGCGTCTTTAGATAATCAAGCATATCGACTGCCTGATTTTTCAAAAGAAGTGTATCCTCAAGCTGAGTCTTACGCCGTTGGAAGAAATCTATATTCAACTAAACATCTCCTCCTTCTTTTCAGTAAACCTACTCCAATCCATCTTGTGATGACATTCTGGACACTTCAGCTCAAGCTTTTCCAGCTTCGTCACACAAAACGGACAAAGATATGTATTTTTCTCCTTCTGGAAAATGGGACTCGCTGGAATGCTTAAAGAACCGGGGTCGATGGTTGCATTGATTGAGATTTTGTTGTTCATCATGTCACCTCTTATTTGAATTAGCCTTTTATAAGTTTTCGTAACTCCAACTTGCTTGGTAAGAAGTCTCGGCAGAAATACGCACTGCCAAATGACACTCCCTCGACGGGCTTGTCCTTATGCTTGTCATCCATAAATCCGATTCTTGAGTCAAAGCAGAGCATTTGAACATCGTTATTGAAGATTTCAAATCTCGTCTTGCCTTGGATACTGTTTGCCGGAAGTAATAAAGCAAATGGTTTTCCAAGCTCATACGCTCTGCGGAGCACCCTATCTTTCTTACTAAACGGCGGATTTGAAATCATAATATCCCAGCACTCAGGTTCATATGTAAAGAAATCTTGCCCATTATCAATGTGGCTGCACTCTACTTGATATCCCGCTTCTCGAAATACTTTTGCGAATTCAGACCAATCCTTATCAAATGGACACCAAATCACTACTTGGCTCGATGGGGGGATGAACTCAAGCAACGGAGTTACTGCGTACCGTGGCGTGTATCGCTCATCTCCATTAGATGAACGGTCTGCCGTAAGATAACCCTTATTTTCTGGCATTTTCGCCCTCACTTTCGATGTAAGCCGTGAACTGTTCTGCAAAGGCACGAGCAACACCATGAAAAGTCTTGGCTCTATTTTTCGCATCCTCACCACGTTTGGCTGCGCCACGATTCCTTACATTGCCTTTATTGGCCGAAGTTCCACAAGGACAATACGGACCCTTCGGTTCAACCGCTTCAACCGGAACCAGATTAGGAAGACCTTTCAGCCATAAACAGGTCTTCTTTGTCCATGGGTGGTCCTTACCATAAAATTCATATGGCTGAATCATCTGCGATGGTTTTGGCATTTTATAGACAGCACTTGGAATTGGATTCTCAACACAAATGTGTTTAATCGGTGCGTTATAAAACGCCATAAAAAATTCCTTAGCTTCCAATCCTTGTTGATACCGTTCTTGATTCAATTTGTGCCCAGCCCACAACCATCGTGCGCCAGCATTTGATAAATATGTACACGGAGGATGCGCAATCAATAGATCCCACTGCTCAACATAGTGTTGTATGCCATCCATTGTGACTATCTGCCCACCCTGTAGAGCTACCAGTGCATTACCCAAAATATGCCACTCTGGGTGACCACCGGACGGAGGTTGAATATCGCAAGAATACGCTTCATGACCAAGCAATCGAAATGCTTTACAAACTTCCTGTGATTCCTCACAGGCAATTAGAACTCGTAAGATTACACATTCCTCCTTTTCGTATCCTGTGTAATATATCTAAAACTTTAAAAATGAGCGAAAAACAATAGACGTATTAACGTCATATTATTCATTCGCTTATAAAACAAAAGTTCTAGCAGGTTTTATGTACGCCCTATCGGGCTGGTGGGACGTAAGGGACTCGAACCCCTGTGAGGTGTTATTCTCATCACCCGGTTATGAGCCAGGAGCTTTAACCAACTAAGCTAACGTCCCATGCAAACGCCGACTTTCATCGGCGCGATACCAGTGAAGGAATCGAACCTTATCTCTCGGTGTTTCCGAGCGCTTTTACCATTAAGCTATCCAGCCGTATACCTCAGAATTTAATTCTCACTATCCAAGCTACGTCGCGTTCCAATATGATCACTCTTGGCAACCATGTCGTAACATATAGGTTTCTTTCGGCTCTGAGTAACCGGTGCAGCGTAAGGGGCTGCGTGTGGAGCGACTGACGGGGTATGATCCCGCAACATTCAGATTGGAAATCTGACGCTCTGCCAATTGAACTACAGTCGCATAATCACCCAGCTTGCAAAGCACTACTGCACCATCACTGGCGAGCTGGGAATAATAGTGGTAATCAAAGGAGATCAACAAACGGTACGCAACCATAAGTTGATAATGGTGGACACGACCCGATTTGAACGGGCACACCGCTGTTAACGGCAAAAGAGCCTAAATCTTTCATGTCTGCGATTCCATCACGTGTCCATAAATTGAGGGTGTCGGGATCGAACCGACGATCGGCTATAAAGCACGCTGTCTGGGTCAAAGCCAGATGCCATTTACCACTTGGCGAACCCTCATTATGTAACTTGGCTTGCTGCGTCCTACTGCTCCGTTTTTTTGGAGAGCCAAGAATAATAGGAAGGTATTCATGAAAAGCAAGTGGAATACTCCACTGGTCCAAAATGTCGAATTCGAATCGCTCTTCTGCGTCCCAAACGCAGCGTGCTGCCATTACACTACATTCTGGATATGGTGCTACCGGAGGGGTATGATCCCTCAATTCCTCTCGGACGGTTGCTTTTAAGGCAACTGTGTCTCGCCAATTGCACCACGGTAGCATATAATGTGGCGAGATAACTCGCCACATGTATTATTTTCTTAATTCTTTCCTAGTTGCCGGGAGGCCATAATATCTACACCATTTTCTAACGGCATTATCAGTCACTCCATATTTTTCGCCAACCTTTAAGAAAGACATAGTTGTTATATCATTCAACAAAGTTTCTTTTGATGGCCATTCAACATTCCTTCTATCCGGCGAATGCCTATAGCATTCTTTACACAATGTTCCTTTCGTATTGTATTGTAAAGGTTTGCCACACACAGAGCATCGTCTGCATCTACATTCTCTTTTCTTAACAGGAACTGAAACTTCCTTTTTAGTAAATTCGATATTGTTTTCTTTAATCAATCTTTTAGCTTTGTCGTACCAACTCTTCGCGGAATAATTTATACCAATTTTAGAAAGTGCTTGTTTTATATTTGGTGATACTTTAAGTGCTTCTATCAACTTTTCTTCTGGAACGGCCTCTTTGTATCTTATATTTTTCCCGCAGTAATTATCTGTTTGAGCATGACAATTTGGACATAAAAGTTGTAGATTGCTCAACTCATTGTTAAGCCTATCTCCATCTACATGATGAACCTCCAATGGAATTTCATGTCCCAACTATTCTGTATTGCCACAACATTCACATTTATGAGGTCTTATGTAAAGCAAGGCTTTCCTTAACTGACTGCTAAAATATACTCCCTTTGTAAATTTTGACAAATCAAAGTTACCTTTGTTCTAGCCTTGTCCAGTAAAATGGGATATGTCTATATTATTCTCTTCAACATATTTCTTTAAAGCCGAGTGAGTTCCACCGCTGTTGTCTTTATATCCAAGTTTTCTTGCAACAGCATCTAAGCTTTTACTCTCTCTAAAAGCTTGCTCAATTTCTTTTTTTGTAAATTTGTCGATTCTTTTCATGAATTTGCCTCCAATATCTAATATGTGGACGTTCGGACTCTGGTGCCAAGGACGGTATTCGAAACCGCATGTGTTTCCACAGCGAGGTTTGGGCTCGCCCTGTCTCCCATTTGCAGCACCTTGGCATATTGCCGGTCTTTCCCGGCTGTCAGCCCCGCGCAGGGCATTTTCGGAGGAAGAAAATATCTTAGTTATTCGTGCCGATTCTCATAGAATTCATTCCGTAACTGAATAATACCCTTCTTGCAAAAAGATTCCTGGTCTTTCTCTCGTTGCTCACGCATCCAACCATAGAACAGGTTATCCTCAGCAGTAAACAACTTTGCGGTATTTTCATAATAGCCACGCTTCTGAACGCTCTGCATAACACCACGCAAGAACTTCCAGTGCTTATAATAAGGAAGCTTCAGCTTAAACATAAAATTGTTGTTATCTCTCAAAACAAAGCCTTCAATATGCTCGATGCCATGGTACAGATAATTCTCATTCATGACCTCTTCATACCAAGGATAGAATTCACTCCAGCTCTCAAAGATCTTAACCTTCTCCTTAATCTGCAAATGACACTTTTCAGCAACACGCTTCAGATCATCGTAATCCATCACACTGAAGTTCATATCATTCGCAACAATATCCAGCAAAACAATGTGCGGTTTCTTGTATTCGATGATATGAGCATCATTCACAGGATCAATCACTTCAAAAATGATGGAACCATTCTCTTTTGCAACCTCCTTCAAATTCTTACGGTCTTCATCAGAGGTCGTATCCATGAGAATCTTTCGGAACATATCTGCAAAAGGCCCTTCAGGAGTGGATTTACTTGCAATGAACATACCATCCTGTTCTGCATCATACGAGACAATGCCAAGAAATCCGTTTTCCTTCAGATATGCAGTCACCGGGAACTTCAAAGTGTTCTGTAGGTTTCCAATTCTCGTTTCATTCCGCTCATCGACCGCAAAGGACTTATCATAGCTTCGAGCTACAATCTTATTCGTCTTTGTGTTAATGAACAATCCCCTTGCTTTGGTAGAAACCTCATCCCAGTGCTTCTTATAAAATGCTTCACGAGAGAAGTTGAAGGAAGAAATATCTCCGAATCGCTTCTCAAACACATATTTGCTTTGACGCATCTTACTGACAAGTTCTGCGTTATCGAACTCAGTTTTCATTTCAACGGCAGTTTCAGTCTTTGGCTCCTCTTTTCGGAATACATCGTTCTTTGTTTCTACACATTTGATTGACTGACCGTGTTCAAGTTCCACGCAACGGAGATATCCACCAAACTCAATTTTTCCTTCGAGGTTGTAGCACCGATGCCCCATATCAATAGGAACATCCTGCACATTTCGATGACCGAATATCTGAATGTAGCTATCCGGCATCGATTTTTCCCAAGACTCAGCCACGGTTAGCATATCAGGATAGCGACCAACACCCTTTACCATCTGGTCAGTAGACACGAATGGTAGAAATTCAGGCAAATAACTCAAACCACCATGGCTAACGAAGTATCTTTTCTCGTCGTAATCAAAATAGGAGCACTGTCCTACTCTCGAATAAACCTTACGAGCCGTATTATGGTCAATCCCTGCTTTGAAAAGCTGCGGACGAGTGTAGTTTGCGAACTCCTCGCTCTGAACCGGTTCATCATGGCCCCACTTGTTCAGCCACCGTTCGTGATTTCCTTCAAGGAGAATTACATTCTTCCGATTATTGTCTACAACATCACAAAGGAACTTGAACATCTCTACATTCTCAATACCGCGATCCAGATAATCACCAACAAAAATGTACAGTTCATCATCCTTCAGGTCACCAAGGTACTCTTTCAAGCAACTGTAACATCCATGTACATCACCGATGATATGAATTTTGTTCCAGTTGTTAAAGTCCTGCGGAACATAGTTCAATTTCTCAAGGACATTTACATCTGACGAAAGTACAGTCACACCAGACGGAATCTTCTGTGTAGCAAATCGCGCATACATCTTATCAATAGCAGCATCTGGAACTCGCTTCAGAGGAGCACGAAGCGCATTACGCCGTTTACACTCATCAATCGGCAAATCAGTCATGTCGATGATGTACATTCTGTATCTGTACTGCTTTGCAAGATTCTTATAGCGATTGATTTCAACAGTTTTAGAGTTCGTTGCATCAATCACGGTAAATTCACCGTGAGACATCCGAACCTCCAACAGTTTAAAGAGCATATCCCAGACAACATCATCGTTCTGAGGAGAGATTTCCATTGTGCCAGCCGGGGTTTCCTGACCACCCTGACACATAAGGCGAATCGTATCGGCACTAAGCGTATACTTTTCCAGATCATGCTCTTTAATATAGGTGGATTTCCCGCATCCGGGTGCTCCACGGAAAAGAAGCAAAGTTCTCATTGTTTTCTCTCCTTTTACTTAACGCATTATCATTATTTATTCATTTCCAATTCTTTATAAAATGTCTATTTTAGTTTAGTATCCTGTGTCATATAGTTATGATGTTAAAATCAAGGGGCCGAAGCCCCCTGTTTTTAATTTTTGTGGAAGTATTCGACCCAGCCCTTGTATCCCTGCCGGAAACTAATGTAAGCTACCTTGCTACACTTTCTTCCAATAATGTCTGCAAGAGGTTTTTTACCATTTCCGAAACTAAGCTCCGCAAGGTTGAACTCTGAATTACTCTTACAGTAATCGTAGACCTTCACATACTCACCATTTCTGGTCAGATGTCTTCGATCTAAAATCTTTGTATGATGTCTTTTTTCGAGAATGTCATTCAGCCTCACAAAATAACTATGGATTGTATTTACAGACATCTTCGGGTCGCTGTCTACACCAGTTCTATCCTCTGTTTTACGAAGAATGTAATCACCATTTATGACATAAAATGTTCTGTATCCTCCCATATTGGGCGCATCATACTGTTTCATTTCATAACACTGCTTGATGATATCCATCAACCTTGCGTCAACATCAGTCCTATCGAGGACAGTACGAGATTCAAAGTCTACATCGTTAATTGTTAGATTAGAAACCTCACTAGAAGTAAGACCGATCCAGTACAAAACAGCAATCACATTCATACGAATCTGATACGCTTCTTCATACTTGTTTAAGAAACCAACAAACTCATCAACCGATGCAAAATACTTGTCCTCGTACATATTGTCTGAACTCACATCGCTCTCTGAGAATTCAGCCAAATCATACATGCTTGTACGATTTTCGTTCTTGATATAACCAGTGATTATCGATTTCACATTTCTGAATGAACGACTTGAGTTTACCCAATTGTATTTGGCAAACATCTTTACAAAATCATCTTTTGTGAAGTCGAATAGCTCATACCCGCACTCCGCTTCGTAGTCCATAACATGGTTAAGTGTCGATATAACAAACTCGCCGCTTCTATCAGAATACTTTTCAGCAAAAGCGTTGATCTTTTCTTCAGTAAGCATAATGGCACACTCCTTCTTATTATATGTAGTGTACCATTAACCCTTATAAAAAATCAAGCAAATGCGGCAAAATTCTGAAATTCCATAGTATGTTGTACGCCGCTCACGAACGCCGAGATCAAAAACGGTTCATCCTTGCATCTGGCCATTGCGATCATATTCATATGACGCTCAGACAAGACACCAAGCTTTTTGATAAACTGCCCTTTGTTAAGTGTGTCAGTCTCTTCACAGAGAACGATACTGTCAACCTCTAGGAAATCGCAATCTTCCTTTGAGAGCAGGACATGAACCGGAGAACGCTTGTATGTTCTGGAAGACAACGGATTCCCTTTGATTGTGGGACTGAAGAAGTTGCGCTTATTGTTACTCGTCACAACGAACGGTCGAATACCGCGCTGCTGATGACCTGTCGCATTGGATAGATCAACCAACCAAACCTCTCCGACCTTTGGGTCAATATTGTTGTCCATAGTCTTTCTCCTCTATAATAGTGTAGCTCCGTTCCATAGCTATATTATACAGGATACCTTTACAGAAGTCAATAGGTTTTCGAAAATATTTTTAGTGCCCGTACAACTCTGGATTCTCTGATACGAACACGCTGGTGTTATCGAAGATCATCTCATACGCTTTCTCTTTATCGCCCGGCCTAAACTCAACCCTCCTTACTTCGTAGCATTCTTGCCGCAGCTCAACATGACTTTCGTTTCCAAAAAATCCAATGCCTTTGACAATCCCATGTGTCTCTACACCAATATCGTTCATCTTCTTGCAGATCATGTGAACATCCACACCATTACAAATAAAGCAGACCCACACTCGCTTTTTTCTTATGTACTTCAAAAAGTTTTCAACCTGTATAATTTCCAAAACCTTTTTCTCACTCATTGAAATACCGCCTTCCGCTCACATAAACAACTTTCAAGATATATTATACACATCTTTTTGTTTTCGTCAATATATTACACATCTTTTTGTTGTATTATTTATCGAAATTTTAGATGATGCCATTTACTCAGCATCATCCACAACCAGCTTCGCGTCATAATAAAACCTGTGTGCGCCAAATTGTCCAGCAAATGTTGCTCCTCGCTCGTGCCAACTGCCGGGAGCTGCCGCCGGGGTTACAAACCATTGAATAGGTTTGTCCGAAATCTTAGCGCCGTAGTCAAACACCATAGATACGGCCAGCTCGTTCTCTGCCATCACATTCCTATTATATAAGGTACTATACCCATACTTCTTAAAGACTTCCTGTATTGTAATCCCATCAATCACAGCAGAATCATAAAGACATTGAGCCACAGCCATCTGACCTTCTAAGCTATCAGCACCTGCTTCACAAGCAACGATCTGCTCTGCAAGAGCACGCTCGTCATCGGTGAGTTCGCATTTCCCCTGGCTAAAGTTCACCACTTTCGTCTCAACAACAGTCTCTACAATGACTTCTGGCTCCTTTTCCTCTTGCTGCACAGTACTCACTGCCGGAGGACTACTATTATAAAGGTACGAATTGCTCTGATTCTGAATCACCGGGCTGATCTTCGATACCAGATTCCCTGCCAGCAGGCACATTATACATATAATAGCAATACTTTGCTCACGATTTATTAACAAATTAGGGTTAATAAGAATCACTTCCTTTCAAAAATATTGGTTTTATAAGCTGCGCAAAAATTCATACAACTCAATTTCACCTTGTAGCCAAACGACATCTCCGCCAGTCTTCAAATATACCGAATAGATTTCATCAAGATGCTCGAAGATAGATTCCACTTTCTTAACTGTATTCCAATCAATAGGTACACTACTCATAGTCACTCACTCCATTTCGTTCAGAAGCTCTTTTGCATGGTCAAGCACAGTATTGGAAACGACCTTGCCGCCGCGATTTAGAAGCAAGAACACACGCAACGTATCCTTCTTAGAAAGATTCCGCAAATCCGCGATAGCAATTGCAGTCTCATCAAAGGTTCTCTTATCCTTCTTAGAGAGTTCACTGTACAGATATCCTTTATAACGGAACCGATCTTCGTAGAACGCAGCAAGTGTCAGAAGTCTCTGCTTACCGTCAATGATTTCATAAAGGTAGTTCTGATTTTCATGCCATTCGTCCATGCCAATGTTTTTCAGAACAAATCGACCGATTTCACCACCCATAAAAATTGTCTCAAGAAGCAGTTTACGGTCATCATCCGTCCATACGGACCCACGCTGGTAACTCGGATTGCAATTGATGCCAAAGAAATAATACCTGTGAAGTAAAGATTCAATAGTCACGTTTGAGTAAGAAATCTTAATATCTTCATTCTCTGTCAGTTGAGATTTTTTCTCAACACCTGCTTTACGAATGTTAAACCACGTTTCGTACCTATATCCATCATCATAAGAAACACCGTAATATAAACCACCGTCGCAGACTTCATCAATCTTGCATCCGCTAAGATTACCAATCTCTACAGCATCTCCCACATCATAATAGTATGTAGGCTCGCCAGCACGACTTGCCATCTCAGGAAGCTCCGTAAAAGTAGGCGACTTACGAGCTATTTCTTTCGGTGCCAATTGTTTAGCTTCTACTGTCTTCTTTTTCAGCACAATAAAGCTCTCCTTAAATCTTAGTTTTTATTTAACTTTTCAAAGAACAGCTTTTGCTTCAATTCATCGGGAAGTTCAGGAAGTGGCATCCAGTATTCAACATTGTCAAGCGGAATGCTTTCTCGGCTTTCTGCCCAAGTCCCATCACTGTAAACGAATGCTTTCAAAATGTCTCCATCAGAACATGCTACAAACACATCTTCCATTGTCTTAGTAGGAAGTCCATCTTTTACACTAACCCAATCCATAGTCATACCATCCTTAAATCTCAGCTTTTATCAAAAATCAGAATGCAGCACTACCGGGGAACGACTGTCTACATCGCAGAACACACACTCCCATTTTGGGGATTCCTCGTAATATTTATAGTTTCCTTGCGGTTTCCATGTTAAAACCAAAACATTTTTTTGACTGCTATAATAAGCAGTATTCACCTCTGTTGCATCACATTCCCAGCCGCTATCCGTTTCGATAAAAACATCACTTGGTAGCTTTTCCAAAATCTTAATTAACTCTGTAGCAATCATATAAAGCTCTCCTAGAACTTAACTTTTATCAGTCGTATCAATCGCAACATTCAAAAAAGAAATCAATAATTGAGCATTTTCTTTTGTTAATGTCACAGAACTTAATTCCATATCTGGAGCATCACTGAAATATCCCAGCGTGATATTATTATCTGGCGTAGAAATACAAATGTCAACATTATATTTTCCATCGGTTGTGCTTAACCATCCAATGATTTTACTATCCATTTTATATCACTCCTTCCGGCCATGTTCCCTTGTTAACCGCTCATTTTGAGCATCGTCAAGCTTAATCACCTTCCGCTCACTCTGAGCATCAGCAAGAGAGGCTACTTTCATCATACTATACACAAGCACGATATTAGCCACCATAAGCAAAAACTATCATAGTCCACATTATACTACCCTCACATTTCTTTTGGCTTGATTATCTTGTATTGAGGTCGTCTCAAGCATACACCGCATAAAGATATTATTCAACACAATTATCAAAATTACCAAAATTTTACTAATAATCCTACGTCATCAATAGTTATATCATCGGTCTACACATCCTTTTGTTAAGTATCCACAAGAACCCGGATTTTACTCCGTCTCTGCCTTTCCACCAACTCCGGCGATAAACACCCGATGCTTTCCATTCTCGTCACGCTGCCAATCACCACCAAGCATCTCAACAGTATTCAAGGCTGTATGATAAATCTCAACGGAATCCATTGCCTTTTCTTCATCTCCAAAATCATTGGTATGAATCCAACGCCAATTATTATCCAACCAGCTGACAACTTTCATAACACCAGCCCGCAGTTCTTTTTCTTTCGTGTTTGTCATTTTTCCACTCCTTTGTTTTACATATCCTGGTTCACGGCATTCCATACCTCAGTCGAAATCATGTCGTTCTCATCGGATAGGCGATCAATCCAAGCATTGAGCACTTCACGGTACACTGTCATATTTGGACAAAAATGACTGTTGGTGAATACCGGCATATCGTCATTACACAGAATTCTCATAATAGCAGCACACACGGCTGCAGATCTTGATACACCAGCACCACAATTCACGCAGAACCAATCCGTCTTATCTGCTTCGTGATTGTCAAGAACAAACTTCACAATATTCTTGGCCTGAACATCCGTAATGCAGGTGCCTTCCAAATCAGTAGTGCAATCATCAAACTTCAGCGGTAGAAAAGTAATATTACCCTCACACTTATGAAAATCAATATGATGACCATTAGCTTCAGTGATTGAGATAAACCGAATCCGTTCAAAATGTGGCCGTCGGATAAAGTCTTCTGCATCTTCTGCGCTCATCACCGAGAACTTCCATTTTCTTCGATACATAGTAATAATCATTTCGTTTTCCCTCCAAAGAATTTAGGTTTTATATGGGTCTACGTTAAAAGCTTCCTTGATATATTCTGCCTTAACCCTTTCGAGCACTTCATCGACGATGTTAATAGCAATTTCTAACCCATGCACTTTACCATGTAGATATATTCTGTCACCATTCTTTTTCATATCGAGAGCAGACTCAAAATGCTCTCGTCTAGCGTCAATGTATTCATCATATAATCGATTGTAAATTTCTTCCAGTTCTTTCATATTCGCACCTCCCACTCAAAACACAAACGGATTGTTGTTCACTGTTATTATAATTGCCACATTCAAAGCAAACATTATAAATGCGGTCATTCCCTATCACCTCAATTTCTAAATTCAATATCTACAACAATATTCTCAGGCTCTGTCATGTACCTTCGTGCCAGCAGTTCTACCATGCGTTCCTTGTCCCCAAGATTGCTATTACGCAAAAGATACGAATAAACTTGTCTGCCTCTATACAAGAACACAGCCCATGCATTTCTCCTCAATGGATTCGTGGTCTTAATCATTCCATCGCTTCCTCCAGAGAGGTGGTCACGTCACCAAAGTCAAAGTCCAGAGCACCAATCATATCATCCAAAGCGTCTACTGCATCAGACAGGTTTGTACAAGCCTCGTCTGCCTTATCATACCGCTCACTCCCCTGCAGATTCTCAGGCATGTTATCACGATACTCTTCTTCTTCCCACTGAATATCCTCAACGTCTGATTTTACACTTTCGAACTCCGACACCAGCTCATCCAGCTTCTTACGGATAGAATCAAAGCGGTCAATGGTCTGCTTAATGTTTTTTCTACGAGTGTTATTCATTTTCAAATCTCCTCTCAATCTACAATACCAAGCTTGCAAATGTTTTTCGGATCAGTGATATAACCAAACGTCAATGTGTTTCGCAGATACCCTTTATACTCAAATCCACGATCACGAGCTGCCAAACGACACACATCTCGAATCGCAGACTCTCTCGGCCAAGAAACACCAGCCAACTGATACTTCCACTGAAGATCTCTCAGCTTCTGCCATTCAATCACAGGCTTCTTTTCATCTTCGAAACACAAGCCATTCTGCACGGCATACTTCAGAGCATCACACCGCTTGCTCTCTTCCGATGTGCAAGTTCCCCACTCATTTTCGAGACGGCGATACGCCCTATCAAACGGTGCTTGCTTCACTGCATCAATACCAAACGCTGCGCCAAGCAGGCCCAAACCAAGTAACAGTCCCATAATTCAAACCTCCATTTATGCTGTTCCCAGCTCTCTTTTAACAAGCGGACGACGTTTTGTTGCGTTTTTCAACCAATCGTTTCCACTAGGAGCTTGTCTATCCACTCTTGTATTACGGCCACTCCCTATCGGACACACCCGTCGATAATCATCAACGGTCTTACAACCAAGAGATTCAGCTTCGTCCAGTGCTTTTCGCACATAAGCCCATGTACCACCGCCTAGATCAGAACACTTTCCAATCACGGCAAGCACGAGTTCATCACCCATACGCTCAACATATTCTGCCAATGCCTTCTTTCCTGTGGCACCGAGCTTCCCGATATTCTCTCGAAATACGTCCTCGATAGATTTCGTCGTTGTCTCTTCATAAGACGAAGACGATATCTTTTCTTTTTCTTTCTCTTTTTCTTTTTCTAGCTTGCTCTTGCTTGCGTTTGCTTCGTTTTGCTTACGCTTGCTTTCTCCGCCAGCCCTTCCAGAAATGCGCTTACCTTCGATGTATTCAGCATCCTTAATTAAATCCCTCTTGATAGCAGGCCACACATACCGCTCATTTCCGTTAAGTTCAGGCTCCGTTCCAGACGATTTATATTTCATCATCGCCAGTACCAGACGCCCCACCTCAGCAGCACTAAGTGGTTCAAAGTAGCTCTCATAAGTATCCCAGATTTTAATATAAGTATCAGCCATCATACACCTCAAGAGTCTTCATGACAGTCCACGCCATAATCAATCCCAGAGTAGTATTCATCATCCACTTCTTCATCCAGACCAATATAGCGAAGCGTAATTGCCTGACTACTGTGATTCAGACTATGCTGCAACCACGCAAGAGCTTTTACGTCATTTGGATGAGATTCAATAAACTGATATCCGAAAGTTTTGCGGCAACTATGAGAACCAAGCTGTACAGAAAGATTTAACTCCTTACCAACTTGACGCATGATTCTACCAAAAGAATCTACATCAAGCGGATCGCCCATTTCTTTTGGATTCGCATCATACTTACGGAACACATCAGATTTACTCACGCTTGTTCCACCGTTTGTTCTCATGGAGTTCTTCCAACTGCCTTGCCGAGACGGGAAGAGCCAATCGTCATAAGACAATCCATCAATATTGATATAAGTTTGAATACACTTTAATGCCGGGACCGGAACTTTAAGAATGCGATACTTATTTGTTTTCTTTTCCTTAACACGAAGTTTTGCGTTGAAATTCACCACAACCTTTCCATTCATATCTGTAGCTGCTACATCAGAAACCTTCAAACGAAGCAAATCACTTGCTCTGAATCCTGTGCAACATCCTACATTAAACAAACACCAGTTGCGGTACTGACGTTTAATCCAAAAATATTCTGAAATACGTTTGATATCCTCTTTGTCTTTAATTGGCTGAACTGACCCATGATTTGCTTCCATACGAGTTAGGCTATAATTCTTTTTAACTACGTTCTGACGTTTTTCTTTGTTAGAAGAATCGTAGTCAGAAAAATCAAGAGCAACAGTATTTTCGATTTTCTTTTCGTTTTCAAGCGCACTCATCACATTCACCTTAAACTCCATACTTCAAACAATACTTACCGTAAGATAATCCTTCAGCATCTGCCATTCTTACAATCTCAACAAATGTTGGTTTATGTTTCTTTTTGTTCTTACATCGAATGGATGCCTCATTTCTTATTATCTTACGACATTTATCACAATAGAGCTTTCCACATTTAGGGCCATACCATGTAATGCCACAGCGATTACACGTTATGTTTCCATATACCATCATAATTCACACCTCAAACTTGTCAATTTTCCAATGATGTCGATAGTAATTTCCAGAGCTCCCACTCACAACGGACGCCTCACATGAATCACACCACGTTTCGTCCTGGTTCACACTATTTCCTTCCGAGTCCCGGCAATCCTTATAAAGCAAGAACATCTTTTCAGACAACTTCTCTTTATCTTTGTTAGTGGTAATAATATTCCCTTCCGCGTAGAAATCGCTAGAGTCGATACATTCATGTAAAATATGAATCGTCATTTTTATGTACCTCAATTCTTTTCAAACAGATCGTTGCGAACTTTCGGAGTAAACTGACGAGTGTCAAGTTGCTCAATGGCAGTTTCCAACCTACCATCCATCCAGCCCTTATCTTTTTCATTCATAATGATTTCAAGCAAAAACTTTGCATCCTTAGCTTCCCTACGCTTCCGGCGAGCCCTTTTAAGTTCTGCCATAAGCTGATAACCTTGCGCTGCGTTTACAGTCTTGAACTCAATAGCGTGTTCCAGATCATCAATCTCGTCGCCTGCAGCAGTTAAGTCACCATACACTTTTGAATACATTTCATTCAGATTACACATAGTCCTATCCGTAATGACCAAATCCTTTTTGAGTTTTGCAAGCCATTCGGAATCTTCCATCTGAAATGCGTATGTATTCGGCCTTACAACCGGAGCCGTTATATTCGGACTTTTGCCTGCGATGGTAGCTTCATCCATAGACTTCGGTGCGTAGTGCCCGCTCTTATACCCGGCGGGAAGCTTGTTGATTTCACAAATCGCCAGTCCCTTAGATTCAAACTGTAACGCCAGGTTAATATCACAAGTTGCACAAATCCGACCCCCTTTCCGCTTCATAATATAGTTATGACCATTCGATATTACGTACATTTACTTGTTCTCCTGTTCTTTCATCAGTTCTTTGACCGCTTTCTTAAACACTCGCATGGCTTTATCATTCTCAAGAAACACTTTTGTCTTGGGACTCGGAGCCCGACCATGAATACGTTTGTACTGCTTCATCATATTATCCATCTTGGTGAATCCAATCCTGTTATAAACCATACGATAAGTCCTGTGATAATGAATGGTTTTATCACCAAGCTTTTGTGCCAACGGTTCGATGATCGGGACCAGGTAAGTTGCCGTCTCACTCTGCTTCTTAGGCTTCTCATTAACAACTTCCTTGGCTTCCACCTCAACCACGGGAGCATCACTTACATTTACTTCAGGAATTACTTTAATAGTATTCAAAACTGGGCGAAGTTCATTTTGATTCTGATGCAGACGTTCAATAGATGCCGCGTACATATCTGCGACAACAGCACCCATAACGGATTTCCAAGTGGAGTCCTCTTCGATAATATCAATCGTAGAGATTTTCCCACTACGATTCGTTCTTTTAACATACTTCGCACGAGCGTCTTCCAAAACGAAACCATAATTACGATTCAGATATTCATAGATCTTGTGAATCGTTTCTTTATTCGTATAACCTTTTGTATTTGCAATCACACCAATCTTGCTATACAAATCTTTACGCCAGCCACTCATTTCATCCTGAAACACATTGCGAGGAGTGTAGCTCTTAGCACGAATCGCGTTATCCATCTGCTTTTCCTTAATCTGATGAACACACTGAGATACACTGCTAATTGCATTCAGTGCTTCATTGCTGGTGGCACGAGCTTCCTCAATCTGGTCACTAAGATCCTTCCTAGTAGAATCAAGTTCACTCTGAAGATTCTTCATACTATCAAACAGAGCATGAAGTCTTACATCAATGAACTCCTTACTCAGTGCAGCGTCCATCTGAGGAGTAGCCAGAACGGAATCACCATGCATCAGAGATTCCATAATGTCCCAGCAAAAATCCATAAACGCATCTGCTTTCGGCTGACGAGAAAGACGGCAGATTTCCATAACACCACGCAAACTGTAACATACGACTTCACGTTCTACCGTTCTATTTCCTTCAACTTTAATCAAATTGATTAAGGTTGAAAGCGGATCAAGGCGGTCTGCGTTTCGCTTGTGAATTGTACCAATTGAGATTTGCGGATTCCCATACTCAAGTGCCGCGCCAATCTGTTCACGGGTCATATAATACTGGTGTTTATCATTCTGGTACACATCCACATTCAGTGCGCCGAAGAGCTTAGAGGTTATTACGGTCATAGAATTGTTAGTAGCCATTTTGTTTTACTCCTTTTTATTTATTTAATAACGTAAATACGTTATTATTTCGCTTTCGAATTTTCATAGAAGAACTGTTTTATCAAATTTCTACGATTTTCCACCAATCGTATACGTCACAAGCATCAATACGAATATCACCTTTTAATCGCAAAACACTAAAATTCTGTTCACCGTTTTCATCTTCATAATATCTACAATAATGATTTACAAGAATATCGTCCACTTGTTTGTTCATTTCATTTTCCGCCTCAAGAATCGTATTGAAACCCTTTTTATAAACAACTTCTGGGAGAAATGAATTCTCACCTTTTGCAATATAAATATTGATAAGTGCAAACATTTTGTCCTCACAATCTATTCATCAAGCCGTCTCTTTTTCCATGTATTTCAAAGCGTTAGCGAGATATCTGAACTCCTTACTCTTGTGCATTCCATCAAACCACTGAGCAACATACCAGTTGCCAAGACAATCACAGCGACACTTCAATTTGCCAAACCTGAACTCCGGTCGTACCGTTGGCATCCTACTCAGCTTATTCCACAGGTTTAAAGCCTCTTCTCTATTCATTGGAAATGATATCCAAGGCTCATGCCCATCTGTAAATTCAAGCTTCAAAACCATATCATCACCTCAAAACTGATATTTCCAAAACAGCTTTGCATTGCCGGTAATGGTCTGCAAATAACAAATATACTCACTAAAGGAGCACACGCCCTTCATTTTCATCTTACGTGCTCCCACAGCTCGCGCAGCCACCTTCGGATCATAATCAACAGCGTCAATAAATGCACTGTCAATCATCTTCTGCTCAAACTCTTTAATCTTATTGACATCCATATCCATTACTCCTTACACAGATTCTCAATTTTACGGGTCACTTTAAATCCTTGCCAAGTCCAACTCATATCTTTATTACCGACCAATGCAACCATTCCTTCTGGGTCAAATGCAATCTGAAAATCCTGATAGTCAGAATAAGTTGCCATGCACTCCTCTGAATCTCTTTTTATGAAATCCTTTGCCGCCCGTTCACTCTTAAAAAACTCCGGCTCAAATGCTGCGCCGTCAGAACTGCATTCAATAACGCACCAAACCTCATCACACAGTTTCATTTTTAAATCTCCTTACTCAAAATCCCACCATGCGTTAATAGATGTATTCGGAACATAAACCTCAAGCATATGATGACCGTCACGAATCCATTCAGGTTCATAACCTTCGTCTCGCAGTTCTTTCATTAAACTCTCAAAATCATTATTAACAGACTCCACCGCATCTTCCATTGTTTTGTGCTCTACACGGTAAGGACCATTGCACATCGTATCGTCATAAATAACAACCACTGCTTTATTTTTCATATCTAAAACCTCAACAACAATCAGCTACAATTTTCTCAAGCATGTTCATAAATTCATTAAAATTATTAAAGCTATCACGTTTAATTTCTGCCCCGAAAATAGAACAATAAAGAATCTTTGCGCCGCTATCAGGGGTATAATCAATGCCACAATTCTCATATGCTTGAATTAAATCAGACGGTTTGGCATTTACGACATATACATCACCAAATTCTTCTACGATTAGAGTGCACTCATACCATAATCTTGTTTTATAATATTTCATTTTCTAAAACCTCGATTTTATTTAATTTCAATATTCATTTTGCCAAATAAATATTTAACAGATTCTTCAATCGCATCAATAGACCAAACATTAGGATTACACACACCAAGAATTTTATCGCCAGAAGCATTATCACGTGCATCACAAAAATGCCACCAGCTATTATCGCCAGCATCATATTCATAATAAACATCCACATCAATTTCAGGGTGACCATCTACATGATATTTAATCTGATCTTTATCATTAAATGTATCCGGTTTGTATCCACGTCCATTCCATCCAGAAGGATTCATCTTAGAAAGAAAATCTCTTGCAATTTCACGTGCCGTCATAAACTCATACTCCCTAAAATAAAAGCCTTTTTTGAATCAAAAGGTTTTAGTAGCTCAAACTTGTCGGTTTCTTCATTAAAAATTCCAACCGTCGCACCTTCTTTTAACCAATAAGAAAGTGTATCAAGTGCTTCCTTAATCTCGTCCATCGAGTTATCCCATCCACCATTGGAAACAATCACAACACTCACTCCCTTAATTCTCCATCCTCATAATCAAAAACATGACAACAATCTTCGCAGCCTTTCTTATACAGGTCGGTTTGAATCTTATCATTTACTGCATCTTGCTCAATAACCGTAATTAAATCGTACCACGAAAATGTCTTTCCGTCTTTAGAGTAAAAAATCAGCATACCCGGATAGCATTCTTTGTCTGCCGACCCCGTGGCAATCAACCAACCATTATGAATTTTGATTTTGAAATCATGTTCATTAACGTTAATCATTCATCTTTCTCCTTTATATTATTATCTTCTCTTCACCAAGCGTTTCGGTTTCATACGTTGTATAGACAAGCTCTGTCGGCTTGCTGTAACACGTTTTCATCCAGTCAAGTTCTGCATCACGCAGCTCTTTTGTGGGATAGACTTCATGCCCTCTATATGTATCGCCGTACATAAAGTGTCTGACAGAGTATTCAAGATGGTAATACATTATCGTTTTTCCAACTCCTCACACACTTTTGCAATGATAGCCAAACCTGTACGCCGAAAATCTGCATTGTAAGGATTTTGTGCTTGAACATCTAAATGGTACAGCAATTTTTCCAAATCAGAGCTATATTCAACGCCTGCTGTTTTACAAAGGACCTCGGCCATCGCTTGAGTGTCATATTTCATAATAAAACTCTCCTTTTACACACTCACGTTCTCGTAAACCCAACCGACGCCTTTACTATGGAATTCATCCACCCAAAGGAACCAATCATCTTGTGTAAAGTTACCAACTGGGAAACCTCTCCAATTCTGATCAAGAACTAATTCTCCACGTTCATTTTCCGTCCATGCAATATCAGTATTCTCTCTCCAAAGACGTTCAACAAACTTATCACAGTCCTCTTTATTCCGACTCATTTTGTGCATCCACTGTGCATCCGAATATGAATTATCAATAGGTTCTGCAACAGCACACGGGCAATTCTTACATGATTTTTCAATACAAGAAAAACAAGGACCGTTATAATAGCTCATAATTTACACCTCACTAAAATCAACATTAGCTAATACTTCATTACCATATTCAACAAGCGCATTCCTAAACCAGTTTTCATTCTTTTTCCACCACTGCTCTGCTTGCTGCGGAGTCATTTCAATTCCATTGTCTTTTGCAATACCAATAATATCATCGGTACACCAACGTGTTTCTGCAAACCAATACTGATTTACGTCATTATCCTTTTCCTGTTCGTCTTCAATATAGTTAGGGCAATAGTTGGTGTAGAAATCCACATCAAAAAGTGTGATAGTCATATCATTTCCGCTTAATTCACGTTCAACGTCAGCTACTTCTTCTCTGAGATACAGCTCAGACATAATACCGTCTTCATGTTCCTGAATCCATTTCTCTGTAATATTGAACTTTTTCGCCAGTTCATCAACCTCAAACACCCATGTGCCATAATTTGTATTCTTAGTGCCATACTCTACCATATAATCAGCAATCTGACGTTCCATCATGTTGTCATCCATCTTTATTTTCCTCCTAAAATTCAACGTTTATCAAAGTTATAAGTGACCGTCACAACCTTTTCTGCATCACCAATACGGCATCGATCTTCCCTCAATGCCTTTTCAAGACCATAGCTTACACTGTATGTGATACCGTTTTCAAACACGTCAGAACCGATAAATCCGAATGTTCTGTCAATCTCCTTCCATTCTCCGTGTTCTTCTCGATAAAGCGTATATCCATAGTTCTCACCGGAAAGATAATCGCTATAAGTCTTTACCTCATCACGCATGATTCGTTCTGCTTCATTTTTGGTACTATCAGAACCATCCGTAATAGCGGTCACAATCCAGCCAACATTACTATCGTCCCATGAACCTCTGAACTGTGTATCGCAATCCATGGACAAGCCAGAATGGTCATGCAGCCAAAGAGGAAGCCATGCAATATACTTATCAAGAAGAATCTGACAATCGCGAATCGAAAACTCACCAGTAACGTATGTAACAATCTCGTTATACTTCAAACCAACATACATCGGGTTTACCGAAACCTTTTCATTAAAAAGAGTTCCAATACCGCAGATGGCATATCTTTTTTCGTCGCTATAATTTTCATCAACAACGACACATGTATCTTCCAGCTTCATATTAAAAAGCGCATCAAGAACTTCATCATCATAACAATATTTGTAAACCAGGTTATTCCAAAACTCTTCCGGTGTTTTTGCATCAACCTTATCGCCCAGATTGTATCGAGAATGGAAACAGGCCATTACAGAATCGTGGTCATCCCACCAACGAGGATTATTATCCGCTTCATTATCGCGCTGGATATGCAAGCAATACAGATTATCGCCGTAAGTCCACTTTATTATTTCGTTGTCATAACAATACAGAGCAGTCATGTTTATTCTCCTTGAAGTTTATTCATACCAGTAAGTTTCTTTATCGTCTTCATCGATGTCATCATGATTTGCAGCTGAATAATCTACGCCATCAATAGTGACATATTCTTCGTCGAGTTCATTCACGGCATCTGCAGTAGATTCCGACACCTCGATATCAAAAATCTCTTTTGTTTCCGTATTCACCTTGCATTTCGTAGTGACTTCAAAGCCACCGTCCCAAACAGAAGTAAACATGACATCTTTAATATTTTCAGGGTATTTCGTATCAACCACTTCGCAAATTGCAAAATCCCAGTTTCCATCGCCAAGCTCAAAATGAGCGTCCGTCACATAGGCACTGTCATTGTTGATTTCAAAATCAACTTCTGTTTCTCCGCCAGATTGACTCACGATTTGCTCAACACGTTTTCTCATCTCTGCTTGAGCCTCATCAAGAGTTTCAAAACAATCAGGTTCGAAAATTTTCCGTTCGTTAACAGCGATCAAAATATAGTTTTTCATATCTAAAATCTCCCTTTTATAAAATGATTCCGTAATTCTTCATTTTTTTGATTGTCTCAATAGACTTTTTAATTCCGGTTGCTTTGCCATAATACCATGTCATTCTCTCTTCATCGCCTTCTTTTTGTGCAGTGTAAGCAATATCTTGGCAATAAGAATATTCGTCCTTTAAGGCAATGATAATCTTTTTAACATCATTCATATTCATTCACCTCTTATGCACTAGCCTTTTCTTCAAAAGCGTCCCAATCAGACCAAATCTTATCGACCTCTCCGTTCTTAAAACCATTTTTATAATCGGTAAACTCAACATAATAGTTGCTCGTCCACTCGTTCAAAGGATGCTCATAAAAGGCTGCGATTCCACGCTTCGTTTCAACAACAAAACTATCGACCAAAACACCTTCAATATAAGCACCAGTGTATAGTGCTTTATTCTGGTGCATCCAACGGCCAAAAGCACCCGCATTAAGATAAAACCGAGTCATAATTCATTCCACCTCCATAAGTCTACTAGCTAATTCTTCCAACATTTCTTTAATAGCATCAGCGTCGTCAATAAGTTCTCTGACACTAGAAGGACAACCGCCTTCCCCACGATGTCCCACCCACATCTCTGCGTGCTCATCAGCATCAAAATCACGAGCATATTCATAAACTGATTCAGGGAAGTTCTCAACCTCCACACAAACGATTAAGTTCTCTCCTGTTGGAGAATAATTTTCAATTTCAATTCTGCCATCACCTGTATAGTCACATACGCGCCAATCCAGCGATTCCAAAACATCAATATATTTAGGATGAATTTTCATAACTCATTCTCCTTTACTCTGCTATAATCATAGCTAGAACTGGTTCACCAGAATCCTTTAGCTGAAGTTCTAGGATATCGCCATCATCCACGACCTCACATTTGTTCAGATAATCCTGAAGGAAGAACATCTGACATTCTTGCCAAAAGATTTCTCTCGGGTTTTCGTTCTCATCTACAAATACATCCTTGTGATGAAAAGATTCATTCCAAACCCAACCTTCACCATCAAAACAAGCGTGAACTTCCATCAGATCCCACATAATCAGTCCTCCCCAAAAATATGACGCTTGTTAAGATCATCATAGATAATATCTTCAATTTTGTTTTTGGTATTATCATCGAGTTCTCCGTAAGGAGCATCATCAAGATAATAGAAGTAAATTTCATTTCCAAGATTCTTGTACATGACACTTACATAAAATCCAGCTGAAATTCCATTCAGTAAAGCATATCCAATACCGTATACTTCTGAATAATTGTTACCCATTAAATCCCACATAATTAATCCTTCCAAAAGTTGAGTTTCTTTTTGATTGTCATCTCAATTTCATCTTTATCACCGTCAGATAGAATCTTATTATCGTACTCGGAATAGCAAAACATAACGCTACGGCCATTATATTTATACATAACCATTGCTGTTTTTAATTGTTTGTCACGAAAAAAGGTTGCGCACCCAATCCCATATTTTTTAGAATATTCATTTTCAACTAAATCCCACATAGTTAATCCTCTACAAAAATCCCTTTCTCTTTCAAATAGGCTTTTAAAATATTCTCACACGTTTTCTTTTCTAGCCGAGTGCTCACTTCTAATAGACAATAAAAGAACTCAATAGAATTTGTATCTTCATATATTTTGAACATAAGTGTTACACACCCAAGCTTATCAATATCGTAAAATACAGCATATCCAATCTTGTTATCATTTGAATATTGACATTTAGCTAAAACCCACATTTTATCACTCCTCCGCATTCCTTACCGTAACATAATCAATATCTATCGGATTCGGATTGTCAGGTTCGATTTCTCCGGCAATAAACCTATCTTTTGCAATCTCATAAGCATCATCTTTATTGTCTGCTTCAACAAACGTTGTGTAAGTAACACTTGTTTCAATAGTAACGTAATAGCCGTTCATTTTATACTCCTCCAACATTCTTAAATCCATAAAGGCTATAACCTTTATATTTGAAATACCGCATCGCTTTGTTAATCTGAGAAGAGCTTGCTGTCGGATGACTTTTTAGGTATGTATTCTTATATTCGCACAGCTTTTTATACTCGTCACTTTCACGATAGGTTTTCAGTTTCTCACAATGGTCGTGGCAACCAGGATAACGATCCGGTGCCACACAGTAACGACAAGGATCAGTCATTTTCTGCTACCTCATCAATCCATTCTTTAATTTCCTTCCACGAATTAAAATACATCGGAAGGCTACTCCAATTACAACAAATACGAATATCACCATTAGAGCTTTCAAGTTCATCAACCCAATATCCATTACATTCCAACTTTTGTTTAATCTTTTCTACTCTACCAAGAGAGCTAAATACATCTGCGATGCAGTTACTCCATGCGTCGTTTTCAGGTACATTACAATCAAAATTTTCATTAAAGCACTCTGCTAATTCTTCTGCATACTCAATCGCTTCATCGTAAGAATAACCATATTTTTCTTCAATCAAGTCAATATTAAGTTCAATCTGGTTTTTTGCATCGCTGATACGATACTGAAATTCTCTATAGCGGTAAGCTGCTTCAATCTGTTCAGGTGTCATCTCCCAAGAGTTCCCATTCCAGCTAGTCACAACAATCTTATTTTCGTTATTCATACTGCAAACTCCTTTTCTCTCGTAAACTTAATCACCAGCGCATTCACGTTGGCTGCTTCCATCGTGCTCGCTTTCGCATCTTCATGGTTTCCTGCTCTAAGGAACACAACAGACTGGTCAATCAGTTTTCTGCGGTAGAAACTAAGTGCTGTGAGAATCACTTTCATATCTTTGTTGGTCATACTCAAATCTCCTTATCGTATTCGTACCCACCACCACAACGATTCTGAAGATACCAAAGAGCATCGTTTTGCGTTTCGTGACACGACACATGATAATTGAATCCGTAAGAATCATAGATAGCCAACTGATATCCACGTTGCACTGGAGCACCGTAATAAGGATGCATCATAACTTCACTAATATAAGCCGTATTCTTCGATTCCTTGCTCTTATAAACTTTCATAGTGTAATCTCCTTTTACATCATTTCGTAATAGTTATTGTAATATTTGAAAGATTTATCTGTTCTTTTATCTTCGTTGCATACAATCTTTAACGGAACCCACTTCAAAACAGTTGGTTTTCTTCTGTACACTTCACGTAAAGATAAGGTTCTACAAACATCAATGCGATCAAAATACCATTGATTGTCTTGATAGCTGTAATAACATGAAAGGTCAACATACGTTCCGTATTCTGTACCATCACTCATAAAAACAATACACGGAACGGAAAGATATTTTGATTCTCCTAAAATCCCAAAATCAAGTTTTGGTGGAAGTTCGCTTTCTGCATCATGAATATATTTCGTTGGAATCATAGAAAATTGTCTTTCTACTCTTTCGACGATATCCAAATAGTATGGATCGGAAAATAACGGACGATTCTTTTTATACTGTTCAAATGTCATAATGTAACCTCCTTAGTCATTGTAAAAGTCATTAAGTAATTCTAAACGACACTCTTGTTCTTCCTCCTCTAACAGATCATAATATCGGTCCAAATAATCCTGTTCGTAATCTCTGATTTCTTCTTCGAGTTTTTGCTTTTCTTCTTCGAGTCTTTGTTTTTCTTCAAAGAAAGCATCTATTCCTTCTTCGATAGGATTATCTCTTAATGGTTTCATTAGAATCTCCTTAATCATTGTAAAATATCTGTTTTATTACATATCCATATCGACAGCAATGACATCTTTCAGTCCACTGTTATCAGTAATATCGAGGCCACGGTAACAAAAAGGATTTCCCAATTCGTGCCAATCACGAAACCCAGTCTTATCATAGACACCAAAGACAAGCTCCGTGTACTCGTCGTAGCCGATCTGATTCAGACGATTGATAAATTCGATAACTTTCATAATATTTCTCCTTTATAAAAGCATGATTTTAGATATTCCAAGCATCACAAAGATCTTTGGGCTTATCATTCGGCATCCATACTTTTGCATTATCATTAAGGAAGTAACAGCAACCAAAAAATCCCATAGGAGAATCACAAAGATTCTGTTCCCCATCTTTAACACCAACTTGATAAATAATATAGATAAACTCAGCAAGTTCATGCTTATCCATCCGCTTAATACGATCGTACATTGTTTCCATATCAATCATTCCTTTTAGATATCACTCTCTTCGTTTTTAAGACGACACTGTTCTTGACACTTGTCATAATAATCAATAACTTCGTTAATCTTCTCAGGAGATTCTTCTCTATATTTCTTATACATCTCCACTGCCTCTTTCGCTTTACAATCGTATGCCCACCGATAAGCCTTTACAAATCTCTGCTGGCGGCGACCATAATTCTTATCCTTCTCTCTAGCTTCATATATCTTTTTAACAGTTCTTTTAGTGACTTTATCGTTGTTTATCGAAACTCTATGCATTACATCGGAAAACTCAAGAAACATACTTTCAGGTACATATCCATTGTGATCTCGCATCTGTGTCCACATCTTTCCAAGCATCTGAAAGTCCTTTTTACCGATATAAGCCATACATAACACTCCTTTTAATATTATTGTGTTTTCACATTCTGGTAGCGGTTATGTCTGCCCTAGTACCGCTAATCACCTAGCATCTGCTGCTTATACCACCCAGACTTGACTTCTTATGTAGTCCTCAATGTCTGCCGGGTATCTATTGCGCTGGATATACTGACACAGAACACGCTGCACATCTCTGTTATCGCCGTAATCCATTGCAATAGAAATATCTTCACAATGAGTGCCAACACCCAGACGCTCATACTTTCTAACCTCAAGATAGAAATCATGTGCGCTGTATCGTCTGCCGTTTTTACGGTCAAGAATCAGATCAATTATCAAAATTTTCACCTCTTAACCAAAAATATAAATTGCTGACGTTCTGGAAGTCACGGCATAATATGTTCCGGTTTTGTATCCTTTGAGTAACATTCCATCGCAACCATAAACACCAGAGGAATATCCGACCTGAGAAAGATAATCTTCTCTTTTGATAATCTTTTCATAATCCTCATTGTTTGCACGAGTAACATCTTCTGCCATTCCAAGGGCAACCATATTCTTCAGTTCTTTCCGAGTGTACTTACGCATTTTCTTCCATCTCCTTTACAGTCTCATCGTCCCAATGGAATCCACGCTTTTCATAAAGCGGAATCCAATGAGATTCGTAAAAGTCGTACCCACAGCCATCAATACCGAAAACGTACTCAAAATCTTCCTGTTCGTAGATACGGAATCCGCAATCTGCCATTTCCTGAAGATGATTTTCAAGCCACCAGTTATCACACGAATCGCCAAACTGCCACATCGTTCCCCACATAGGAAAGAAGTCGTCACGCTCGACTTCAAAATCATCTTCTCTGACATCAATCTCCTCGCCAGTACCATCAAGACAAATTTTGTAAGTGTTGTCATCTTCGTTGTAGCTCTGAATCTCACCATTTTCGCCATAGTGGTCACCACTAAAGATATAGACACGATCACCACAAGACGGCGGCGTGATTTCAGTAATGCCTTCACCATTCTCTTCCAAATCGACCTTGGCGAGCTTTTCAATAACGCTCTGAGGAATCGCGTTAAATTCCTGAACCCATGCGTATGCTGCGTCTTTCTTAGTTTTATACATAGCCATAGTTGGATCTCCTTTTCTTGCGTATCCTGTATTATATAGCTGAACGGTAAAAATAAAAGTCCTCTAACGGACTGCCTTTCTTAGCTACATAATACAGGATACTGATAATTTTGTCAAGCACTAAAATGTAGATTTTATTAACGTCACATTTTAGTACGTTGATACGTTTGTTATTCATGACTATTTTGTGAATGTACGGTCAAGCCATACCAAACAGCTCCATTCCGGCAATACCCATGTCTGCCGGATACAGGTTTACAACACGATTGTCATAAAACTCTGCAATTAGGTTGCTGTTGCAGATGTCTGCATAAGCATCATCCATGGGCAGACCAGAAAAATCTTCTGCGTTATATTCATTCTCACCAGGGAACCCGTATAATGCTTCCTGATAGAATGCCCTCGTCATTCTTGTTTTATTACCATCAGGAGTAACGACAAACAAATTCGTTAAACCATTCCGACCAAAGACTGCCGCATAAATGCCGCCTGCATTATCCTCATACACTTCAACACTTGCTCTCATTTTCATTTTCTCCTTTCTTAGTGAACCCAACGGCAAACAACCACGCCATTGATCCAGATAGAAACATCAATTCCCTGCCGATACCACTCGACAGCTTCCCGGTGAATGTTAGTGATAACACCGGTTTCCTCATTCATGAACCATTGACCTTTTTTCATCTTATGTTCTCCTTTACACTCTCAAGCATTCATCAAGATAGATTCGTTTGCCAAAACACTTGACGTATGCTCTGCCAGACGGTGCATAGACGATCTTCAAGTGATGGTAACTATGATATTTCTCATCTTCATATAGCGCACCAGACATACCATAAAGGTAATCGTCAATGCCGTATTCGATATCGCCATGAATCTGAAAGCCGCCACATTTGCCGTAATGGCCATCATAAGCGGTTACAGGATGGTTTTTACAATACTCTTTTGCGTTCATAGTTTTCACTCCTTAAAACATATCTTTTATGTAATAAATCACTCTACGTTCTTAGCGATAGCCGGGACTTTGATACCCATGCCTGCAATCTTTTCGAGGAATTTCATTCTGGTATCACGATTGCTTGCAATCATGTTGGTGTAAAGCTGATACATAGCAAGAAAACCCTGTTTGTTGCTCTTAGCAAACACCAGTTCCGACACGTTACGGAGCGTATCAGGACGATTTGCCGACATGATAGGAACCAGAACATTCTCGATTCTATCCATTTTGTTGAAGTCCTTATTATACAGCTCATGCAAGCTCTTGAGCGTGGTACGGCTGAAGCAGTTGTGCTGACCATACCACTCAGTGCGGACGATCAGACCGATAAGCCAATCAATTTCCGTGGGATTCTTAGCAGAAATCTCCATAGCCGTTCCGATACCGTTCACCTCTTTCATGTCGATACCGTACTTAGCAAGCGTATTCACAAGGGTAATGCAATCCTTGTGCTCTGCGATAACACCGGCCTTGCACTTGTCGTGCATAGAAATTTTGGTCATATTATCATCCTGGGTTAAGAATGCTTCTGCTTCATCCTTCAGTTCGAGGTTTTGAAGAATCTGACAAGTGATAGTTTTCAGCCCTGCTTTCTGAGCGGCCACAAAACGTCCCTGACCATCGAGGACAAAGAAGAACTGCGTATCAGTACGGTAACTGACCAACACAGAATTTGCCTTGCTTGCGTCCCAACCTGCGGCCATCGCATTGATACGCGGCCACCGTGCGCCACCGATTTCACGCTGATAAGCCACATCAACACGGATGAGGTCAAGAGGAATCTCTGCGTACAAGCAATCGTTCAGGGTTACACCATTGCTTATAACCTTCTGACAAGCAATCTGACGAGCAGAAATTGCGGCTGCGGTGGTAGCAACGGAAGCAGTAGTATTCTTTTTCATGGTTGATTCTCCTTTGATTATGTAAATATTTTTGAATTGACGGTCACAAAACGGGTTTACTTTACGATAATTTCCGCATCAGGATAGTACATTTTTGCACACTCCACGGCCTCTCCCGCATCTGCCACAATGAGGGTACAACACTTATTCGCATCCATGATATATGCGCTGTAGTTCTCGTAAGTGGTCATCTTCCACCCACCAAAGTGGTTAAAAACAACGATCTTTTTCATCAGTTCAACCATCCCTTCCATTCTGCCACACCCACAGCGACAGCACCAATAACGAAAACCCACATCATGGGCGCAATACATCCGGCCTGATAAGCCGAATAGCCAAAGAGCATCAAGAGACTTTTCATTTCAATCTTCCTTCCTTATTCCATCCAGCTTTTCGCCGTACTGACATAATCAACACCAGCGTCTGCCAGGGCTTCCTGATAGATTTTCACAAGCTCTGTATCACCAAATGTTATGGCAACATCAAGAGCTGATTCAATAGCCAAAATTGCCATAATAAATCTCCTCTTTTATTGTGTAATGTGTTTTCATTTTGCATATTCTTCGTTTTATTTGTATAATTATGCAAAACAAGGCATAAAGAAAACGCCTTGCAATAAATTCACAAGACGTTGTTGCCGGAGTATGAAGTTCTTAGGAATTGTAGGTATAACCTTCAATCAGTTGCACAAGTACAGCTCTTTTCGTTGTTCCCTCTTGCTCAATTTTTGCGGAAAAATCCTCAAAAAGCTTTTTGGGAATTTTGATTGCAAGCTGACTATTCGTTTCCATGCGCTTTTGATATTCGGTTGCATAGTTACGATCTGCCATAGTTGCACCACCTTTTGATGCAATTATAGCAAACTTTTTACTCTTACGCAAGTTCTGACCACTTGAAACAGTTGCTGACATGATTCACCTTGCCTTTCTACCAGAAGGTACAGGGAAAACAGGCTCAAGAGGACGCATATCACCACGGATTTTTCCAGCACCGCTGCCGTCCATGTACTCTGCAATCCTGCCATAGACCTTCTGAGGCCGTCTGTTCATCTCGATAGTTTCCCCATAGATCAAGCTAGAGGCATTATTGTACTCTTCCGTAAAGGAATCGTTGCGAGTGCGGAAAGCCTTAGTGTGTTTTGCTGCCTTCTTGCTCTTACGATTTGCACTAGCAGACCCAGTGCCAGCAAAACGTGCTGCATAACGTCCAGCCTTCTTGCGTTCTGATTTCACTGTCATATCAAAATGCACAGTCTCAGGATTTACGCCGATAGGTTCACTTCTGATGAAGTCAACGACAGTCTGATTATAAGACTTCTCCCACGGAACCAAACCTTTACCAGAACGCCAAACCATACCGGTCTGGTTCACTCTGACGACTGCGATGAAACGCAATCCCTCTGCGGTCTGACCATAGTATGCACCAGACGGCACAGAATGACCGTCAAATTTAATCTGACGGTCTGCATGGTTCTTGCACAGGAACTTTTGCACAGTATTCACTTCTTTCTAATTGATAGTGACGGCTTGCGCCGTAGTAGTAAGGGTTACGTCTTCCCTAGTACCCTTAGTCGCCTAGCATTTATGTAGAGTTCTTGCGTGTTCACAATGGTTGTGTAGTTCATTTACAGGGTCTCTTCTGCGCTGAAGTCGTTGGTGAAGTCCTTGCTCTGAAGGTCTGCCAGCTTAGTCTGAGCAGATTCCAGGCTCTTCTTAACGTCTGCCAGATCCTTTTCCATGCCCTGAACAGCCTTCATCTTCTTTTCCAGGGTTTTTGCGTTGGTGTCCTTCTTGTTCTTGAGGGAGTCCAGCTCCTTCTTAGCACTAGACAGCACCTCTTCTGCATTCTCAACACTCCTAGTAAGGCGCACAACCTTAGAGGACAGCTTGCGGACACTTGCACGGCGGTCACGCTCTGCCATAGAAAGCATAGCAACACCGCTTGCGTTAGCACTAAACCATGCTTCGACCCACTTTACAAATTTGGTCTGAGATTCTGCTTCCGTGTCATAGCCGTGGCCTGCGGTGGTAGCAGTGAATGCACGCACCTTGCCCACGCTCTGCTCAATGAACTGCTCAACAGTGAAGGTTGCAAAGACGTCATTGACTTTGAAGCTGTCGCCCATGATAGCGGTGGTAAGGCTTGCCAGATCGTTGAAGTAGAAGGTTTTAATCCTCTGAACAGAGTCCGCGTCTGCGGCATAGCGTGCCAGCAAATCAGCATCCAGATAGACAGCACGGACAGCCTTGCAGTAGGTTTCGTACTGTTCTGCGGTGATACCCTTCAGGCAGTCTCTGCCCAGAGCCTTCTCAGAGGTGTTGACTTCCTTGCCACCCTTCTTGAACAGGGCAACGGCGGCACCGGTGGTGCGGTTCTTCTCTGCGGCTGCGGTAGCGTTAAAGTTGATAGCGGACAGAATGGTAGTAGTAGACATAGTATTTTTCTCCTTTATGTGTTATAATGTGTGTACGGACTTCTTGCTATTATGAGCAAGCCAAGTGCTACAGACAAAATTCCAGGTTCTGCCTGTAGCCTATGGTTCGCCCACGATGGGCAAATATGTATGCTGTAAAGCATGGTTTACCCTCTGTCTGCCAAAACAGCCCTTCAACCATGCTTGCTATTATTTAATTGTCACGGAAAACCGTTTATTTCTGCTATTGTCTGCGACAAGTCCAAACTTTTGAAGTCCAAACAAAAAGCGCCAAACTTTTGAAGTCCAGCGCCGTCAATTGCGTATCTTTGCAAAAATATTCTGTTTTCTCAACCATGCAAGGTTGCATTGTACCGCTCAAAAGTAACAAGCTGATAATTTACATTTGAAACGTTGCCTAAAACATAGGTTTTAGGATTCTTTCAAAACGGTTATATTGTTTTTATCCTTCCAGCGCATTCCGTCAATCTGGAATCAGTTCCGACCTGTTTTGCAAGGTGAACTACTTGAACAAGTACGGATTCCATACCGCCTTGCCCGCCGTGCCATTTATTCAACCGTCCTACTGTTCAGAAAGTTGCTTTTGTGTGTACACGTCTAAAACCGTCATACCCTTGTGCCCGCCTGTTAAGCGTGGTGTTTTGCATGAGCGCCGTTCTGTACTATTTGCTTTTGCACTTCCTTTCGTTCGAGGAACGACCGCTTACTATTTGACGATTTGTCGGGGAACTTTCCCGCGCCGTCCGACCGCGCGTTGTTCGGGAGCTTTCGTCTAGTCCGTTCCCGTGCCTATACTCTACCACGTCTAGTCCATGCCGTCAATACGTCTAGTCCACTTGTAACCTTTTTGTAACCATTTTCCCAGAAAATACCAAAATAGCTTGATCTCGCGCGCGCGTACCTATTAGAGTCCATGGGTATGCGCCTGGGCGTGTGCGCACGCGCACACGGGTACATTATAAAGGCAAATGGTAGAATTTGGCAGAATAGTTACAAGAAAGTAACAAGAATGAAATAGTTACAAAAGAGTTACAAAAATTATTCAATCGAACACAAAAACGCAACTAATTTGCAAATTCAATTCCCAGCTGAAATAGTTAAAACTTTTTAGTTTTTGTTTTTACTTGTATCAGATAGCACAAACGCGCCAAAAACCACGCCTTGCCCTTGCCCTGTTGAGTGCCGGAAAATGAGCATTTCCAGCACTCAAGCCGTGGGGCATACTTTCCATTTTTTGGACATTCCAGGCAGCAAGCCAAGTCCCCAGTACATCTTTCTTATTCATCCTCAAGAAATAACGATTTATCGTAATATTTTACACATTATTTTATCTTCAATTCCCAATAATTCCATCAATATCTCTCCTATTGGCAGCCAACACTACTACTTTTTATCCTTCCCAATCTGTCAATAAATAATTTCTTGACACCTTTCCAACCAATCCTACCCCACCCCGGGGTACACTTTCCCCTGACGAAAACACTCCAAAATACACCCCCTATACCTTCTCCCACACATACCCACAAATTCATCAATTTCCATCAAAAATACCTAAAAATGGCTTAAAATCGCTATTTTTCAATCGGTAAACCATTCGGTAACTAGCTAGAATTTAACGTATTTGCGTTATATTTTAGCTAGTTTTTCTTTTTATTTGTACCTTTTTACCCCTATTTTGTTCATTTTTGACCCAATAAGGTCTGAAAAATCTAGGTTTCATGCGGGTTTTCCCGATATGTACCCGAAATGTACAGAAAATGACTATTCTTCGGAGCATAAAGTGCCTATTTGTACCCATCTGTACTCCACTATCACTATAAATGGACTGATCTGGCATTTGAGTAGCACTATCAGAGACTCTAAAGACCTACAAAGAGCATGATTGTAACCTCTGGCAGCTTACACAGAACACACAGAGCCTCTGGATGTCCTTCATAGAGAACAATACTCCCAGAAACATACCTTATTATAATAGGTGCTAGAAATATTCGTATCCTGTATTATGTAGCTATTGAATTTTTGGCATTCTCATGGTATAATGAGTGTAGATAGCTATACAATACAGGATGCTGCAAAGGGATGGTGCTAGGATGGTTGTGGTGGATGTTTATAATAGTCTTCCAGACAGGCCGCAAGCGGTCCCTGCCTCTGGCAGGAAAATGTTATCGATGGTCAGCTACGGTCGCAAGCGACCTTTCGCAGACATCGCTAACATTTTTGAAGGAATTGGAATTCTTATGGAGGTCAAGAATTAGGACATTAAAGGGGTAATATATTATATCCTATATTATATCTTCCTTTCAATGTCCTAATTCTAAATCGGAGGTCATATGGCAAATAAAGTTTATAACGTAACTGGAGGAATGATATCTCGTTTGCATCAGGGACAAGTATTCAAAAACTTTGGAGAACTATCTCAAGCTCTTGATGTTCTTGATGATTCTGGGAAACCTTTAACAAGCAATAGCAAGAAATCTTTTCTAAAAGAATTGGAACGCTATGTCGTCTTACGAAAAGATGGACGACAATTCATAGTCGATAGGATTCGCCCTGAAAATGAAATCCTTCCAGAACATCCGACCGGAGGAAACAAAAAATACATCGAGCACATCCAAAGACTTCTTGTTTACTACTTTAATGCTATGTGTGATCAAACAGGATGTGACAGTCTTGTAATTCTCTGGGAGAAAGTTGATGTGTGGCAGACTCTTGGAATGGTGAATGATAATTATAGATGGTATGGATATCCAGACGATGAAAAAGAAGATATGCGTATAGCAGAAGCATTTCGTAAACTAGCTGGAGGTGTTAAATTAAAGAAATGGTTGGATAGTGCTTTGTATGGATTATATGGTCGAGATGCTTTAACAGTAAAAGAGGAGCGAGCCTTCATTGAGGATCTTAGTAACGACCAAAAGCGAATGACCATTTTGACTGATGAACAAAACGCAACATACACTAGAGTCAAATCGGAATTATTGAGCGAATATTACTTATCTGACTGTCAAACTCAAGTAACCGAAGCAGATCTTTGGAAAACTGGCCGGATGGGTGACTTCTTTAGAATATTAAATTCCAGATTAAGTGATGCGTTTCCTGATGTGCAATATAATCGGATACAAAAAGTTTATAAGATTATTATTGAGCCAACCTCTATGAAACTTTTTATGAGACGATTTGGGAAAATAGATCCGGCAGATACAAAAACTGTTGTTATGCTGATGTTGAAACTCAACGATCTCGTTTGTGATGGATTGATGTCCGCAGCAGCTTTAGATAATGAAATTACCGTGGCATCACGGATTAAGGACCATGATGAAGTTCAGAATCGAATCAAGGAACGAAAAAAATGGGGCGGTGTCAATAAAATGAAGCTACAAGAGGAGAAGAAAAAGAGAAGAGAGTTCACATACGCTCCCGTTTCTCTGAAAGAATATCAAAAGCAGTTTTTAATAAATAAAATGGTACGGCTGGATGAGGATACATTAGCAGAAAAGCTCAATAATGATGCTGACATGGTTGAAAATTGGCATTGTCAAATAGTCAAAAAATTTAATACTCGTAACTTACTTCGTGAAAGTGGATTATCAGAGGAACAGTGCGATCAACTTATGAAGGAAGCACGTGCAGATGAAGCAAAGGAGATTGCAGATTTAATGGCAAAATATTTGGTTAAAGACTAACGAACACATGCTAGATGATTAACAATATAAGAAAGGTTGATGACGATGAATTTTGATAACCCCTACTGGATTGATTTAAAGGTAACCTACGAATTCTACCAAGCTGCTGGACGCTTGCCAGAGTTCCACAAGAAACATGTTTGTACGAAATGCAGGTACGAGATTCCGTGTTTTACGACTTGTGATGAGGTGCGATGCAAATGCCAAGAATTTAAGCCTAAGACTGTGCGGAAAACTGATAAGTATTTACATATCAATGATTTCATGAACGATGTGGCCGCATTTGAGGCTGCTAGAAATATTTAAGGAGAATTGCACAAATGGATGAGAAAGATATTTTTGGTTATGATGCAAGTGAGAATGTATCTATATCAAAAATTGCTGAGTGGTACAGTGGCTTGAGTGCTAGAAAGTTAAACAACTTTTTGGGTAAATACGGCGTGATATATCGAGATAACGCGACTAAATCATGGATTATTACTGACAAGTATAAAAACAGTGGGTACGCTGTCTCGGAAACCACTGTATTTAAGGATGTATTAGAGGGTCATACATATCTTCTCTGGACGGGCAAAGGACGCGAATTTATTTATCGGTTAATAAAGGATGAATATGGACTTCTTCCAAATAGCAAGAATGGTAATAATACAGGCTTTGATGTGAAAATCGCTAGTAACGATACTGCAATTGTTGAGGATTCTGATGGGTGTATTTCTATTTTAGACTTCGTACATATTTTGAGTAAGAATGGAATTCTTGTTAGTGGCCGTATCCCACATCAAAATAATGTATTTGAGACTCTAAGAGAAAAAGGATTTCTTAATAAGACAAGAGGGTTATATTGGAATACTCCGTATCGAGAGTTTGATAGTTTTGGGTATTTTAAGGTTATCAAGAAGCGCACTCCGCGAGGCGGATTACGGTATGTGACACGACTTACACCAAAAGGTCAATCGTTCTTTTTAAGGTATTTCAAGAAGTTGATGGATGAGAAAGATTCCATTTATGGTGAATGGGGACGATAAGGAGGGCTAAGAGATGCGAGTGCAAATTGGTAAATACATTATAAAGAACTGCGATGAGAGAAATATCGTTATTATTGAGCAGCGGCCAGCTGGCAAGAATCCAAAGACTGGTGAGGTGGGCACCGGCGTAAAGGAGATTACGGTCGGCTATTACCCGAACCTTGAATGGGCTTTACATAAAATTAAGGATTTGTATATTTCCGAAAGTGATGCTGATACAGTGGATGTCTTGCTGGCAGAACTTGAACAGATTGACGAGACAATTCGTTTGGTAGCTAAGGAGGTTAAGTGATGGATAAGTTTATTAACGCAACACACTTGATTCAGACATTGGAAGATACAAAGCCATTGATTGATAACAGTCCTGTTTCTGCTTTTCAGAAAACTGTATGCAAGATGACTTTGAATGGGGCAATTCAATACATGCAAGAAGAGATGGCCGCTGGCGGTGAGTTCCGTCGAGTGGTTCACGCCCACTGGATTGAACATTTTGAAGATTTTGGAGAAAGCTTCTTTGTTGAATGTTCGGCTTGTCATTCTAGCAAAAATATCGATGAATCAAAGTTTTGTCCTGACTGCGGAGCTGTTATGGACGAGGAGGTTAAGCAATGCGTACTTACGAGGATGTTGATGCGGAAATTAAGTATTTAATTCGGGATATGAATTATGCCAGCCTGACTCGCCGGGAGTACGAGGCTGCTGACGATATGCTGGATGAACTCTATCAGGAGCGTGAACGACTTTGGATCAAGGCTATGGAAGATGGCGAGAGCTGCTATCTATAAAAGCCTGCTTTTATATTTTCCTTTTAGCTATACATTACAGGATACGTTCAAGAAGAACACGGAGGTGACTGCCGAATGGCAAAGCAGCAAACTTGCCAGAAGTTTGTTTTTAAGATCCATACGAAGCGTCTGGTTGAAGCAAAATGGGATTTAACTCTACCATTGGATGAAGCCAGACGAAACCACGAGATCATCTCGTTAGCTGATAACACTGTTCTACGATGGATTGACGAGTTGAATGGTGTTACTGATGCAGAGTCTAAGGCACGGAGTATCAAGCGTAGAATCAAGATGTTACGGAATGAACCATCTTGCTTGGAGAACCGCCGGGAGATTCGGAGGTTGTATACCGAGCTGGACGCTGTTCAATTCAAGCCGGATTACATGTGTCTTGTGGTAGACAAGAAGAATGATTACCGCCGGGCACGTTCTCATAAGGGGTTCAAAATCAATGGGATTACATATCGTCGTTTAGTTGGAACCACCGGTGGTGTTAAGAATAGTACGATTGTGTTTGTGAGCGACCGTCTTATTGATGAAATCCGCAAACGAATCGATAATGGCCGTAACAAGGGAATGGAGTTTATTCCGGCAAAGCTGGAAGCATATCGGGCACTCGCCTGCTCTGCATCCATTCCGGTCACTAATCCAGACGGTGTGCTGGTCGTAGACGATTGTTTCACTCATTTCAAAGACCATGTAATCGTTCTGGACGATGGAGCATCCGGTGAGCCTACGATGGTCGAGGATATGGAACATGAATGTGAATTATGTGCCAGCGATGGCTTTGGACTCATTAGCTATGACCTTGCTCAACAGTGGAGCGAAGATTTAAAGCTGCCATCCACAGCATCTGGTTTCTGCGTGCGAAATGCTTTCTGTAAGGGTATGTTATTTCCCTTCCCTTTCCGTGAGTTTGCTAAGAAGATTGCGAAAAAGAATATGGTGAAGGACGCTTGGGGCGATTACAAGGATATTAACCGTGTTCAAATGATACTAACCACATCCATGTTAAAACTCTGGGACAGCTATCATGATTGCGATGACTACTTTGAGAACTGTCGAGAAAACCATTACCACTTCTCTGTAACGAAAACCTGCGAGTTGGAACTCGATGAGGAACGCAATTTGAATTATCAATTCATTCAAAGCTATCAGCTTACGAACGATGAGATTAGAGAATTGGTCAAGCCGACTTTGGATGAGATCAAGGGTGTCATGGGCGGCGACTGGCGTGATGCGTTGCTGTACTTGCGCGGAAGCGGTATGCGAGATGACCCGAATTACATAAATAGTCTGGAAAACGACTATATTAAGGCTCTTATGATTGAGCCGGAAATGATTAACGATCCATATGTTCAGAATCGGATTCGGTACTTTATTAAGAAACGGATTTCGCAAGCAAAAACGGGTGTGGTCAAAGTTAGAGGTAATTTCCAAGTAGCGAGCGGAGATCCATATGCGCTTTGCCAATCCATCTTTGGAATGGAAGTCACTGGACTGTTAAAGGCCGGTGAGGTTTACAGCCGTTTTTGGAATGATAGGGATGTTAAGCGAGTGGCTTGCTTTAGAGCTCCTATGTCCTGTCATAACAATATTGTTCTTCGGGATCTGAATTCTAATGATGATTGTAAAAACTGGTATCGCTATATGAAGACAGTCACAATTCTAAGTGCGTGGGACAACACTTGTGCTGCTTTGAATGGCGCAGATTTTGATGGCGATCTTATTTTTAGCACAGATAATGATGTGCTTGTTAGGAATAAAAGAAAAACGCCAACTCTTTTGTGTGTTCAGAAAAAGGGAGAAAAGAAGATTCCTACTGAGGATGATTTAGCAGAATCGAATGCTGCTGGATTTGGCAATGACGTTGGCTCGACAACAAACCACATTACCTCAATGGGTGATGTTCAAAGCCAGTTTGAGTCTGGAAGCCGAGAATACGAAGAATTGGATTATCGTATCATGTGTGGTCAGCTATATCAGCAGAATGTTTTGGACGCTGTGAAAGGGGTTAAATGTAAGCCAATGCCACGGTATTGGTATGATTTGAAAGCTTGTACTATTAAAGACGATGACAACCCGGACACAATCGAGGACAAGAAATTATGGGCGCGTATTTGTGCTCACCGCAAGCCGTACTTCATGAGCTACATTTACCCCGCTCAGATGCGAGATTACAAGAAGTATGTAGCCGCAGCACGTAAGCGTATCGAATGGGAGGGTTACGCTGGCTTGGATGAAATCATGCAGAAGAAAGTCAAGGATGAGTATGATGAGGTGGTTATTCAGTATTATCTCTACCGGATGCCTGTCGGCGTGAACTCATGCACGATGAATCGTCTTTGCTGGATTATTGAGGACGAGATGGAGAAACACATGGCCGAGCTTAAAATTCATCGTGCTTTTGATTATGACTTGCTGAAGTCTGGCGAAGCCTATAAGAATTCTCAGTATTACGGCATTCGCCCAGTCTTCAAAGATTACTTGAAATACGCCAGTGGCAATTCTGTTATCGATAACTCTGCTATGAAAAACAAGGAGACCGGCGCAGATCGCACTGAGAAACTGGCAATGTATAACGAGAGTATGCTCAGACACCTACACGAGAAGTGCTCTGACGATAACGTGCTTTGTGACATTCTTTTTGATATGTGCAAAAAGAATTCGTCTAGTGTATCTATTGTATGGGCTCTCTTCCCTGATGTGATTATCAAGAGACTTCTGGAAAAGAACGAAAACAAGGTACATACTCTTGTAAAGCAGGATGACGGCGACATTGAATATTGCGGAGAGCATTATAAGGATGTGATTGTTAATATGAGTGAGAGCGAAAAGGAGGATGTCGATGGTAGTAGTGCTGAATGAGCGTGAATATGCAGAAGATTTACTAAGAGAAGATGTGACGTGGAGAACCGCCGGGCACGCTTTACATTATATTGCGAAACTGTATTTTTCTAAAGGATACCAGAAAGAACAGGTCAAAGAGAAGCTGGATGACTTTCTCCTCTCTCATATGGATGGATATAACAGGGTTCTTGACGAGGATTTGATTCAGCAAGCTATTGCCTCGTCTAAAGGAAAGCAGCTTGTTGAACTTGATGGTGTCATCATTACAAAGGCTGAAATCGAAAAGATCCAGGCTCTTGATGGAAAGCCAATGCAACGTTTGATGTTGACACTATTGTGTCTTGCAAAATATCATGTGGCTATAAATGAAAAAAACAGCTATTGGGTGACGGAAGATACACGAGATATCTTTAGAATGGCAAACGTCTCTGCGAATGTCAAGAAACAGAACGAGATGATTTGCGAGCTGCATAATCTTGGCTACGTTGGTTTTGCAAGTTTGAAGAAAATCGACAATCTGAACATTCATGTTTTGATTGCCGAGGAAGACTATCCGCAGGAACTTTTTGTGGACGATTTCGAGAATATTGGCCTTGAGTGGAACCAGTATTGTGGCAAGCCGTATATTAAGTGCGAATGTTGCGGGAAGAAAGTTGTACGAACTGGCAGAAGACAAAAATATTGTCGTAAATGCGCAAAAAGCATCAATATTGAAAAAACCGCACAAAATAGAAAAATGTTTGATTTATGCACGGTGTAAAATTGCAATATTTTAACGTAGATGCGTTATAAATTGGCGTTTACATAGAAAATCATTACGGAATAGTTGTGGTAGGAAAGAGAGTGTGGACGCATTCTCTCTTCCCTACCTATTTTATTTTGAAAGGGTGTTTTACCTAATGATTGAAATCACTAAGTCCGAAGCGAAGGCTGTACGAAAGGTCTTCCCTCATGCTTGCATTGCAAAGACCCGTCACAAGCGGTATCTGGAAGAGTCTGTTCGATATCTTGAGTTGCTTCCTTTTAATATTGCCGCTGTCGAGATGCTGAAGCAGATGCAGCGTAACGCACGTTACTAATCTTTGAAAGAACGAGGTATAGACTATTGGACTTTGAAATTCAACTGCCAGAAGAGATCACTAACCTGATGAATGGTGGCGGTCTCCCCTCTCCTGAGATGATGAACTTCTATGTTGACGAGAAGGATCGCATCTTCTTTATTGACTTTGAGATTGACCAGTCCCTGATTGAAATTGAGCGTAAGATTCTGCAATACAATCGTATCGATAAGAATACCCCTGTTGAGCAGCGCAAGCCCATTAAGCTGTTTATTTACAGCTATGGTGGTGAGCTGGACGCTATGTTCAGTTTCATTGATGTTGTTGCACTGAGCAAGACCCCTGTGTGGACTATCAATGTTGGTATTTCCATGAGCGCAGCTCTTGTGATGCTTCTGTCTGGTCAGAAGCGCTTTACCCTGCCTCATGCTATGGCTCTGATTCACAGTGGCTCTGGCGGTGCTTCTGGTACTTTTGAACAGTCGAAAGAGGCCATGGCAAATTATGAAAAGCAGGTTCGAAAGATGCGTGAGTATATCATGGTTCATACGAGCATTGATAAGAAGACCATGACCAAGAATCAGGCAAAGGATTGGTATCTGGATGCTGATGAGCAGGTCAAGTACGGTATTGTCGATAAGATTGCTGACGATATTGATGAATTCAATTAAGGGAGAGTTGTAAATGGCTTCTGATAAGACTGAAATGCGTAAGAAGAAGGATATTCCGCAGAGTCTGGATGAGTATTCTAGTTTTTATGGTATGACGCTTGATGATGAACAAAAATACTATAGGGACATGCTGTGGAGTCCAGACGTTGATATTGTCTTTACAAACTCTGTAAGCGGAACTGGTAAAACTACTATCGCTGTAGGTGTTGCAAATCTGCTTGTCCAGTATGAACGATACAATGGAATCGTTTATATTGCATCCCCCACTCAGGAAGAGAAACAGGGTTATTTACCCGGTACTCAAGAGCAAAAGAGTGCTCCATACATGGAACCGCTCTTTGAGGCACTTGAGACGCTTGGTATCAACCCATCAAGAGTTGTCAAAAGCGAAGATGATCCAGAGAGTGAAAAGTATGGTGCCTATATTCAGGCGACTACTCATACATATATGCGCGGCATCAATTTTAAAAATAAAGTAATTTTAGTTGATGAGTGTCAAAATGTATATCGGGAGGACCTAAAGAAAATTCTTACACGGTGCCACGATAGTTGCAAGGTCGTATGTTTGGGTCATACTGGGCAGTGTGACCTATATAAAAATCCGCAGAACTCAGGATTTAAAATTTATCTTGAGCACTTCCGTGATAAGGAGCGTGCTGCTGTTTGCGAATTGAAGATCAATCACCGTGGATGGATTAGCACTTGGGCTGACATGCTTGAATTCTAAAATTAAAATATAAGGGAGAATAAAAATTATGGTTGCTAAGAAGAGTGTTGTTTTTAAGAATGCTATCATTGATACTGAGGCAGATACTATCACTGAGATTACCAAGGATGGCGAGAATGTCTTTAGCCTGAAGGAGTCTCTGGCAAAGTGGGATGGCATTGAGGGTGTTACTATCAATATTTCCACCTCTGATGAACTGCTGGGCGACCCCGCTTGATGCCAATGGGTTGCTATAATAAACGGCCAGAAGAAACGAGCGATGACTTCTTTGTAAGAATCGGGAATGCTGTTCTGGCTAGAGAATTGACTTGGGATGGCGCAGCCAAGGTGCTCAATGATGAATTGGGCAAGAACTATGGCGAGTGTGCATATCGCAAGCGTTTTAAGGCATTCCGTGCGGGTATGCAGTATCAGGAATCCTTATCTAGTAGAGATGTTGGAACTTGTATTCTGTCTATTTCTGACTTACATATCCCATTCCAGAAGCCTGTTGAGACTTTTAGTGAGTATGCTGGTAAGATTGATATTCTTCAGGTAAACGGAGATTGCGTAGATGCGCAGGCCATTTCTCGTTTTAATAAGGTGTACCGTAAGAGTCCAATGGAGGAAATTCTGATTGCACGTCAGTATATGATTGACCTGATTGAGATGATTCAGCCTAAGAAGGTTGTTGTCAATTATGGTAATCATGACTTACGCTTCCAGAATTATCTTGCTAAGAATCTGGACACCGACTTGCTTGAACTGATGCCAAAGACATCTTTGGAACTTATTTTTGTTGATGGCTTTAACCATTACAACAAGGAGCTTCATACAAAGGTTCATTACGACCCTCTGATTGATGTGTTTAAGAACACTGGCATCGAGATTGTTTATAACGATACTTGGTTTAGTTTTGTTGGTGAAACAATTTTTGTGCATCCACTTGCTTACTCTAGCGGTATGTTAAAAACGGCAGAAAAGGCATATCGGTATTTCAAGGATAATGATTATTTCTTTGATACTATCGTGATGGCACACACTCATAAAACAGGTCATTATGACATCGGTAATTCTGTAATTTATGAGCAGGGCTGTTGTTGTGAAACGTCAAAAATGGATTATTCGGATGGAAAATTAACCCCATCTCAACGAGAAGGATTTATTCTGGTTTATCAGGATAAATTCGGAAGGTTGAATGAAGATAAAACGCATATTGTGCGTTTGAATTAAAAACGGTGAGACCCTACCCGATTTAAGTGGGTAATTAAAAAAGAAGTACGATCGCAAGGTCTGCTTGGGACATTATTTATTGTCTCCTTTTCTATGGGCTGGGGCTGACGCTCCAGCTTATTGTGCCAGTGTAGTTCAGTTGGTAGAACGCGGGTTTTGTAATCCCGATGCCTTTTATGGATTTCGCATGTTCAAGTCATGTCACTGGCCCCATGCCACTTTAATTCAGTAGATAGAATAATGTGTTCGTACCACATATGTCGTAGGTTTGATTCCTACAGGTGGCTCCACGCTGTGCGGTCAATAGTTGCAACCGCCTAAACCAACTTAATCCACGGATGGTTGGATGCAAAGTAGTTCTGCGGAACGAAATGATAAGCTATTCGTGTTTCGCTACGTTAATGCGAAGCTTTAAAAGACTAAAACAAGCGTTTTATCAACACGAGAACAATTCAATTAGCTCGGATGGATTGATGGATGCTTGTTTTATTATGTGGCTCTATAGCTCAGTTTGTCAGAGCATCTGACTGTTAATCAGATTGTCGCCAGTTCGACTCTGGCTAGGGCCTCCAAAGACTGTATTGCTATTCCCTGTTTCTTATTATATAAGGTAGCAATGCACGAAAACAGGGTTTACCATTGGATAGTTCAAAGAAAGAACACTGCTTTGCAGAGACGCGGATGCGCTATATAAATTTGGTGTCAAGCGCCCAATGGTTTTTATTTGGAGTCATACTCAAGTCTGGTTGAAGAGATCTGCCTTGAAAACAGAGAGGTCGGTAACACCGACGCGAAGGTTCGAATCCTTCTGGCTCCGCCAGCCTTCTCCCGGAGGCTTATATAATACCGGTCACCTACCACCGGTTAAAAGGTAGGTTTTTTATTGTGAGCTTGTAATGCGAAGAGGTTGAACGTAGCGGATGGTAGCAGACATCTGCACGAAGCGAGATTGCTTATTCGTGGATACAACGCAGGTTCGAATCCTGTCAAGCTCGAAGAAAATGGCCGTATGAGCGCGACATACAGCAAGTCCGAAGTCTGGGTTTTAGAATCATGATGTACACATGACTTTCTACTTCTTGAGACACTTAGGCATCATATAGCGCAGCGTTGCCCAGTTAGGTCTACGGCACCGGCCTCATAAGCCGTGTATTCGTTGGTTCAAATCCAACCGCTGCACCCACTTGTATGCTGGTATATTTATGCGCCCGTAGCTTAATTGGTAAAGCAGTGGTCTCTAAAACCATTTGTTCTCTGTCCGAATCGGAGTGGGCGTGCCAGCATTCTCCCCTTTCGCAAGCCTGAGTTGTGGCTTTACTACTCCCTCCATAACTCAGGTTTTTGATTGACTATTATGCTACTTCGGTGGCATGGCGCGGTACGTCATTGACGTAGCAAACCAATATAGATGATAAAGACTCCGCCACGCCTCTCAACGATGCGTATCATGGTGGAGTCGCCTGATTAACAGACCCATGATGGTAAGCAGCTCAATGATTCGAGTGTAGCTGATTCATAGGTCTTATTTATATGGGACCAACCCACTAAGCCTCTCAACGATGCGTATCATGGTGGGTCTTTTTTTGAATGAAACACCCTTGGCCTCTGCTATGCAAGCGCAATAGAGGGTGTCCTTTATCGCCGCAGAACGTGCGCACGTTCTGCGGCTTTTATTTTGATTTTGAATGGAGGTGTTTGTTTGCCCAGAAAGAAAAAGGTCGTTGAAGAAGATGTCGTTCTGACAAACAAGCCAACTTACCATTGTTGTCGTTGCGGTGATGAAAAAGAAGATCCGGTAGGAACTTTTTATCGACTACCACATAGCTTACTTTATAAAGCAAATGATTGCTATGCGCCTCTGTGTAAGAAGTGCGTGAATAGTCTTTTTGATGAATTTAAGACAAGATATGGAAGTGAACGTACCGCTTGTATCTTAATGTGTCATCTTCTTGATGCTCCGTTTTACAATTCTCTTTTTGATTCGGTTGTGTCTCATAATAATAATTTCTCTGTAGGTTTATATCTTCGCCAACTAAATAACAAACAGTTTCAGTTTCAAAACTTCTGCACTACGATTACCGGTGGAGAGCTGAATAAAACGGCTGTTGACGTTCAGGGAGAGAAAGAACAGAAGTGGTCTAAGATTGAGATTCAAGCAAAGGATGACTGTATTTCTGTTATTGGGTACGACCCGTTTGATGGTTACAACGAAGGCGACCGCCGCTATTTGTTCAGTGAACTCATCAAGTATTTTGAGGACGGTATTGAGGACGACCCATTCAAGCTGTCTCAGATTGTTCAGGTCGTGAACAATAATAATCAAATTCGACAAATCGACTTGCAGATCGCTCGTTTGAATCCGATGAACTCAGCGGAAGCTATCAAGAGCCTAAACGATATCAAGGTTAAGTTGGTTTCAAACAACGATAAGATTGCCAAGGAAAATGAAATCTCTGTCAAGAACCGTTCTAATAAGGATGCCGGACGCAATACCCTCACCTTCTTAATGAAGGATATGCGAGAGAAAAATATTGCAGGCGCAGAAGCAAACTTCTACGACCAGTTGCGTTCCCCCGGCACTCAATGGGCGGCAGATATGAGTCTTAAAGCAATCAAAGAAAATGCGTTCTTTGATGAAAACGACCAGCAGGAAATTTTTGATACCCAGCGAGAGCTGATTGATAAATATCAAAAAGAGAGTGACGATGCGAAAGAAAAGTATCGTTTGTCTTTGATTGAAAATCAGCGGCTCAAGGAGCTGTTGGAAGATGCTGGTATTGACGCAAATGGCAATGAAGATACGGATGGTGATGCCGTATGAGAATGAAGCAAAGAGCGCCTATTATTACAGCCGTAAAACGTAAGATTTATGAGTGTGATGCGGCAACGATTGCGTTCTATCGGCGTAATCCTGTTATTGCGGCCAGAGATTTATTGGGTATCCAACTATTTGACGCTCAGGCATATATGCTGGAACAAAGCTGGAATGCAAGTCATGTTCTTTGGGCATGTAGTCGAAACTTTGGTAAGTCTTTTGTAGGTTCTGTTTTCATTCTACTAAAGGCTATCCTATATGAGAATCAAGCTATTTACATCGTAAGTAGCGTTGGTGATCAGAGTAAGGAAACTTTTAATAAAATCGAAGAAATTGTCACTCGTGTTGGTAAAACAGCTGCGTCTATCCGTAGTCTGCAAGATATTGCAGAAAAAGAAACAAAAAAGTCTGCAACCAATAAGAGTGGCTTTAGTCATAATCCCGCCGGGTATGTTGTTGAGTTTTACAACGGTAGTTCCATTAACACGCTAAACTCCAACCCGGATTCCAACCGATCCCGTCGTGCAACTCTTGTGTTTTTTGACGAGGCTGCGTTTTGCTCTGACGAACTGATTGTTGTCTGTGAAGCTTTTGCCACTCAGAATACTGACTTTGTGACTGATACGGATGATTCTTATAACCCTGAAACTCAGCCTCGCAAGGTTCCTACACAACTTGTGTATGCTTCGAGTCAGGATACGATGGATAAACTATTCTATCGTTATTATAAAAACTTTGCAAAGCGTATGATTGCCGGTGACCGTGATTATTTTGTTTGCGACATGATTTGCGATGTTGCAATTCAGGTCTATATGAATGGTAAACCATACAAGGCTTTGTTGACAAGAGACAAAGTGGAAGCCGCTCTAAAGTCAAATAAAATGAAGGCGTTGCGTGAATATTATAATCGCCCAAGTCGTGATGGTGGCGTAAACCAGATTATCAAATGGGGTACAGTTCGTCGCAATGAGCGAAAGTATATCCCACAGCTTTATTGGGATAAGAACTATCAGTATATTCTTGCGTTTGATCCTGCCCGCACAATGGATAATTCTATTGTTGGTGTTATGCGTATTTATAACGATCCAGAAAACGGCATGTGTGGAGATATTATCAACTGTGTGAACATGGTTGATATTGCAAATGAGAAAAAATTCAAGCTCGATTCTAATCGTCAGCTTGAGCAGTTACATGAGTTGATTCTACATTACAATGGTCAAAATCCTGATTACGAGTACATTGATAGATTGATGATTGATCAAGGCGCTGGCGGCGGTGGTACTTCCACATATGCGGACGGTTTGCTTAATAATTGGACCGATAAAACAGGTGCGGAACATCGTGGTTTTATCGACGCAAATCATGAATTATATGAAGGATATGATGCCCGTTACCCAGATGCTGTTGACAAGCTACGTCTAATTAGTCCACGTAAATTCCGTACTGCCATGGTTGAGGAATTTATTGAGTTGATGAATCTTGGCGTCATTCATTTCCCTCTTGAATATAACGGAGGAGATTACGTTCAGGTAGTAGATGGTGTTGACAAATCAACTGGTCAAGAAATTTTGAAAACGCATGAACTCTCATTAGAGGAACAGACTGCGTGGGTTAATATCGACTTGATGAAGAACGAGATTACAAGCATTCAGAAAACGACAAACTCTGAAAACACGACCGTAACATATGCTTTGGCACCCGATGTTGCCAATAAAATTCACGATGATAGGTTCTATGTTGCTATTTTGCTTGCTCATCGTCTATACGAATTACGTCGTAAGGATAAAGTGCGCCAGTCTGCGGTGGAGACAATGACTGCTCCGCCGATTTGTATTTCTAACATTGACTTCTAAGCAGAGGAGGTGAAAATGTGGCAAGAAAGAAAAAGGAAGATTTTGATGTCGTGACCGCTTCACAGACAGATGATGGTACTGTTGTGCTTACATCTGTAAACGAGCTTTCAGATGAAAGAATGGACAATGTTATCCGCCATGCTATCGCATCCTATGATCCTGAAAATAAGCAATATAGTACATACCTGAAAATTTCAGCCTCCTCTGAGACACTGACGGTTGACCGAATTGATGAGCTCGCGCGAGGGTTACAGTCGAGCCTGACGAATGTGCAGACGGTCAATGGAATCATCCGTAATTACATCAATAAAGATGACCTAATTGGCATTACTTATGATGCGATTGAGGCGAATGTTAATACGGAGTTCAAATGCAGTTTCGCACAGTTCCCTGAACAGCGTAATAAAACTAAACAGGTAAACTATGCCCGTGAAGTGATTGATGATTTCAATACTCAAATCAATGTGCGAAGCCTGTTGCGTACTGCCATTCCGATGACTTACGCCGAGGGCACTTACATTACATATCTGCGCCAGAAAGATGAGAATTATATTGTAGACTACTACCCTCTTGGTATTGCTGAAATCAGTGATTATTTGTCAAATGGACAGCCTGTTGTGCTTATCAATATGTCTAAATTGAAGTCCGCTTTGAGCAAATCCATGCTGAAGGACAAGAAGAATAAGGCACTATTCTTTGAAAATCAGGAGACTGAGATTCAAAACAACTATCCAGATGAGGTGTATCAAGCGTTTAAGAATGGTGACACCTATGCAAAATTGGATGTTGACCATTGTGGTGTGATTCGTATTGGCAATATGGGGCAGAAATATGGTGTCTCTCCCCTATTCCGCGCCTTACGTCCTGCATTGATGCTTGAGACTTTTGATACTTCAGACCGTGTAAATGCTAAGGCAAAGGCAAAGAAAATCATCTGGCAACAGCTTGATCCTGCATTGATGGGCCCAAATAACGATAAAAAGGGCTTCTCTGAACAGGTGACGGCACACGACAATTTGCTACGTGCATGGAAGCAAAATACCGTGCTTGTGACGACCGCTCCCTATGTTAAGGATATCAAGTATGTTGAACCAAAAGTTGAGATGACAAATATTGAGACTGTCAAACAGTATCGCAATCGAGAAATGGCTGCTTTGGGTATTAGTTTCTTGAATACCGATGGTCAACAGACTGTTTCAACTGCAAAGGTGTCTCTTGACCAGCTGATGAAAAATATCGGTAAGATTGCAGAACAGATTGAAGATGTATTAAAGCGATGGTATCGTATTCGCCTTGAAGATGCAGGTGTAGACCCGATGTACTGCCCTGATGTGAAGGTCTCTACTACCGAAATGATGGGTATGGAGATGAAGAAGGCGATTGCTCAGTTCCTGTTTACCACTTTGAACTGTTCTTACAAGACTGCTTACGAGTATATGGGGCTTCATGCTGAGGACGAACTACGCAAGCGTCAGGCTGAAACCGAGGAAGGTTATGACGATGTGTTTGTGGCTCGCCAGACATCTTATACATCGACCGGTAATTCCGGCGATGGTGGTGACAGTGATAAAAAGACAGGCCGTCCAAAGGGCGAGGAAACTGAAAAACAGATTTATGACCAGCAGAGAAATGAAGATAGTAAGTGAGGTGATAAACGATGAGTAAGGAGTATTTCTATAGTAGAAACATCTGTTGCTCTGAGATTACGGAGCATCCAGACCACTATCTTGCCAAGTTTGTCATCTGTGATTTCTCAGTAAATGGGAATCAGGTTGCTTTGAACCGTGAAACCATTGAAAGATGGATGAGTACACTGGTTGGCAACCCGCTTGTTGGTAAGTTGGTCGTAGCTCCAAAGGGTGAACTGGATTTTTCTGGTCACAATATGAAAGTCGTCACCAGAAAAGACGCTGACGGCAATGAATACAAGACTGCCGAATTTGACACTGATGCGTTCGGTAGCTTTCAATCGGTCGGTATCGAGAAAATTGACGATACCGACTTTATTGTTGCATCTTGTAAAATCTGGAAGCGATATCCAAAAGCTTGTGCGACGATTTTGCGCCGTATTGAGAGTGGCACATTGAATACAAGTTGGGAAATCGATGTGCTGAAAGCTCATAAGGGAATCGTGGGTGGCCGCATGGCAAAAATTATTGACGATGGCGTGTTTACTGCACATTGTCTGCTTGGTGCAAATGTTGAACCGGCATATAAGTGTTCTAAACTGCTTGAAGTCGCTGAAACCGATTTTGGTCTTGAGCTGGCAAATGCCTACATTGAGGACACAAAAGAGATTTCAAATATAGAATCTAATGAAAAGGAGGCAAAAAATTTGAAACTGAATAAGGACAAGGAGACTCAGACCGCACAGGTTGAGAATCCAACCGAGACTGAGCAGGCAGAGCAGACCGCTACTGAGTCTACCACAGAGCCCACCACTCCGGCAGAGCCTGATGTTCAGACTTCTGAGGAAGGCGGTGAAACCCCTCCCCCGACTGAGCCTGAAACCAGCACCGAGCCTGCTGGTGAGCCAGAGCCGGAGTCTACCACTGAGACTTCCAGTTTGACCGGTCGTGACCTGTATATGAAGCTTGAAGATGCAGTGTCAAAGATTAGCTCTGATTACTACATGACCGATATGTTCCCTGAAGATCACACTATCTGGTGCAAGAAGTGGGGCTACATGAACGAGCTGGATTACATTATGTTCCCTTATACTGTTGAGGGTGATGAAGTTTCTCTGGGTGAGCCGCAGAATATTACTCTGACTGTTTCTGTTTCTCAGGTCAACACCAAGATTGATGAGCTGAACAAGACTGTCGCAAGCCTGAATACAGAGTTGCAGTCTGCTAAGGATGAGATTGCGGAGCTGACTCCGTACAAGGAACAGGCGGAGAAGGCAGCTGCAGAAAAGGCGGAGGCCGAGCTTGCACAGAAAAAGGAAAATCTGCGCCAGTATGCTATTTCCAGCAAGATGATTACTGAGGCTGAACTGACCGGTGAGGGCGAGTTTGCAAGTATGATTGAGAATCTGGATGAGGCTGGTATCAATGGTGTGATTGCTTCTCGCTGTGTTGAAGCAGCGAAGAAGGCTCCTGCTGAAAAGAAGATTGAGACTTCTGAGGTACATAAGTCTGAGAGTATCAAGCTGAATTTGAATGAAACCAAGTATAACACCACTAACGCTAACAAGCGTGACGCATGGCGGGAATATTTGGGCAAGTAATAACATTTGAGAGAAAGGAAAAATATTATGATTCGTGAACTGATGGTGAACGGCGCGAAGAATATTCCCGCTAACTATGCCGCAAAGGTCGCTATGGTCACCGGTATGGGTGTTCAGGTTGACCACAAGGCTGGTCAGGTTAAGTTCCCTGATGCAGCTACCGCTGAGGGCATCGAGATGGTTGCCCATGAGTTTATCCCGGAGGGCATCTATGCAAGCCAGACTAATTTTGATGACTACGATAAGATGGTCACCGAGATTAAGGCGGGTGTTCTGGTGAAGCGCGTTCCTCTGTATGCTGGCGAGCTGTACGGCACTGATCAGTACAAGGCCGCTGATGCACAGGATACCAATATTGGCAAGCTGCTTGAGGTTAACACCGATGGCAAGTGGCAGGTTGCTACTACTGGTACTTCTCGTTTTGAGTTTGCTGGTGTGATGGACGACAACGGCCACAAGCTGATTATGATCAGTGTGCTGCCCGAGGCAAAGACTGTTGCTTGATTGAGAGAAAAAACTTGAATACGATACGTGAAATTTAAGGCTATCGTCTTTTGGCGGTAGCTCTTTTATTTTGCGCGAAGAGAAAGGAAATGAATTATGGCACTGAATATTGAAGTGGCCGAGCTGATGAAGCAGCCCGGTCGTGTTTATAGTGTTGCTGAGAAGACTCAGTACAATAAGATCATGGATGCCGAGGACAAGGAAATTGCCGAGATTGTTGGCGCTCATGTCAACGAGCTGATTGATAAGGGTGACCCCAACAAGGAGATTGCTCAGTTTATCAATCGTACTGTGACTGATGAGCTGTACAATGCTCCCGACGAGTTGCTGGATGCAATGTTTGAGCGTGGAACTATCGGTGAGTTTGATGATTATCAGGCAGAACGTACAGTGAAGAACACGCTGAAGGCTTATGACGCAGCTAAGGGCGGCAATGTGCCGAAGTCTTATCTGCACTATGAGACCATCAAGCCCGTTTGGCGCAATAAGCAGATTGAAAGTGATCTGAGCTTCGTAGATGTTCGCCGAAACGGGTTCAAGAGTGTTGCTACTCTGACCACTTTTATGACTGAGGCTCTGAAGAATCAGATGTTCTACGATGTGTTCAGCATGGTTGATGATGCTATCACTGGTGGCGAGCAGAAGATTGATGTTCAGGGTAAGGAGCCCACCATGGAGGCCATGGATGCTCTGGCTCTGTATCTGAACGAACACGCAGATGGCGAGAACCCGTTCACTGTAAGCCTGATGAAGTATTGCGCAAAGATGCGTCGTATGACCGGTTACGCTCAGTATCTTTCTGACGCTGCAAAGGATGAGTTCAACCGTTATGGTCTGGTTAAGACTTATGATGGCGTTGCTATTACTGGCATCAGCTCTGCCAAGAAGCTGGGTGATGGTTCTATGCTTCTGCCCGATAAAAAGGTTTATGGACTGGCGGGACGCATCGGTCGGCTTGACATGAAGGGAGAGACTCATACCTACGAGGACTACGATAACAACAACGAAAAGATTCATCTGATGGTCAAGGACTTTACCTTTGGCTACAGCATCGATCACATCGAGCGCGTTGCTAAGATTGTCATGGCTCAGTGATAATTTCATTTTTACAAAGGCAAACTTATGCGGGGGCTTTGTGGTCTCCGCATTTTATAGAAAAGGAGACAAATTATGAGTTCCGTGATGGAAAAGAAGTTTATTGACGTTCTGAACTGCGATGATAACGTGGTTACCGTTTCGTCACTGAACAATAAGGGCTATACTTTTGAGCCTGGAAATGTGAATGAGCCTTGTGTGATTCCCGTTCCGCCAGAGGAAATTCAGTATATGAATAGTGTTTGTAACGCTTTCAAGAATGGTGTTCTGCGATTCCGCCCTGAAGAGCAGGAAGAAATTTTTAATGCGCTTGGTATTAAAGGAGACAGTGTTCTGTTTATCGAGGATATTGATGATGCAATCATAAATCCTACTGTCGAGAACCTTCAGCGGATGATTGATATTAAGGATGGTGCTCAGTTTGAGCGTATTCGCGGCCGCTTCTATTATCTGACGAATGTCGGTGAAGACCTGTCCACTAAGGTCAAGCGCCTGATTGACGAGCGTTATAAGGAGCTTCGTGCTGGCAAGCGTAACAGTGAGCTGTCTGTTGTGCCTGCAGCCAAGTCTGCCCCTGCTGATGTTCAGGCAGAGCTTGAGGCCGCAAAGAACCAGCTTGCTGAAATGCAGAAGCAGATGCAGGCAGCACTGGCACAGATGCAGGCTATGATGGCTGGTGTACAGCCTGTGGCACAGGACACTCCTGTTGAGAAGACTATTAAGCGTGGCCGTAAGAAGGCAGAGGCAGAAAAGGCGGAGGTCGTTCCCGCCGAGTAAGATTGGAGGGATTAAATGACCGCGTTTTCGGATGTATACGACAAATTTTACGAGTTGGTCGAAACTGACAGTAATTTCTTTCAGTATTTTGACCTGACCGAGAATGAAGTGCGAGATCTCGTACATGACCGTGCAAAAAGTTATTTGATGGAATCACTTTCTGTGATTACAAGAAACATTGAGCCGGAAGAGGATTTTAGTTTCGATGATTACGATTCAGAACTAGAAGAGTTTAATTCAGATCTCACATTCGATGAGATTGATATGTTAGCGCATTTGATGTTAGAGCAACATTTTAAGCGTGAATTTGGAAAATTGAAAGCGTTTAGTGCGCAAGACCTTCCTACAAGTTTACAGGTATTCTCCCCTGCTAACGAGCGCACGAGTATTCGTGCTCTTGTGAAAGACATTCACGAGGAGAATATGACGATGTTGGACAACTATATGGCAAAAGACCGCTCGACCCGCAAGCGTAAGACCATCGACTATGATACATACGCTTCCTACTCCGAGTAAGGAGGTATACCGATGGATTTTTATACAAGGGCACGAGCTGTTGGCGGTGCCGCAAAAATGTCTAACAAAAAGGATGTCAAAATTGCTTTTGCAAAGCGTGACTTCGCAGCACACTTCAAGGATAGTGTTGACTATGAGGATAATACTCTTGTGAATGGTTTGCCTCAGAAGCTGGTTGTTAGTCGTAGTAATAGTATTGCCAAGGAAAAGAAAATCTGGGCTTATTCTGGCGATTCTTTGAATCTTGGCGACATTGTTGACTGCTACAATTGTAAATGGCTGGTAACTGAGATTGAACCAAACGATGAGATTTTTCTTCGTGGTAAGATGGAGTTATGTAACCGCCAGATTCAGTGGCAGAACCCGATTACTGGTGAAATAGTCTCTCGCTGGGCAACGCTGAGTAAGCCATACTACGCGAACAACAAGGAACTTGTGGTGACTTCACTAAGTCAGCGTGAGTATAAGGTGCAGATGCCTTTTGATGATGAGACTGCGTTGATTGACCTTGATAAGCGCTTTATGTTGGAAATTATCAATGGAGAACCGAAAACATATGTTACGACTTCTGTTGACCAGAGCACAGAGCGCTATGAACTGCACGGTAAGACACAGGGATTCCTTGTGTTGAATATCCGGCAGGACCAGTACAACAGTAAGACGGATAATGCCGAGAAAATGATTTGTGATTACTTTGAGCCGAATAAGAGCAATGAGCCTGATACTGACTCTCAGGTGACTGCTGCTATTAAGTACGCAGGCAAGCCGGAAGTTCGTGTTGGTGGTTCTTGGAAGAAATTCACTCCTGTATTTACAAGCATCACTGGCGAAGAGGTTGCGGAGACTCCTGTGTGGAGTACAAAATGTCTTAATGAATTCAATGAATTTGTTGAGGTGCAGGCTGCCGACGATGGTACTTTTAAAATTCGTATTTTGAATAATAGTATTATGGATGGCGCGACTGTAAAAATTTCTCTGACAAATGCTGATGGTACGGTAAGTACATTCATCGAGTGCAAGGTGGTGAATCTACTGTGACAACGAGTGAGTTGATTACGGACTATAAAAACAAATTAGCTTTGAAGTTGGTCAATACGGAAGGGCTTGTTGAGGCGATGGGCAATGATGATATCGAAGAGCCAGATGAGGCAATTTATACTTATATCTTCCCCTATTTTCATATCCCTGACACGATTGAAGCAGCACATAGCTATATTTGTTTCAAGGTAAACATGACCGACCGCAGTAACATCAATGATTGGTACGAGAACTTCACCCTAACCGTATGGGTTATTGTAAATCAGGCATTGATGAAGATGCCTTCTGGTTATGGTGGTGCAACACGAGTTGATTATCTGAGTGGCATTGTTGAGAAGCAACTGCACGGTAGTACAATTTTTGGTATTAAACAGCTCAAAATCACGTCAAACGTCGAAGATAACATGGATTTACATCATCGAGTTCGCATTATGACATTCAAGACTCAGGACTTAGATGACCTAGTGGGGTGCAACTAATGGAACTTCGAGAGATGTACGAGCCGAGTTTGATGATGGGCGAAGACTTCCCTATCAATGACAAGATTATGGTTCGGATGCCAACTGTTGGCGAAATTATCCGCTTTGGCGAAAAGAAATATTTCTCGTTGGTGTATTTGTTTTGTTCTACTTCGAGTGATTATAAAGTGCAACTTGATTCTATTGGTGTGGACTAGCAGGATTTATCGGACTTCGATATGTTCCGTCAGCTTTTTATTGGAAATAAAGACCAAGATATGTCGATTCTTCTCGGAGACTTAGATACTAAAAATTTTGTGATGGCAAAAGACAACAAGACTGAAGAAATTGTTCTTGTGAACAAAAAGACTGGTGTTGTGATTGACCGACTTGCTTATGATTTAATGTCTGAGTATCTATGCGCAGCAAATGGCGTTGAGAAGCATTCAGAAAGAGCTGCAAACAAAGCAACGAGACAGGCACTTATTGAAGAAGCAAAAGATAAAATGGAGCTTCAAAAAAACAAGCCATACGAATCGCACTTAGCTGAACTTGTACTTTCGATGGCTTGTGTGCAGGGCTTTAAGGCTGATTATTTTCAAGCCATGAAGTATCCAGTGAGTGTCTTTATGAACCATGTAAGAAAGGTTCAGCAAATTAAGAATTACGACAATACGATGCATGGCGTTTATGCTGGCACCGTGGAATTTGGAAAGATTCCAAAATCACAACTGGATTGGACGAGCAAGGCGAAGTAAGTCGCCCTGCTCTTTTATTTTATCCAAATAAATTGAAAGGAAACATGATTATGAATTTTGATGAACTGATTATTGATCGGCCTCTCCGAGCTCATAAGTATAACTTTGATGGTAAGCGCATTTGGACAATGAGCAACCTGAAGGATCTGAAACTGACTCTGGGCGGCGAGACTGTTTATTCTCAGGACGAGCTGGGCACCAACATTATGGGCTTTGACCGTTCTAAGACTGCATCCGCCGAGTGGTCTAATGCTCTGGTGCATCTGGGTACTATGGCTGACCAGATGGGTACTGAGAAGCAGATTGCTTCTGGTACTGCAAAGCAGAAGTTTACCCGCGTGTTCTTCTTGACTACAGCTGATGGCAAGAAGCTGACTCTGCCTCATGCTCCTGTGGACATCACTACTGGTGTTCCCTTCAAGTACATTGATAAGGTTGATAACCGCAATGTTACCCTGGAAACTTACGAGCTGGGTGCAGAGACTGCTACTAATTTCTCTGTGACTGGCACTGAGGTCACTCTGCCTACTGACAAGTGCAAGGCTGGTGATAAGTTTGCTGTTAAGATGACTTACGAGTCTGAGTCTGGTATGGCTATTGACAACAGCGCAAATAAGTTCTCTGAGGAGGGTGTATTTGTCATTGAGGCTCTGTGCTACAATCCCTGTGATAAGGCAACTAAGATCCTGACCAACATCATCTTCCCTTCTGCCAAGGAGGACGCAGCTGTTGAGATCGACTTCAACCATGAGACTACTCATCCTGTGACTATCAATGCAACTCAGGAGTATTGCTCTGAGGATAAGAAGCTGGTTCGCATCGAGGTTGTGGAGGAGTAATAGCTATGGCTGAATCATGGTGTCGTGTATGTGGCAAGATGTACAATGCTTGCCCGCATTGTGATCCATCTAAGTCATGGCGTGTTATCTGTGATACTGAGCCTCACTTTCAGGTGTGGGTGAATACATACGAGTTCCAGATTGGAGTTCGTCCCAAGGAGGAAGCTAAGGCTTGCCTGAACAACCTCTTAAAGTATAAGCGTATCACGCTGGATGAGGTGGAAACTTTCATTCCAGCAGTTCGTGATACATTCCATAAGATTATGGATATGCCTGTAGAGGCTGAAGTCAAATCATCTAGTGATGTAAAAGATGAAACGCCCGTGAAGCCGGTAGTTAAGAAAACATCAAATCGTAAGGGGCGGGCATAACCGCCCCTTAGTTTTTCGTGGTGGTTTTATGGAGAAAAAGAACAGAACAAAGTTTAATGTGAGCAAAAATCCAGCAGATAGAACCTATGATGGTGTGGTTTATGATAGCCGTGCCGAGATGATGTTCTATCGGGATATTGTATTACCTGGGCTGGAAAATGGTGAAGTCGTAGAGTGCCGTAAACAGGTTCCTTTTGTATTACAGGAAGCGTTCCGCCGGGTCGATAAGGACGGCAAAGATGTAGCTGTAAGAAAAATCGATTATGTGGCAGACTATGAGCTTACATACAGTGATGGCAGTAAACAGGTAATTGATACGAAGGGTTTTGCTGACAGTGTTGCGCTGATGAAGCGCAAGATGTTCTGGTTCCATTATCCTGACGTAGACTACCGCTGGATCACGTACTCCAAAATTGATGGAGGCTGGGTCGATTACGACGACCTAAAAAAAGCTCGAAAAGAGCGAAAGAAATTAAAGCAAGCACAGATGAAAGGGAGATAAAATGAAGGTTTTAAATTTTCAGGAGCGAAATGAGTTTCTTGATGAAGTAGTCAAGACATGTACTATCGACGGTGATTATCAGCCAGCACTGCTTGATGTGGTGTTCCGGTTGACTATCCTGAAGTATTTTGCAGATTATGACTATCGTAGCGAGCCGCAGAGTGAGTGGCCTCGTATTGCTTACGAATCTTTCAATTTCAAGATTAACAAGGCTGGTTGTGATACTTCTGCGTTCTGGGATCAGTATGATTCTCTGGAGAAGGCCGTTCACGAGCAGATTGACCGTTCTCATAAGGAATGGTTGGTTCTTGGTCTATGCGGCAAACTCAATAAGATTATCGAGAAGCCTGACCCTATTTCTGATTTCGTTGACTTTATGGAGAACTATTTGAATGATGTGAGGGGCAACTTGAATGACTTTGACGTCGAGAAGTTTTCTGAAGTGACTTCTGCCCTGCTGGATAATAAGCAGGAAATCTCTGCTGTGCTGGCAAAAGATAAAAAGGAATAAACACTTTTAGAGGTGGGTTGGAGGGAATTTTAATATGGCTACAAGAAGTAAACCGCTGAAGTTATGGGACGCTGAGAAGTTTAAGAATGTAAACCAAGTGTCTTTGAAATACTGGGATAGATATGAGACTGATATGGGCATCCGTGACCTCAGCCCGTCTACTGTTTACAATTATGAATCGGATTTCAAGCAGTGGATGATTTATGTTTTGGACAATCAGGGTAATGCCCCTGTAACGGAACTTGAAGAAGAAGATATTGAGGAATTTCTGTTCTATTGTAAGAAGCACGGAAACAACTCTGCTCGTATGAAGCGTCGCATGAGTACGATTTCTGCGCTGTACCGGTATCTTCGCAAGAAGAAAATCATCAAAGAAAATCCGATGGAGTTCATTGACCGACCGACCAAAGACGTGGCTGTCGTGAAGCAGACATATCTTACGCCTGATGAGGTCAAGTTGATGCGAGAGAAACTGAACGCTCTGGTTGAATCTGCGACTACAGTTCACATGAAGGATAATGCGATGACGTTGCGTCTGTACGCACTGTTCTCGCTGTCCACGATGGCTCGTGTAAACGCTGTGCGGAATACGCTCTGGAAGTCTATCGACTATGAGAACCGTATGGTACATGATGTTCTGGAAAAGGAAGGTAAAATCGTTGATTTGATGTTCAGCAAGGAAGTTTCTGAGCTTTTGAAAGAGCTGAAAGAATACCGTACTAAGCATGATATTGAGGATGGCGGCTATGTGTTTGTTGGTACGAAAATTAATGGTGCATGGATGCCGATTACTTCAAGCACTGCCGGAGATTGGTGTAAGAAGATTGGTGAGATGATTGATGAGCCTACGCTACATCCGCATGATTTCAGGCACAGTGGTGCTACCCTGCTGAAGAACGCAGGTATGAGTTTAGAGGATGTCTCTTCCCTACTCAACCATGCAGGTACGGATGTGACCAATAAGTATTACATCAAAAAGGACACGACAAAGATTCAATCTGCAAAGGATCGGTTTGAGATTTGAGGTGGAATGAATGGGAAGTCTTGCTTCTTCGTATACGAACTTTGATGATTTACTGGCCGGTGTGGTTAGCAGCGTTCAAGACATCCTTGAAGGTGTTGCGCCGGAAATTGAAACGAGACTGCAAGCAAGCATTGTAGAAAACGTGCACTCAAAAAGTGGACGGTCTGATGGAATCGAAAGCAGAAAAAATATTGTTAGTAGTGTTATTACGGATAACAACGTGGTAACTATGACAGTAAAGGATATTGCAAGACCGCAGGCATCGTGGTGTAAAACGCCATTCCGAGAAGGAGATAACGCAGCTTTAGAGGGAACAATGTTTGCCAATTGGATTGAGCATGGCTTATGGATGGATATTGCAAAATGGAATCAAATGGGACGGCCAAAGGAAAATAAACCAAAACGTCCGGCTCGTCCATTTATTTCAAAGGTACAAGTTGAAGCGGCTATGCTTGTAAAAACGGCATTGCATGAATTGTAAGTCCACAATTTATTTGGAAAATTTGAATGAGAGGAGGCTGGCTTGAAGAAGCTGGCCGCTTCTCTTTTTTATTTTGAAAGGAATTGTTGAAAATGGAAAAGAGAGGTGACCAACAGTATGGATGAAAAAGAAAATACTGGCACAGAGTCTTCTGCCGTAACAGCCATTAAGGTCAAGGTTGTTATTGACACAAATAAAGCAGAGTTAGATAAGCAATTTAATTCTGTTAAAGAACATTATAAAGAAAAACCAGTAAAAATTGCTTTTGGAGTAAATCAAAACGACACTATCCGTAATATAAATGATGCACTTGATAAGGTAGTCAAGAGCGGAAAGTTAAAAACTCCAAAGGTTACACTTGATGTTAAGATCGACCAGAGTAAAGTAACTGCACAGCTTAAAAAAGCTATGCAATCTGCGGCAAAGCAGACAGTTAAGGTTGATACCGGAAAGTCTGGTTCTACAAAAACACAAGATACTTCAAAAAGTGATATTTCTCGCCTTTTCAGCCTTGCAAATCGTCAAGCAAAGTTAAAAGCGGATGAAGCATCGTTAATTGCTAATGGAAACAAATCATCTGAGTTGAAAGCGGTACAGACTAGATTGAGCGCAATCAACGATGAGATGGATAAACTCAAGACAAAAACAAAAGATGTAATTACGGAATCTCAGAAGTTAAAGCTTGAGGATATCGAAAAAACCGGAAAATTCAATGCTGACAGAAATACTGCAAAAGGTGCAGATTCGGCTGCAAAAGAACTAAAAAAACAAAATCAAGAAATTGCAGATGATTTAAAAAAGACTCTCACGTCTCAAGAATCCGAGTATGAAAAATATCAAAAAAAGATTCAGTCTCTTGAAAACTATTCTAAGAATAACTCCAACTATAAAAATGATAATATCAAAAAATATTTATATGGAGAAGATGGAACTGGAAAAACTTCTGGAAAGTTAAAAGAGTTGCGAGATCAGCTTGCTTCTATTGAGAACACTACACCAGGGAAAGCAATTCAAGACTTTGATAAAAAATGCAAGACTCTTGATACAACTATTGATTCTACAAGTCAACATTTAAAAGAACTTGGATTTGATTTTAGAGATATAAATCAAGCCAATGTTGATATGACGAAGTTTAAGAGTGTTTATGAACGTGCAACGAAGTTAGAAGACTCTATTGCAAATAAAAGTAAATATTCTTAGCTAATTGATAGTTTAAACGGAATAAAAGCTTCTGCTGCTGGCTGTGAAGGTGATGTTACTGATCTTAGTGCAAGACTATCAAACCTTGAAGTTGAGGCAAGCAGATGTGGGGCCACTACAGAAACCCTTAGTCAAAAACTCTCTCGTCTGTTTAAGGAACATTTCCAGACTGCTATCGCTATGGCTGGCGTGGCTATGGTTAAACAGGGTCTACGAGAAGTTTATAATAACGTCGTAGATATAGATACATCTATGACTAACTTGAAAAAAGTCACGAATGAAACTGAATCGGCATACTCAAGCTTTTTGTCGTCTGCTTCAAGTCAAGCGCGTGAGCTTGGTGCTTCTATCTCTGATGTTATTGACAGTACAGCAGAATGGTCTCGTCTAGGCTATACACTGGACGAATCACAAGAGCTTGCAAAGTGGTCCACTGTCCTAAGTAACATTGGTGATGGAATTAATAGTGCATCTGACGCAGCTTCTTATCTAGTCTCTATTCTAAAGGGATTTAGAATGGAAGCTGACGAAGTAGAACACGTCGTCAATGTTCTTAACTCAGTGGGCAACAACGAACCCATTTCCGAAAGTGGTATTGCGGAGGCACTCGTCAGATCGGCAAGCGCATTATCGGCAGCCGGGAACTCGTTTGAAGAGTCTGTTTCGTTGATTAGTGCGGCCAACTCTGTACTTCAGGACCCGGATACCGTAGGCACAACTTTAAAAACAATTTCAATGTATCTGCGAGCCAGTAAGACTGACGCAGAGGCATTTGGCGTTTCAGTTGATGATATGGCAAGTTCTGTTTCTGAACTGCGAAGTGAATTGAAATCTTTAACTGGCGTAGACATTATGAAGGATGCCGCCGGTACAGAATTTAAGAGTACATATCAGATCCTGAAAGAGATTTCTGCCGTATGGGATAAACTTACTGATGTTAGTAAAGCTAATGTCACAGAGATGCTTGGCGGCAAAAGGAACTCGAATGCGGTACTTTCCGTGATCGAGCAATTCTCCATTGCTGAAAAATCAATGGAAGATGCCGCTAACAGCTCTAATTCAGCAATGACTGAACAAGAGCGCATGATGGATTCAATTGAGGGTCGCTTAAAGCAGCTTAACGCCAGCTTTGAGAAATTCTCAAACGACGTTATGAGCAGTGACCTCATCAAATTCTTTGTTACTCTTGCAACAAAGATCGTTGATGCAGCAGACGGAATGGTCAACCTTGCAGGTTCTATTCCGGCAATTACAGCTGCCATTTCTGGTGTGTTGTCTGTAATGCAGATGAGCGGAAAGCTCAAGAATGGTGCGGGTAAAGTTAATATGCCCTCTTATATTTGTTGCGTTTGATAATATAGGATGCGGCACCATGTAAAAATAAAATAGCCCCTAGAGTGCTGGGAAACCCTAAGAGCCATATCGCCTATTATTATATTTATATAATGTAGGAATCGAAAGATAGAAACAAGGATATGGATGCTATATGCTGAGATAAAAGCTCGGTTTTATCGTATTGTTAAAATATGGTAACAATTGAGTGCTAAATAGTATTTACAATGGGCGGTCAGCAGCCGATCCACTCCCCTATTATATAATGTAGGAGAGTGGAAGGTCCATCGACTAAAAAGGGTCAGTGAGCAACCACTGGAAGGATAGTCAGTTCTGGATGAAAGTTCAGAAGTCCACCTCAGACGTAACCAGACGACTTAAAGAAGTAGGTGGAATGAGGAGACGTGCTATTCTCTGGCGCGATATAAGAAAGAGAAAAATGATTGAATAATTGAATAAAAAGAAAAAGTACACTGTTGTTCGTTGACAGCGTACTCTAAAAAGTGTATAATAAAAGCAACCAAGAGTTCCAATAGACGGTTCCCTCGGTTAGCATCAAACAAATGGAATTAAAATCTGGACAATTTCAATCCCAATGAAGAGCTGCCTACTGGACATAGGCGGCTCTTTTACTTATCACGGCTCTCGCTGTGATGATGTAGCATCTTGAAAATCTCAAGAACAGTCTTAACAAAGCCAGCAAAACCGAAGAACAGCATTGCGACATAGTAGACAGTCTGAATGTCAAAATTCATGGCAACATCCTCCTTCCGACAATATTGCCGGAAGGCAGTTAAAGAAATACACGCTCCTTCTTGCCTTCCGGCTACTGGGAGGGTGACCGCCTATTTTTACATCTATGATTGGACAAGTTCGATGTGGAACCCTTGATTGCCTGTCTATTATACACCAGTCTGTTATATCCTGTCAATATCACTATAATGTAATTTATAATACATAAAAAGAGGTTGCTTTTCTAAGATTTTCTGGCTATAATAAAAGTACAATCGCGTATCCAAAATATACGGAGGTATTTTATTATGGCTAGACCTAAAGGAAGCAAGAACAAAACAAAGGTTCTTGACGGTGTTGATTACGCAGCGCAGATCGCTGAGAAAAATGCCGCAACGAAATCTATCGCTGAAGAAATCGCATCTCTCGGCTCGAATATTGCCGCACTGAATGCTGAAAGAAAAGCAAAGGAAGCAGAGTTGAAAAAACTCAACAAAGAGATTGTGAAACTCGAAAAGAAAAAGGCTGATGCCGACGCAAAGGTTGCGGAAGCTGCAAAGAAGGCCGAAGCTGAGGATATGCTCAAGAAGTTGTTGTCTAGCGGTGTGAGCGCAGACGAGATTCTGGAAAAGCTGAAGTAAAGCATCGTCATAAAACAAGCCCGACTTCCCTACTACTGGGAGGCCGGGTGTTTTAATTTATGTTGCTTTTTACGACAGCCTATGATACACTCTTACAAAAGGAGTGTTGAATCATGGAAAAGAAAAATCATATTCCCGAGACCTCGACCTATAATCCCGTCCTGCCTAAAAAACAGCCACCGCAGAATACATATACATATTCCGGTCACGGGTCTGAACAGGCGCAGAATAGTCCATATTTCAAAAACAGAGATAGAATGAATGGAGGATCAAATGACGGAGGTAATAAAACTAATAAATAATGTTGAAACGCTTTTCAATGTCTTTGTCCCAGGTGCCTTATGTGTTTGGTTCTATACAAAGCTTTCATTGAAGAGAATTGAGTACCAAGGATTTTTAGCACTTAGTATTGCACTTGGTTTTACAATAAAGTATTGTGTTGATTACATAGATTATTTACTTGGAAATTTTGTAATCGTCGGATTTCCAATTGTAGTTGTTTATGTTATCGTTGGCATTCTATGTGCCGCAATATTTTTCAAAGCCAAGAATTCGGTCAAGGTGCGGGAATGGTTTGGTTTAAAACTAGGCTATGAAACAGGCGACAATGTTTGGAGCCGACATATTGACTTCAAAGAAGGCACTTATCTTATGCTTCACATGAATGACGGAACTTTTATTTATGGTAAGCTTGAGAATGCCGATGATGATTATGTCGTTTTAACTGAACACGCAATCGGCAAAGACCGCATGGGCGATAGTATGACAGCTGCCGCAAGCAATCCGAACCGTGATACTGCGCTCTGTATTCCTATGTCCAGCGTTAAACGCTTTGAATTCATGTACTGTAATACAGAATCGAAAATTGCAAGTTATGTTTTGCGATAAGAACAAAACATAACTTATCAGTCCCCTGCTAGATGGATGTCTATCTAACAGGGGCTTTATTTATGTGTGCTTAAAATTCATACCTACATGCTTTACACTTGAATTGTTTGCCGGGCTTTCTAATCATGTGTTTCTTTTGTTGGAGGTGAGTCACTTGCTTTCTTATCAATGTGGAAAAAGAAAACCTTACCAGGAGAACTTGTCTATGTTTGGGACAGTTAATCCTGAATGGGCAAGAACCAACATTCCATTAAACGCAGATACGATTGCTTATGCCGAGGTATGGAATTACGAATCTCAAAAAGAAGAACTGATCCAATTCACTTCTGTCAGTGAATTTTTTTCATGGATCGACAATCCACCCGTAGCGTTCAGGTGTATATAAACGTTGTGCGCCTTCGGAAGTAACTGTAATAATATCGCATTTTGGGCTTACTAAACTGTCAATTTCGGCTATTTCGTAGTTTATACCCTGAAGGAACTCAACCATTTCTTGTAGTTTAAGTGTATGGATATTATCTCCAAGCTTGATGAGTTTTGATTGATAAAGTTTATGCTCACCACTAGCTGCATAACCAATGTCGTCCAATGTATTCGGTTGAATTTTGTTATGGCCTGTATCTGCTCTAAGTATCACATTTTTGCCATTCTCGATGCCACATTCGATTAAATAAATAGTACTATTCCCTGTTTTCTGCACCAGCACATTCAGCAAGAATCCAAGCTCTTCTTGGATAGGCATCTTTTGAGCTGACGTAATTTTAAGTGTATGAAGGATAACGTCGTTTAGAAATTCGCCTGTGTCAAGTCTAGCATCGCCGGTGAACGCAATGACATGGTTTGTATTTGTAATATACGCTTTCTGGCTATGGTCGGACGGCATAGCGATAAACGGATTGTCTATTCTATGACGTATGAGTCGCCAGTCCGCAGACACAACGATTCCTTCTTTGTTTGCGATAGCCATCACGAGACTCATAATACATCACCACTCGTAACCACAATTCTTACAGTGGAACGTCTTTCTCACTTTACCGGAGGCAAAGCCCCAGAATGCCACATTGGAGGTCTTATATGAATGATATCCTTGTTTTATATCCGAGACCTCAAAAGGTAAAATACTATTATTCAGATTGCAACATCACAGATCATCTTCAAGAGCGAAAGGTTCGTTCTTCCAATAAAAGCAGTTCTTTTGAATCACAAGAATATCACACTGTTCACTCACAGTTTGATGATTTGGGCTGAACTTCTGAAGTCTGGCCGTTGTCTCGTTGATAAATTCCAAGTATTGAACCATTCGTTCTATATTGTACGTGTTTAGATCAATGCCGAAGGAGTTGTACATTGGTGAGACGAGATTATTGTTTCCTGCTGATATAAAGGCGTCTTGATCTTGAACTCTATTCCGAAATTTGGGGTTCTTGATATTTTCAACCATTACGACATTCTGGTTGTTTTCGATTCCAGCAATTACGAGTACAACATTATCATTTGATTCAGAATGTTTTATGAGTTCTCTTTTAAGGTGTCGAAATTCTTTGTCGATAGACAGTGGCTTTGAATTAAAAACATCAATCGCTTTGCAAATAATATCTTTTACTGACGTGCCATCCTGAAAGATTGCTGTTCCAGTAGATGCAATAGCATGACCACGATTTGTTACAAATAGTTTCCTGTAATGGTTCTTGTGGGTAACAATACTCTCGTGATCTTTATAAAAGTGAGTCTCGGTAAGTCTGCGGTCTGCTGAAACAACAATTCCATTCTGATTCGCGATAGCCATTACTAAAGACATAGTGCATCACATCCTCAAAACTCATATCCACATGCTTTGCATTTAAACTGCTTATGTGCCTTTCTCGACCATACGCCCCAAACCGCTATATCCACAGTCTTGTCAAAGCCGGAGATTTTCTCTAAGTCAGGGCAATGACACACTGGGCAAGTGGGCTTGTACTGAGCGAGACGAGCTTCCTCTTCAAGTTGAGCACGGGCTTGCTTGTTTTCCTTTTCTGCGGAGTCAAGATTAACACCCCACATTTTTTTAGGAGGGTTGTGTCTAGGATTTCTATTTAACCAATCTTCTCTTTCTTTGTTGGTCATTTTATTCCATGTACTGATTGATATCAGTTGACTTGAGCAAAACGGGCAAAAGCCATAATTTAAATCGGCATATTTGTTACACCAATGACAGTATCCTATCTTTTTCATAACTCTCTCCTCAAATTAGATATTATCTTTCTTTTTTGAGAGTTTGTATTTGTTGGAGGATTAAAATTCATAGTCACAATTGTTGCAGTGATATGTTTTCTTTGGCTTGCCAGCGGCAAATCCCCAAAAAGCAACATCTAGAACCTTTGAGGTTGCACTGATCTTGCGTAAGTCTGGTGAACCGCAGACAGGACATTTGGGAACATATTTAGGATGCTCTTTCTCCTCCAAATCGGCTCTATATTGAGCGTCAAAGACATTGGCTTTATCTTGCATCTCTTTAACAAAATTCGGATCTAATTCTGAGATATCTCTTTTGGGTCTGTTTGTAAACCTCCAATTGATTTTTTTCTGTTCGTTCATTCCGTTCCATTGAGGCAATAGAATAGTATCTCTCAAACAAAACGCGCACAGCAAATCTCTTTTATGGTAATATTTGTCGCAAAATGGGCAATACCGTACATATTCTTCCATGATTTCTCTTCTCCTCGAAATCGATATTAACTTTCTTCACGGTAGATGCTAACACTCAAAAATTACAAATTCAGACCTTTTCTAAAATAAAAGCGTCTCTTGTTGACTTAATCGCGCAATACAAAGCATACAAAAAGGCTTTGGGCGAGACAAATCTTTCCATATCTGATTTTATCAAATGGCTAATCTCCGGTCAAGCCCAAATTGATGCTACGAAGTTAAAGATTTTGGCTCTTCGTGGTGCTGCGTTACTTTTGAATATGGCCCTTGGTGTTGTTACTGGGCTTGTAGTTTCCTCTCTTATTGGTGCGATTACAAGCTATACACAGCGGATTGATACAGCAGCTACTAAAACGAAAGAAGCTGCCGATGCGGCCAACAACACGACTTCTTCTTTGAAGGATTTAGTCGATGCCTACGAAGAACTTGGTGACAAGTCTGGTTGGAACACAGAAGACTTCGACCAGGCGAAAGACATTCAAGAGGAGCTTTTAGCTCTCGCTAAAGAGCAGGGAACTCTTGATGAAAACAAAGTGAACCAGCTTGACCTTCAAAATGGCAAATACGAAGAGCAACTTGGTTTGCTGAAAGATATTACAGAGGAACAGCTCAAAGCATCCGAATCTAAATTGATTCAGTCTAAAGACGCTCAGGGTAACAAGCTTGTTAAGACCGCTAAGGATAATAATCGTTCCCATTTCTTTAGTTCTATTTCTGCAAATGCTAACCTTGGCATTATGAATGAGTTAAAGGATGCTGGAATTGATGTTTTCAACAAGAGCGGCAATTTCGGCGTAAAGAATTTGAACGACCCAGATTCTATTGCAAAGTATTATTCCGAACTTGGAAAGGCTCTGGATTACATTGTTCAGAATACGACTGAGGCACAACGAGCCGCAGGTGGTGCTTACCATACTGTTTATCAGTATTTAATGGATGAGCAAGCCGCGCTTCAGGATGATGCAGATGCTTACAATGATTCTACTGATGCCGTCAATGAGAATGTAAATGCTCGTAGAAAACTCCAAGCTATTGACTTTTGGAGCGACGGCAAAAGCAATGGTATGGACGTAAGCTATAGTTTCGATAAGGTCAATTCTGCAATCGAAACTCTAAAAAATACCATTGATGACTTTGATGCAAGCAAACTAAACGATCTCTTATGGGGCACGAATGAAGGCTTGACTGACGAACAGGCGCAAGCCTTGGCGGCACTTCGTAAAGCATTGACAGATATGGATTTCTCTGCCGATACAGATGGCGTGAACGCTTTTACTCAGGCTCTCGTACAGGTTGGTATTGTAGCTCAGTCTTCTGCAAATGGTGTTGACGCGGTAGTACAAGCTTCCCAGAAGATGGAGGATGTCTCCTCTAAGATTGATGAGATTCAGACTGCTTATAAGAATGCGACCACCGCTATTGATGAATACAATAAATATGGCTATCTGAGTGCAGACACACTCCAAACCCTTCTTAATGAAGACTTCGAGTATCTGAGTTGTCTCGAACTCGTTGATGGTCAGCTTCAGGTGAATACCGAGAAGTATCAGGGTATGATTGCTGCTCAGTATCAGTCTGCGGCCATGGCTCTTGTTGAGAAGGCAAATGCGGAGCTTGCAAAGATTGCTCAGGGCGAAAAGAAGGATGCTGTCGAGGATGCAACCAAGGCAACAGAAGACCAAGCAACAGCTTTGACTGAACGGGTCTGTCCTGCCCTTGGCGAGTTTGCAAAAGCATCTATGACAGCCGCTGCAGCACAGGAGTTCTTGGCAAATGGAGATGCAGCATGGTCTGTTGACCCAGAAAGGACTAAGGAAGTCTATGCTGGCCTTGCTTCTGGTTTAAATATTTTGGACGCAACTGTTGACCAAATCATGGGCAATTCGGATAAGTTCCGTCAGCACATGAATGGTTTTGATAAGGAAACCAAGAACCGGAATAAGAATACTGCCAAATCTGTAACTGATGTGGCTTCTGCCTTCGATACCTTAAATAAGGCAATGAAGGAGTATAACCAGTATGGTTATCTGTGTGCTGACACAGCAAAGTCTTTGGTTGGTCTGGACGATAAGTTTACGGCCTGTCTGACAAAGCAGGGCAATAAGCTCCAAATCAATGTAGAGCAGTTCCGTAAGTTTGTGAAGGAACAACTCAAGGAAGCGAATGCCGCAAAAGATGGCGGAAAATCAGCTGATGAGATGAATAAAATTCTGAATTATCTTGATCAGAATGTAGACTCAACAACCATCTCTTTCGAGCAGTTGACTGATGCCATCAAGGGCTACGGCACCGCGATGGACGAAGCCAAGGAAAAGACGGACGCTATAAAATCCGCATTTTCCAGTCTTTCTGATATCGGTAAGAATAAGATTGAGAATCCTTTTGGCGCTCTTGATGCAGATGGTGTTGACAAACAGTATCAGGCAATTCGTGATCTGTATGATAACACTGATTTGTTTACGGCTGAACGGTTTGCTGGAGCGTTAAATCCCGAAACTGGATTGGTTGATTATAACAGCGATGCCTTTAAGCAGATGTTCCTCGAAAAGCTTGATGGTATGGCTACTGCTTGTGAACAAACTGGCGGTAAAGCTGGAAAATATCTTGCCCAAGGTTTTAGAGACGCCGAGGATAAGATTAAGAACAATGTTATCAGTATTGAGGAATATATCAACGGCATAGGTTCTACTTTGGAAAACATCAATAATCGGATGGACAACTTCCAAAGTGCATTCAATGACCTGTCCGATATTGTGGACGAATATAACGCCTATGGTGATTTAAGTCAAGATTCAATCCAGAAGTTAATGGGGCTTGACGTAAAGTACACAGCTTGCCTTGAGCTTCAGGGTGATAAGCTTGTGTTCAATAAAGAGGCGTTCCGTGCGCTTTATGTTGCACAGCTACAAAAACTCGCCGCTGATTATGAAGGCACTGATATTGGCAAGCGCTATGCTGAAATCCTTCAAAAGGTTGCCGATGGCACTTGGGATGTCACTGACCACATGAAAGGCATGGGCACTGAGGCTCAAACCCTTCAAACTATCTTCTCTAATCTGAAAGACCTCTTCTCTTCCCTGCTTGATGTTTTTAATAAGTTCAACGATAACAATTCCAACGACCTCAAGATTTATGGCGATGCCATGACCGAGGAGATTGATAAACGAATCGAAGCTCTTCAGAACGCAAACGACGAGCAAGAGAAGGCTATCGAACTAGCGAAATTGCAAGCCGAGCTTGAAAAAGCCGAGACTCAGAAAACCGTCCGTGTCTACACCTCTAATGGTTATGAGTGGCAGGCTGATGAATCCGCCATCAAAGAAGCTCGTGATAATCTCAACTCTAAACAGCGCGAGAACGCTCTAAACGACGAGATTGATAAACTGAACAAGCTGAAAGACAAGTATACTGAACTGATCAACCTGATTGGTTCTAGCTACGAAGACTATCAGAAGAAACAGGAATATGCTGCGAAGATTCAGGGCATGACATTCGACCAGATGACCGCCGGTCTTGATGGTTACAAAGATAATGTCATCGCCAGCATGAAGGCGATTCAGGGCGCAACTAATGTCAACAATGTCGTCGTTAATCTGACCAATTTGGTTAATACTCTGGTTAAACTGAACGACGTTCTAAATGGTTTAAGCACTGGGACTACTCAGAGTGGTGGTATTACCGGCCTGTTCAATCGACTGCAGCGTGCCATTGGTACGTTCTCCGACAAGAGTTCCGGTAAGGGATTCTTTGGTCGCCTCTTGGATGCAGGAAAGAGTATCCTTGGAATCGGCGATGGCAGTGCTAGTAGTAAACTTACAGCCGATATTGCTCCAGTTATAAAGTCTGGCGTCGGTGATGGCATCACTACTGGACTGGATGCCGCAAAACCGTCTATAGCTAAATCTGCGCAGGGGCTCTTCTCCGGCAATGGCGGATTGAAGTCTATCTTCCAAAAAGGGTTCAGTGGAGTCGCATCTATTGCCCAAAAAGCGGTTGGCGGGCTTGGCTCAATTTTCGGTAACATTGGTACTACACTGGGTGAAACCAAACTATTCTCTGGCATTGCTGGTATTTTCAAAGGAATTGGTAAGACTGTCGGCACCGTTATTGGCACTACAAGTGGTACGGGTGTTGCCGGAACTATTGCGGCTGCGGTCAGTCATATTCCTGTCATCGGCAAGATCTTGCTTGGTGGTACGCTCGCTGTCGGCGCGATCGGTGGCGGAAGCCTCACTACTGGCATTAAGAGAATCGGCGCAGGTATTACTAATGTAGTAAAGGGCATCGGCTCTACTATCAGCAAGGCGGTAAAGGGTGTTGGTAGCTTTATCAGCAAACTTATGCCATGGAACTGGGGTAAGAATTCAAGCGATAGCGGCTCTAAAAAGAAGGGCATTGGTTCTTGGAAAATCTGGCCTTGGAACTGGGGCCGTGCTAAGGGTGACAAGCATATCAATCAGGCTGCTCCGTATAACGTTGACGAAGAGGGCGAAGAGATAATTGTTCGTAATCCCGCAAAGGGTCGAATGACTTATCTCGAAAAGGGCGATGGCGTTATTCCGGCTGACACTACAGAGAATCTGATGGAGATTGGCAAAGATCCAAAGAAATGGTTATCTGATGCCATGAAAGAATCCAGCAATTCGGTCGGTTCTCTGCCTATTGACGACCTGAAGAATGCCAAAACCAAGGGTGACCTGATATCTATTACGAAGAGTCTGGCGAACAACCAGATGAAGCGTCTGCGTGATAAGTTTGATACAGTGTGGAAGCGGCTTGGCAAAAATGCCGGACTGTCTGAAGAGCAGATTGACACCATCGGTAGTACCATCTTTGACCGGATGGGCAGCATGATTTCTAATTCGATGGATTCTGCCCTTGGCAATAAGAATCTAACCGACGACCAAATCAAAACTATTTGTGCTGAAATGTTCCAGCGCATGGGTAGCGTGTATAAGAATGGATGGGACAACCTCTATTCCCTGTCTCCCGACATGTCTACGGACGCTTCTACTGCAATCAATAAGCTGTTTGAGACCATTTTTGCTGATTACAATGCAGATACGTCAAATATCAGCGATGTTATATCTGGTTGGCTACCAAAAGTTGAAAACACCATGAATACCACTCCGGCTCCTGGTTTGTCTGGCGGTGGTGGCTACTATGGCAATTCAATGGATGCCAATGTTGGACCTTCTGCATCGTTTAGCTTTAGCAAGGTCAAGAAAACTATCCAAGGGCTCTTCGAGAAGTTTTCCAACAGCAAGCTTGGTGCATGGATAAACAAGCACTCTCTCGGTTCCGCTGTGGACAAGCTGACAAAATACAATGAATCCAATGACCCGAACATGGTTCAAAAGGCATTGCATCTACTCACTCATCCGACAGAACTGATTGCTTCGGCAGTTGAAAGTGCAGTCAAGACCGGCAAAAAAGTCACTTGGGCGGTCACTCATCCGAAAGAGGCCGCTCAGGAGATTGCTTCTGCCGTAAAGGATGCCTATAACAAGGGTAAGGAAGTTGCGTCTAAAGCCAAAGATGCGGTGACCCATCCTAAAGAGACTGCTGAAAAAATTGTTGATAAAGTGAAAGAGACTTACAACAATATCAAAGAGGCCGTCTCTGAGAAGACTAATTCGGCAAAGAATTGGGTTAAAGACAAAGTCGATAAAATCACAGGTAAGAAAGCTACCGGTTCTCGCAGCATTAACAAGTCTGGTACTTATAATGTTGATGAGAAGGGTCAGGAACTTATCGTCCGTCAGCCTGAAGCTGGGCGCTATACCTATCTTGAGACTGGTGACGGCGTTGTTCCTGCTGATATTACATCTAAGCTCTTTGATTTGGGCGGCAATCCCGACAAATGGTTCCAAGAGCAACTTGCAAAGAACGGTGGCCTTACCGCAAATGTTCAGAATCACAGTCAGGCTCCGTCTATCAGCATTGGCGACATCTATGTTCAGAAGCCGATTGGAGACGTTGACAGTCTGGCTCGTGAAATCGTTCAGGGTCTGCCCAATGCGATTTATCAGGAATGTAGTAAACGATAAGGAGGTGTGTCAAGTGACTGATTCAAGAAAAGCTGTCAGTGTGCTCACGAAGATGATTTGCGATACTGCCAGATGTATTGTTGAGGGCGCTTCGTTTGACAAGACCTTCTTTGGTGTTGTAACAGGAACCAGCAACGGGAAATACATCGTAACTTCTGCTGGACAGGAATACACGATTAAATCCAGTCAGTTCTTCAAGGTTGGAGAACGGGTTGCGGTGACTGCTGTTCAAAGCAACTACAATACGCTGATTCTTCATAAACTCTAAGCCGCGCAAAATGCAGGTAGTTCCGCCAATGACGGATAACCCTGCAAGTGCGGCTTTTAATTTTAGGAGGTGATTCTACCTTGGCGAAACCTATACTGTCCCCCATTTCTGTTTTTGATGCAAACGAAGGGACTACCGCATATTTTAAGGTGGCAACCACCTATGACGGTACATTATATAATAATGCTCAAAAAGCATACGATCAGGCCATTGAGAAGCAGAAGACTACTATCGCTGCTATTAAAAGCCGTGGTGTCGAGACCTATGGGAATATTGACAATCTCAATCGTGCTCGAATTGTATGGACAGCTGAAAATATTGCAAAGTATCAGACCTTTGTGAATGAGATGAATGCGAACGAAACCATCATTTCTGAGGGCGACTATTCCACTGTTCTCGGGTGTGACGACAAAATGGGCAGTCTACAGGTGGCATATACTCCTCTGTTCCAGACTGACAATAGCGAACTTGTCCCGCTCACTCAATCTGAAATTTCAAAATATTTATCTGATGTCAAAACGAAAGCAACTGCTATGACCAATGGCCTTGTGGCTGCAAACATCTTGTCCGTTGATGCGGAAGGAATTTCAGAGACGGTTGGTGGAAGTGCCATCACTGTCAAAAAAATGATTGCTGCGGTTGAAGGAGACACTTTTGATGGTGCTCCCCTGTCCGCCTGTGATGTCAGCGCTATCGCTGGTTGGAGTGAGGCCGAACTAAAGAAAACTTATGGTAAAACAAGCACATTTGTCGGCTGGGCCATGCATGATGTTCAGGGAAAGATTTGGAATGATAAAGACAATGTAGCAGAGAAGACTGCCGCGCTGGAAAAGGCAACGACCACGTATTGCTATGAAGTATATGACAGCATGACCAACAAGTTGCTCGGAAGTGTTACAAACGCTGTGACCGGTTTCACTGCTAGTCTTGGTTATGGTTATAAAATCACTTCGTCAGATTGGCTCGACAATCAGTCTCGTAACTATACTATTCGCGTCAAGGTCAGACTTTCTGGCGAAGACGAATATGGTGATTTCAGTGACCCTATTCCTCTTTGGTGCAAAGAAAAACCAATATTGAGCTTCGACGGGCTTTCTTCTAATACGGAAAATATTATCCCTACTTCCTCGATTTTGTTTCTGTTAGCGTATCAATATGTAACTGTACAGGGCGAAACATTAAGTACCTACCAGTATCATCTATACGATGAAAGTAAGAATCTGATTAAAGAATCTGCAGTATTCTATGGAGCTGTAGGAGCGTCTTTTACAGTGAACGGTTTGGATAATCGAACTGTGTTTTATATTCGCGGAACCGGCACAACTCGTAACGGCTATTCTTTGGATACTGGCTTTATTCAGTTCGAAACAAAATATTATGCGAGCGCAGAAGGAGGCACTTTTTTACAGTGTAAGAATAAATTAAGTGACGGATATGTTGCTATTTCAAGCCATCTTGCTGATATTTCTGGAATAACAAAAGACCAGATTTCTTATGTAACATCATCTGGTGGTTATGCTGTGGATTTGACTCATGGTGAAAAAGTCACGTTTGATATTCCGTATCAAATGGAGTTCTATAATGTCAAAGACTATGCGATGGCATTCAAGGTTCGTCCTGTTATTCGAAAAAACATCGTAGAATTCTCGTTCGATCAGGATGGAATGATATATAGAGGCGTTATTTCCACTAATATTCGAGCTTTTTCTAAACTTCCTTACGAAAGCTATCTTCCCGCCAACCAGTCCGAATATTTTTATGCTATGCTGAAAATTATTCGCGAGGATGGCGGTTTTGCATATTCCGACGTTTATTTTATTGACAGTAACTACATGAAACGAACCAGTATGGACGTGCTGATTTGCCTACAGCATAAAGATAATGCTTATGATATTACGATTAGGGAGGTGGAAGAATGAACTTTCTGGGATATGATTTGTTCGGAACTGGCTCTGACGCCTCCCCTTGTGCTGGGAATCCTTCTCTGGCAGGGTTTGTGATTCAAAATGGTATTTACGACGGTGTCTATCTTTCAGGATCTCCTGACGAGTTCTCTACCTTTTATGATTCAGGTATGAAATGGACGGAAGATACTTTGCTCTTTGCTGATTTTAATCAAAAAACTCTTGGTGGCTCCAACTTTGAATATGGCTCGGATTTGCACGAAATCAAGTTGAAGCGCCGCGAAATCGGGGCAGATCAAAAACCGTGGGTCTTGCTTTATGAGCAGCTTGCTGGACATGGAAACATCAACTTTGTTTACAACGATTATTTTGCACGTGGGCGAGAAACGGAGTACGAGTACGCTTTAGTCCCCGTTCTTAGTGACGGAACAGAGCTTCCATATATTAAGACAACTGTTCAAAGTAAATTTTATGGAGCTATCATTACAGATGGAACTGTAAGTTATCATATTTTGCTCGACCCTTCAATCACTGAAACCGATCGAAATCGTCAATCATCTGTTGTGACAACCTTAAATCGTAAATATCCATTTGTATTTTTCGGAGGCAAATCAAACTACACTTCAGGCTCTTTTTCTGGTACAGCCATTCGGTATCTAAAAAATGATACTTTCGATGTGGCGCACAGTCATTGGTATCGTGAAGATATGATTGATTGGCTCACGAATGGCGGTACTAAGATTTTGAAAATTGAAGATGGCCGCATCTGGATGGTTGCTATTGATGGTAACGTCAAGTCTTCGAATTCTGAACATCCTGACAAGGTTACTTTAAGCTTTGACTTTACGGAGGTTGGAAGCGTTAACGATGACAACGATATGCTGAATAATGGTTTTGTGAACGTGATGACAGGTGGAACCGGAGAAGAGATCTACAATATCACGAACAATTTCTACTATGTCGATTCAGACAACACGGACACTACCATTTCCGAAGGCAAACCATATACTGCCACTCTTTCCTCTGTTGAAGATTACGAAATCAGTGGCGTTGTTGTTTTTATGGGCGGCTTAAACGTCACAAACACGACTTATATTAAGCGTGTTGATGAATCCACCGGTAAAGTAAGTCACGAAATCAATATTCCTTCTGTTTATGGCAATGTCACAATTATCGCATCTGCAACCCGAGTTCGCATTATTGCTCAAAGCTTTAGTCTAACTGAGAGCAAATTTACGCTCAGTGTTGGCAACAATCACAAGTTAGAGTATACAACTTATCCATCAGGTGCTTCTCAGAATGTTGTCATATGGAAGAGCGCGGATACGAAAATTGCGACTGTCACTGATAAGGGCGTGGTTGAAGGAGTTTCCCCGGGGTCTACAACAATTACTGCGACTATGGACAATCTGATTGCCACATGTTCTGTAGTTGTTACGACATCATAACGATAGATGGAGGTGTGCCATGAAAAACTATACTCCTTCACAAGCAGAGCTCGCATTGCTTAAAACACGTGTTAAACATCTCTATTGTAAGATAGAATTACTGGACACTGATATGAATCTTCTAAATTCACTTGAAGGTTTGACTGTTGACGGTTCTATTTCTATCGATTCGGACGCAGATATTCGACGGACATTCTCTGCTTCTATATATCTGGAGGGAAATAAAGACATTTCTTCTATGCTCGGAGATGAATAGGCCAATAAATATGTAAGGCTTTATATCGGTATGGAGTCAGCTAACAGTAAATTGTACTGGTATTCTCAAGGAGTATACGCTTTCAATCAGAACGGTTTCAAATACAGCAGCACTGAACATATTCTTAGTATTTCATGCGTAGACCTAGTCGCAAAGCTCGATGGAACGCTTGGCGGTACTTTAACAGGTCAGAAAACAAAAATACCTGTTGGTTCAGACATTGGTAACGCGATCGCAAAAACATTTCGCTTGAGTGGTATGGAGGATTGCGTCGTTGGATATTGGAACCGGAGTGTCCCGTATGACCTTGAATATGATACTGGCGCGACCATCTGGCAGATACTTACTGAACTGCGTGATTTGTATTATCCGTTTGAGATGTATTTTGACGGGACTACATTTATCTGCTCTGAGATTCCTACCGGATATGATGCCTTGACAATTATGAGCGCTGCCGATTTTGAAGATCTCGTCATTTCCGAAGACTGTACATACGATTATTCCCAGATTCGTAATTGTGTCGAGCTGTGGGGAGCGTCAGTTGAATACGATGCTTTTTCTGCGAAAGACAAAACAACTTTTTCTGTTAGTGGCGATACGACTACAGTTACTGCAAACGCAACTTTTACATCTATGGAGGACTCCCCTTCTGAATTGACGGTTGCTTTTACCACCCCCACAACTGGCTTCAAGAAGAACGTAAAAATTCTTGTCTCACTCCTTTTAACTGTGCAGGCTGCTGATTCAAACGGAAATCTTACAACGTCTACTAAATCATTGAGTTACGGAACATACGATTTGTATGCTCGTAATGTTGACGATCAAGGAAACGATGTCTTGATTGATGGGACAACCATTCCTGAAGACACTGTGATTGTCGTTAAATATGATTCTAATACTAAGCACTTTTATTATCAGGGGGAACAACAAATCCACGTTATGGTCAAGCTTGTTGATAAGGAACCCACTGATGAAGAGAAGGAAAAGGATAAAGAAGCTGAAAATTGCAAGTACATTCGATATGTTTGCTTGTCAAACGCAGCGGATGTTGATTGGATAAATAGTTCTCGGTTTACTATTGAAAAGCTTGGGCGGCGCAATGAGATTTTGAGTGGAGAAGATTACGAAAATTATACGACTAATGAGTCTGCCATGAACTGTGCTGAGTACAAACACTGGACTCTTAGTCGTTTGACTGATAACGTAACTGTAGAATGTGTACTGATTCCATGGTTAGATGTTAATCAAAAAATTTCGTATACTCCCAAATATATCAATACTGGAAATCAGCCCGTCGATTTTTTAATCAAGAAAATAGATATTTCGCTGGGTGATGGTACTATGACGGTTACTATGAGCCGTTATTGGCCCTATTATCCTTATATTGTCAAAAACAAATATTGATTGGAGGGAAAATTTTGAGTGATTGGATTTTAAACGAAGACGGGAAATATGCCGACCTTGAGTACACAAACTTTCCAGCAAGCTGTGATAATTGGACGAACTCTGAGGATATTTCTTCTAGTTTGATCGGCGCGGCAAATCAGTATCGTGCTGCGATGGAAAATGGCAATTACACTAACGCACAAGCTGTACTGAATTCAAATCCTCGTCTCCGAAATGCATTGATTAATGCCGATACTATCAATCGTTTGAAGCATTCTATTATGGCTGTAGAGCGAATGTTCACAAGTACGATAGAGTCGTATATTAAAAGATTTACAGATGCTGCTCAGAACAGTGCAAATAAAGCCAAAGAATCAGAGGTTGCGGCTAAAGCGAGCAGTGACATTGCCAGTCAGAAGCGCGATGAAAGCCTGCAGATTGTAGAAGACTTAAAAACACTGAAAGGGACTTTGCCCACTGACTTTACAGATTATGCTGATGATATTGCTGACGCCAGAAATTATATTGATGAAACAATTCAAACTCACAATACAGACGAACATTCTCATGCAGATATTCGTGCTTCTGTCGAAGAGCTAAGAACAACTACTGAGAGTCATAAACATGACGCTGCCGACATTCAGTCCGGTATTATTCCGATTGAACATGGCGGTACGGGTGGTGATACAGCAATCAAAGCCTGCATCAACCTTGGAGCTCTTCCCCTTTCTGGCGGAATTATGAACGGTACGTTATTTTTCGGCTCTACTAATTATTACGTCAATAATTCTGGTGTGGCTATTTTTAGCAAAGCATACGGCGCTGTTTATAATGACTACGCAGAGCTTTTCCCGCGTGGTGGGACAACTCAGCCGGGCGATATTATTGCTCTTGACACAGATAGTCAGACGGAGCGGTATGTCCGAGCTGACGACACTTCTAAACGAGTGGTTGGTGTTCACACGGACGAGTATGCAATGCTCATTGGCGGAGATCTGCCGAACAATGGTTCCTCTTTGGACGACTATAATATCGATAAATATATTCCGGTATCTCTCGCTGGCCGTGTGCGCGTGCGAGTGATTGGTAAGGTCAAAACCGGTGATTTGATTGTTCCTTCTAAGGTTCCCGGGATTGGTCGTGCTGTTGAGGTCGGGGAGATTGTCTCACCGGATATTGTTGTTGGTTACGCAGTAGAGGGCGATGATTTATTCTGTGAGCGTCGCATTCGTGTGCGAGTAAAGGGGTGATTTTATGGCTGAACAGGGTGGACTGATTAGTCCGGAAGATTTTACTTCGTTAAAAAAGCTCATCAACACTGAAATTACTCGTCGTTCTAACGCGAATAGTTCAGGTTCTATTTCTACATACAAGGGAACATCGTGGCAGTTTTCTGAAACTCCGGTGAATGGAAAATTTATCACATACGAGCATATTCAGAAAATCACGACTCCATTGAATGCTATCGATGGAAACACCCCAACTCCTGACAAAGAATCTTTGGTTTATGCACAAACGCTGAAAGACTGCCTTGTTAAAATAAATGATTTATCGTCTAAGAGTTTAACCGGATCTTCCAGTGGTTGCCGTTCTAGTTGCACAGGATTGTGTTCTTCCGCTTGTTATTCTGGGTGTTCCGGTTGTAGCGGTGATTGTTCTGGAACTTGCAAGAGTGGTTGTTCTGGTTGCAGCGGTGATTGTGATGGTTGTTCAGGCACTTGTGAAAACCAGTGTCAGGGAAGTTGCAAGAACGGTTGTCAAGGCAGTTGCCACGGTTGCACGGGATGTGAGGGTTGGTGTACTGGTAACGGATGTGGCACCCATTGCTCTGGGAATTGTGGTGTTGGTCTGAATAATTAAAGGAGGTGCAAAAATGAACAGCAATAAACCTGTAGAAAAAATTTTTGTCAAATGCCCCTTTATGACAGATGCCGCTTATCGTAGAAACCTAGTTCTTTATGATTTTCTGTTAATGGAGCCAATCCCCGAAGGCGGATTTTCTGTTCCTTATGAATCAGATCCTCAAAAGTTCACCTTCCCTTTTTGGCTTGGGTATTTGTCCTGTCTACAGAACCCAGAGTTGGAGGAAGTTCCTTTTTCTCGATGGCTGAGTTATGTCAAGCGCGTTATCAAACTCGCGGCCGCTAGTTGTAAGTATCAATTATCTGATGCAGAGAAAATCTTATATCCATATGCTGTAGCCATTCGAGTTTATCCAAACGCTGAAAAATATATAGCAGACACAAAAGCCCTTTCTACGGATCGCATCGAAAAGATTTTGAGTATTGAACCTCAAAACGATGAACAAAAATAGGCTATGTACATCGTGGCAAATACAGTCTTATATGCTATTGAGTCCGAAAAAGAATTCCGTTCGCATCTATTTATCTCTTTGATGAGTCAAGTGAAGGCACTTGAAGAAGAATTCCAAGATATTGAAAAGAAGTTTGATAATTATCGTATCGGAAAGGGGCTATATGACTAAAAAAACTTTTGAACTCGATAGAGAAATCTCTGAATCCATCGAGCGTTTATTTTATATTGAAGAGAGCTATAAGGCCATGTTGGCCGTTATGTGCAAAAGCTATTCTGAAATGCCTTCAGAGACGCTACAGAAAATGATTGAGGACTATCGTGTCGAGTATCAAAACGCATGGGTCAAATTCACATATGCCAAAAACACGTTGTTTAATAACTTGCTCGGTTTTCTTCCAGCGCAATATAAGTTTGATTTTTACAAACAGGAGGTGGAGTGCGAATGGTAAAAAGCTTTACACGGATGGACGATTACGCTGAACATATTCGCCAGCTTTTCCCATCTCTTGATGGTTTTAACAACCAAACCGTTCGTAATGTAACATTCCAAGTGACTGGGGCCTGCAATCTGAATTGTTCTTATTGCTATGAGCATTGCAAAGAATGCGAAGCTATGACTCTTGACACTGGTAAAAAAATCGTAGATTATCTCTTAAACCAATACGAAAAAGATGATGGCGTTTTTATTACCCATCGAACCAAAGCTCTTGTTTTGGATTTTATTGGCGGAGAGCCACTGCTTGAGGCCGAACTAATTGAACATATTTGTGATTATTATTTTGAACAGTGTTGGAAACGGAATATTCCATTTGCCCCTATGTCTCGCATCAGTTTCGCTACCAATGGACAACTTTGGTTTACTCCAGCAGCACAACACCTGTTTATGAAATATCACAATTTAATGGGTGTCACCGTTTCTATTGATGGAATCCAAGAATTACATGACGCTTTTCGCGTTGACGTAAATGGCGTCGGGTCTTTTTCTAAGGCATATGCGGCATTTCAGGATGCAAAAAAGTATGGCTGGTATAATTCGAAAATGACATTTGTGCCTGATTCTGTTAAGTATATTTGCCCCAGCGTAAAGATGATGATTAACGAGGGCTGTAAAATCATTCACTGCAACTTCGCATATGAGCCAGTCTATACAAAAGAGGACGCTTCAAATATTTATTTCGCGTTAAAAGACTTGTCTGATTGGCTTATCGAGAATAAAAGCGACGTTTATATTACAATGTTGAACGACGATACTGGACATCCCGTGTCTCCGAACGATAATAGCAATTACTGTGGTGGCACTGGTTCAATGCTTTCTTTTGCCCCTGACGGTAAAGCTTATCCGTGTATTCGCTATGCTCCTATTTCAGTCGGCAAAGAGAAAGCCGCGCCGATGTGCCTCGGTAATTGTTTCGATGGACTGTACAAAACAAAGCATCAGCAGGATACAAAGATTATGTTGGACGCTATTACGCGAGAAAGTCAGTCAACCAAAGAGTGTTTTGAATGCCCAGTGGCGATGGGTTGCGGCGGTTGCTCCGGCTATAACTATGAATGCTTTGGCACTCCGGATCATCGCAGTACCAATATTTGTTACGCACACAAGGGTCGTGTTCTTGCCTCGTACTATTACGCAAACAAAAGATTTATCGAGCTTGGAGACGTTGAGCCGCGCGTGATTTATATGCCATATAACGAAGTGGTCGATATTCTTGGTGAAAAATCGGCTGCTGAACTTTTCGAGTTACAAAAGGCAGCCGCTATAAAAATGAGAAAGGAGGAATAAAATGACCACTACACAAGAAGATTACATGAGACGTCTTGCTAATATTCAAAATATGGGCGGCGTTTCCGTGTTATCAATCAATACCAAGAAAGAGCCTCGTTTTGTTATCAACGCTGATACTCGTGCCATTACGATCCCTACGGCGTTCAAATTTCTTGGTGTTAAGGGCGATCATAATGCAGAGACCATTTTCTTCGAGATTGACCGTTATTTCGACGACCATGATCTAAGCGAAGAGACCTGTATCGTCCAGTACAAAATGGTGGGATCTACCGGAGTTGAACTTGGTGAAGGATTCTTCCCTGTTACTCAGATTGATATTACAACTATTCCCGGAAAAATAATTTTTGGCTGGACAATCCGAAATACTGTGACAGCCGAGGCGGCTACGGTATCTTTTTCTGTTCGATTCTATAGCATTGAAAGTATCGGAAATATTTCGACCTTTAAATACAACTTTAATACACTAGAGGCGTCCTTGCCTGTTCTTGACACGCTCAATACCAGCAATTCCTCTCCTATCTATAAAGCTGAAGAAGTGGAATCAATAACGGCAAAATTTGATTCAGCCGTAAAAACAGCCGAATCCAGTGCTAACATATCTTCCCAATATGCTGATATTGCCGCCACAAATGCTGCAAATGCTATCGACGCTGCAAAAGTGGCTATTAGTAAATTACAAGAATTGAAGGATGGTATCGCCAATGGTGATTTCAAGGGCGAAAAGGGCGACACTGGCCCGGGATTTACGGACACAGCCAAAACCCTTATACTTACCCTGTTTGAGGGTGCGGCAGCAGGAAACAGCTCCATGCAGACTACACTGGAGGCCCTGCGTAGAGAGTGGGGTAGCGAACCGGCGACCTGATCGCCAACCCGGGCATCTGGTACGATGACGAGGAGGTTGACAATGAATTATCTTGATAGTGGTTAACTCCACTATTTATTATGATGTGTTATGCGCTCATCCTACACAGCGATGGGCGCTTATTTTATTGGAGGTGTTTATGAACCTTATCTATTCAAATGAAGGTTTCAAGGCTACTAAATTTTCAGAGTCGCAGGTATACAGTCTTGATGAGATCACCTTCTTCCTTGATAAAAAATATGTCAAACTGCGGCTCTATCTGATTCTGAAAGACCAGAAAAATCATCTGGATATCGTTGGGCTCAAGCAGGTCAACAGCACAAGTACCAACTATTACAACTACGAGTGCGACATGGCAACTCCTGTCAAGATTTGTGATGGTCCCTGTTCTGTTAGCATTATGGGTATTGATCCTGCCACAGAAACTATTGCTTTGTCAACCGGCTGCTTCGCACTGAATATCAAAAATGACATCTATAATTTCAAGGCTCAAATCGCCATGCTTGAAGAATTCAATCGGAATGCGGCGGACATCTATAATAAGACGCTCGCTCTTTATCAGGGCGTAGTGCAGATGTCAGAAGTCAATGTTCAGATGCTGAAGGAGGTCGATAATTCATGATCACTTCTTCTCATGAATACATGCAGCGCCTACAAGACATCCAGAACCAAGACAACCTAAAAGAACTTGTGATGCTCCCTTCTGAGGAGCCAAGATTTATTATCGACGCTAATAGCAGAACCATAAGCATCCCTGATGATTTTTCATTTTTAAGCGTTGTAAATGACCATGGCGCTGAAACTGTCTATTTCGAAATCGACCGTTATTTTGACCAGCATGATTTGAGTGACGAGATATGTGTTATCCAGTTCAGATCCGTTGGCCCAAATGGTGATGTAAACGAGGGCTTCTTCCCTATCACTAAATTGGACATTGATACTGTTCCAGGAAAGATACTTTTTGGCTGGACTGTTTTGAGCGATGCCACCAAATATGCCGGTGATCTAGTGTTCTCAGTACGGTTTTATAGTATTGAAACCGAAAATGACGAGCCGAAATTTGCTTACGACTTCAATACTGTCCCTGCCACATTGCCCATCAAGAATAGTCTGAATACTACCGGAGAAGGAACGCCAGTTGACCCCACCGCTGTCGAAACAATGATTTCACGATTCGCGGATATCGAGCGAAGAGCGAACGACAGTATTGCGAATACAGCAGCAAGTCGGGATGCGGCGGCAGTAAGTGCCAAGAATGCCGCTACCTCAGAAAGTAATGCACAGACTTACATGAATGATGCTCAAACGGCTATGAATACTGCTCGTGAGCACCGAGATGCTGCGGCTGATAGTAAAACCGCTGCCAAGACAAGTGAAACTGCTGCTAAAGCATCAGAAACCGCATCTGCCAAAAGTGCTGCTGAAGCATTGGCTTCCTTGAGAGAAGCACAAGAGGCTGCTGAAAAAGCCGACCAAACTATCGCTACAAAAGGATGGATCTGGCTGGATGATAATAATGATAGCGGAATTTTGACTCTGTATGTTGCAGACAGTGTCGCTGATAACGTAACAATGCGTGACGATGGACATGGGAATCTGGAGGTGGTGTTGTCTTGAAAAATTATAGAGAAGTCGTTATCGGTCCCTATAGCGCCTATCAGATTGCCGTAAAACACGGGTTTGAAGGTACTGAGGAAGACTGGCTCAAATCTGTAGAGCGAGACCGATTGGCTGCAGAGGCGGCTGCTGAAAAGGCAAAAGAATATATCAACGCTGATGCTACTTTAACGATCTCCGGCGCTCCAGCGGACGCTAAAGCTGTTGGCGACCGCATTAACGCCATCAGAGTGGGGATCGACAAGACCCTCACCATCTCAGATGCCGCCGCAGATGCCGCTGCCGTGGGTATGCGGCTGAGGATGCTGGAGGTTATTCTTGGTATGCCGGGGGATGGTAACACTTTTATGACGACCTTTGACACTCTGGATGGGGTGGCCTTGGAAGGCGTGTGGAATAAGCCCCTGTGTAGGGTGGAGTTTTAAGGAGGGATGAGCAATGGCAAAACTTGGGGATATGGCGGTGGGCAGCACTGTCAAAATCAAGGTAAACGACACCTTGAGGGACTTCCTCATCGTGCAGCAGGGTAATCCAGACACCAGCATCTACGATGCAAGCTGCGATGGCACGTAGGTGTTGATGAAGTACACCCATGGAAATGAACTCTCGTGGCATAGCTCGAATACCAACGACTACGCCAACAGTACCATTCACGCTTACCTGAACAGCACGTTCTTCAGCGTGGTTGATACAGACATTCGTAATGTCATCAAACAAGTGAAAATTCCGTACCAGAATGGCACCGGTTACGGCGGCAGCCTGATGACAGGTTCCAACGGCTTGAGCACAAAAGTGTTTTTGTTATCCGGCTATGAGGTTGGCTTTATAACTGGTAGCAATGGCTATCTCCCCAAAGAGGGCGTGCGGTTGGCGTACTTCTCCAATGACGACAGTAATGACGTACAATCGAAGCGTATCGCATATAAAGACACAGACAACAGCGCCACCACATGGTGGCTCCGCTCTCCAACCTTCGAGAGATCCGACGTCGCTCAGTACGTTAGCTCCAGCGGCTATTTGGGCCAGATGGTTTCCTCCAATTCAGCCTATGATCGTCCCGCATTTATTCTGCCCTCTGGGCTTGAGGTTTCCGATGACGCTAGTGTCATGCCCGACACACCCCCCACTATCACCACCGACGCAACCGACCTCGGCGAACAAAACGCACCGTTTGCGGTCGGATACACCGTGACGGACGACGACGGCGACCTCATGACGGTAACGGAGAAGCTGGACGGTGAAGTGAAAGCCACCAAGACATCTACGCCCCCCACGGTAGTTCAAGTGCAGACAGCCCGCAACGACGAGGGGGCCGCCCCCGCGTGGGACACTTATCCCGCCAAGTACGAGTTCTTTATGCCGCTGACTGCCAAGAAAGCGGGCCTGCTGCTCCGCTCGCTGGAATTCCGTGTCAAGGGCTATGTGCCGGGCACGATGCGCACCGTTCTGCGCAAGTACGGCTCCGAGACCGCCCTGGTGGACAAGTTCATCGACATTATCCGTGGCTACAACGACGTGGTGCTGGACATGGGCAACATCGCGCTGGAAAAGGGCGTCGAATACCAGCTCTATTTCGCCGCCTCCAACAACTTCTACCCGCCCTCTGTCCAGCCCTCCT